TTTCTTGCATCATAGAATCTTGTGCATCAGATATAACTTGTGATGGCATGTCAAACATTTCATTGAGCTCTTTCATCATAGAATCTTGTGCGTCAGATATAACTTGTGATGGCATGTCAAACATTTCATTAATTTCTTGCATAAATGCTGATTGTGCAGCCACAGCAGCATCAGTCATTCCACCTACACTTTCTATTTGTGCCTCATTAGCTTTTTCTGTTTGTTCTAAAATTTTATTATCAGATTCTTTTTTAGCTATCCCAAGTGCTTCATCTAATTCTTTTTGTTGTTCTAGATTAGATTTAAGATTATTCTGAGCTCTTATTACACCGTTTTCCGCCAACTTCAACTGTGCCTGCTCTTCTTCTGTCAGTGCTCTTTCATTAGCTAGAGCTTTTAGTCCGTCTACTTCACCTTGACGCTCTAATAGTCTTTCTTCAATTTCTGTTCTTCTCTCTGCCAATTTGTTCATTTCTTCAGTCTTGTCTCTTATACCTTGAACTGGCAGTGCTTCCTTCATATCCTCTTTGATTTTTTCACTATTAGACTTAACTTCTACCTTAGCATCAGTTAATGGCGCCACTATTAGCTTGCCCATATCTTTACTGATATTTTCAGCTTCCCTATAAGCCTGTTTCATTTCTTGATTGGCTTTTTTAAATGCTTCACTGCCTTCAATTTCTTCTTTGCTCTTGCCTTCTCTCTGCCCTTTAGCCATCATAGTGTCCATAGCTGCGCTTGCTTGATCTCCTCGTTCAGTGGCAGCTTCTTTGGCCTTGGCTAAATCGTTTATTTTTGCCTGTCTCTCCATTTGGCGTTGATAGAGTTCTTCTCGTTTCTTCTCCTGCTCTGCTTCTTCGGCATTACGACGAACTATATTATCCCCGCCACCAGTTACATTCTGTGTTTCAGTGATCATAGTCTCGGCATTTTTTAGTTTCATTCCTGTGGATTCTTCTATCTTAGGTACTGGCATTGTACCCTGTAGATCCTTAACCATATCCATGGCTTTTTGTGTATCAAACTTTCCGTTGAATAACTCTCTTAACTTTTTCTCTTCATTCTCTAGTTTCTTAATTACTGCTTGACCTTCTGGACTATTTGGATCAACATCTTTACCATCTATAGTGACCTTCGTATTACTCTTTTTATTTTCTATAGCATTATCTACAGCACGTACACTAGCTTGGGTAGGAATTTGATTATTGAGATCTCTTTGTTTTTCCTCCCACATTTTCCTAGCTTCTGCTTCTGAAATTTTTGGAGTTTCAGATTTCTTATCTTCAGCTTTTTTGTCTTCAGCTTTTTTGTCTTCAGCTTTTTTGTCTTCAGCTTTCTTTTCAGTTGCAACTTGTACTTGTCCAAAGTTTTTAGGCCAATTAATGATTTCAACTTTGCTAGTGGTTGTTGCAATATCTTTAGCAATTTTTTGTAGATCAATTCCTGGAAGCTTTGTAGCATCACTAGTTCTAGATCCTTGTGCAGCTACCACTCTGTTCAACACATCACCTATAGCTTCTGTCCTTACATTTTGTATTAGATTTTTCTGTTGCTCAGGTGTCAGTACCATTTCACCTTTGTGTAATAAGGCCATTACATCTTTTGTTTCTATGGCTCTACCAGTTTCACCTAAAGTACCGCCAGCACGACCAGTTTCTTCTTTGGTAACCTTTAGAGTACCTACATTCATTATACCCACTTTTGCATCTTGTAGTGCTCCTTGTATAGCGGGTATAATGCCCTTATCATAGGCAGTAGTGACTGCTTTGGCAGTTCCTTGTGCTAGGCCTGTACCTATATCAGTAAACATTCCTACTGTACCTTCCAGTCGATCTTGTCTAGTAGCTGGACTGAATTTGCCCTTTTCTGCATCCTTCTCCTGCTGTATTCTAGCCTGATTATACCTTCTAGCAATGTCTTCAGGGTTATCCCCTGCCTTGGTCATGAGCATTGATTCACTTAATCTTCTACCTGCTTTGTCAATGTCACCGCCTTTTCTATTCAGTTCTCCTAAAGTTCTAGTAGATGCAGCAGCATTTAAATCATCTATAACAATGCCTAAAGTTCTTATACTTTGAGTAATACCTGAACGTGCCTTTTGTTCTTCTTGTATGGCTGCTACTTGTTTTTTCATAGCAGCTTCAACATCTCCGCTACCTTTGGCAACATTTTGCATACCATGATAGGCAGTGTCATTAGCCTTCATCAAATTTCTACTGGCTTCACCTGCTTCGCCGCCTGCATAGATTGATGTTTGTAAAAATGCTTTATCCTTTTGCAACTTCATAGCTTCAATACTAGCACGCTCTGTATAAACTTTTGCTAGTTCTGTATTACCTCGACTGAGCTCTGTAGCACTTTTAGCAGCATTCATACCTGCCTGACCATACATGCCCATCTGTGTCTGAGCACTTTTACTCATGGCTGTACCAGTGGCAAAATACTCCTTATATAGGTCTCCCATGCCCTTAGCAGCCATTTGAGCATAGTTATTTTTAAATTGATCTCTTGCTCTTTTCTCTGCTTCTTCACCTTGTTCCAGACCAATTAGTCTAAACTTGGCCTCTAACTTCATATCAGCTTGAGCTTTTTTGAGGTTGTCTTCTTGTTCCTTACGACTTACACCTGTTAATTGTGTTAACTGATCTAATTCTAATGCAAATTGAGCAGCACTGGCCGCTGCCTTAGCCTGACCTTCTTTGGTATTTTCAAATGTACTTTTTTGAAATCCTACAGTAAGAGCTAAAACTTCATTAAGTTCACCAGTAGTAAAACCCATTTGACGTAGGTTTTCTGTGAGACCACTACTATGATATACCTTGGCTAGATCTGAGAATACTTGAGTACCTTTGCTAACACTACCGCCCAAGGTGCCCATGATATCATTATTACTTTGTAGTAATTCAGCAAACTTTTCAATAGGCATGCGAGCATTGGTAGCTGCCATCTGCATCTTGATCATATCATTGCCAAAGGTATTACCCGTGACACTGAGCTGCTCAAAGGTTTGATTCATCCTCTCAATAGGTGTTTTAGCCTTTTCAACAGTTTGACCAAACTTTCTAACACTATCTACAGCACTACCTAACATACCCTTTTCATCTGCCATATTTTTTCTCGTAAAATAAACACATATAAATATGTTTCTATATATTTATTGGAGCTGTGATGACTGGAAATCCCTTACAAAAATACTTTCGTCAACCTAAAATCTTCATTGATTTACCCAGCAAAGGACGCTATTATGACCCTAATAGTTTAGATAAAAAGAATGATCAATTACCTATTTTTGGTATGACAGGTATGGATGAGATCATAATGAAAACTCCAGATGCTTTGTTTAGCGGTGAAGCCACAGTAAAAGTTATTGAAAGTTGCTGCCCCGCTATAAAAGATGCTTGGAAAATGCCCAGTATTGATGTAGATTGTCTATTAGTCAGTATAAGAATTGCAACATTTGGATCAAATATGAATGTGACTCATAGATGCCCAGCTTGTCAAAGTTATAACGATTATGAAATTGATCTAAGCAAAGTATTAAGTTATCTAGGCTCACAAGAATATGACAGTGTTATAGACTGTGGTGATCTAAAAATTGTTATACGTCCTTTACGCTACGAAGAAATTACTCGATTTAACATAGAAAACTATAAGCTACAAAGAATGTTAGGTCAACTCAGTAAGATGGAAACACAGGGTGATGATGACGGTAGTATACGTAGTCAAAACGAAGTTTATCAAAAAATCAGTGACATGCAACTAAACTTGTTTCAAATCAGTGTGGAAAAAATTATTACACCAGAAGGTGAAGTCACCGACAAAAACTTTATTGCCGAATGGATTCAAAATAGTGACAAAGAATATTTTAAATTTATTAAGAAAAAACTAGAAAGTAATAAAGCACAATGGGACGTGCCCAGTCAAGATGTTGTATGTCCTGAATGTGAACATGCCAGTAAGGTAGTTGTTACTATGGATCAAACAAGTTTTTTCGAAAAAGGCTAATAACAATACCGGATTCTGACTTAGAAGATTTCCTAAATAGCTACGATCTACACTGTAAACAAATTAAAGATGATATCTTTACCATAAGCTGGTATATGCGTGGTGGTGTCACAGCCAACGACTTATTTCATATCTATAGCTATGAAGATCGTAATATTATGAATGGTATAATCAAAAATATTATAGAACTTTCTAAGAAAAGCGGTTTACCTTTGATGTGATTCAAATGCAGGCAAGCTAAGATTACTAACAGTGCCAGGACGATCAGTATACCGATAAGCATCACCTACTTTAGGCAATTTATTTTTTATCTTATCCAAGGCTCCACCAATAGCACCAATTGGTCCTTTATCAATTACTTCCTTACCAAATTCTATTACCTTTTCTAATGCGTATCCTGCTGATGTAAATAAACCCATAATTACTGGAAAAGTTTCAGCAAACCATTTTTTACCGGCATCAGTACGAAACCATGCCATGGCAGCAACTTCACCCACACGGGCAACATGTCCCAACCAACGTCTACTAACTTCAGCAGCTCTAGGAAATCCAGTAGCCTGTATCATTTTTGCTATAGTTTTACTACCAACTTTGCCTATAGCCCCAACGACTTTGGGCATAATAAGTCCCATAATAAATTCACCATTAAGTTTAGCCAATTGTTCTTCATAATTTGGGTCTTTAGGATCTAATGCCCATCTACTCATCAAATAGTCATAAGTTCCATAAAGTAAACTTGCTGTTGTAGCAAATGATACACCCAAGTTAGCCAGTTTTTCTTGAGCTGCTGTAGCTGCCTGCATATTGTTCACTATAGCTGCTTGATGATTTTTTTCTCCTTGCCTTATTATAGCTTTTTTCATACTATCAATACGCCACTTACCAACAGTTGAATTTTTACTAAAGCCAATTTTATTCCACCAAGTGCCAGCATATTGTTGTGCTGCTTGTCTTTGAGCAGCTACTTGTCCAGGTATTTTAGGTATAGGAACTCGTGAAACATTTGCAGGTAGTGTACGTGATCCACGCCATAATCCACCTAAAGCTCTAGCACCCGCACTAATCAGTTTACCAGTTCCAATAGCAGCTAACGGTATTATGAATTCATCTAATTCTTCTTCTGTCAACAATTCATTAAGTTTCATCTTATATTTATTTAGGAGAGTGAAGCTACGCTCACTCTTTTTTAGGACTTATCGTCCTAAAAACTTTTTTCTTTCTTCTTTGTTTTTTTTAATATTATGCAGATTGTGACGTCACTCTTCGCCCGTCCGAGGGCGAAAGGAACATTATGCGAGTTGCTCAGTCCATAGCATTAGTGCATTACAGAGGCGGTTGTCCGGTACCTCGAGCACAGTCTTCATACAACGGCGGTTAATATACAGTATGCTATCACTATATACTAACGTGCTGCGTTTTTACAGCGTCTTTTAGCCTTTTAATCCTGTTCAAACAGCCAAATCACGGCATTTAAGTGATCGTCATCCTTGCGGGTAGTGGCTGAGTACTCACTACGGCGGTGAGTTTTCCATCCCTGCGACTCGTGGTCCAGGTATAGGGGCACCTGAAATTGGCCGGTGCCTAGCCTTAACCGTGTAATATTTTGCCTTTGATGTGTTTGCCGTGAACTCTGACCTGAATATGCCCGTTATAATAATCGTCTGATTCTAACACTTTTCTTTCAAACTGTATTTTCGCTTCAACATAACTACATTCTGATTTGCTGGTACAATAATATAATATTTCTCTTGTGAAATTTTCAGTGCCTAATTTGATAACATCTGCCTTGAGTTCGTCATTTGAGCCATAATAATCTTGCCAATCACTTGATACTTTGCCTCTGATTCGTTTTCTTTTCTTAGTACCATTTTTTAATTTTACTATTTTGTAACTTGTTTTTGCAAACTGAGCTAATTTTTTGCCTATATACATACGGCCTGACTGTGTATTCGTAATAAGATAAACGAAGCCTATATACTCTTCTGGAATTTCTGTAACTAATTGGCCTTGATAAGTCCATGACATCAATTATATATTCCATTACGGTGCCTTTATAATTATTTTACGCTATCCATCACAGCTAAAACATATTCAGCTAGTGTTCTAGTTGTGCAATGTTTTTGAAAATGTTCAAAAATTTTATTTTCTAAATCATGATATTCCTTGTGTCCCTGTTCTGTAGCATAGTATCTCATTTTATCATCATATATACCACGCATACTAACAGCCTCTTTGATTAAGCCTTTGGGTAAAGTTTTACATACTTCAGGAGGACAACCATCTATGTCAGTGAAATATGGCAAGCATCTACAGGCCATTATTTCATAATGACGCATACAGTCCCATCCTGCTTTTTTATAGGTTAATCCAAACAAACTTTCTCTATATCCATCATAATAATCTTGTTCTGTTTTATATGGGTATACATAGTCTCGATATTTTTTTCCTAATGGTTTAGGCTTCATTTTTGCCTGTGCTCTAGTTTTTGGTAGAGATGTTTGAATTTTTTCTTCAGGAAAAGCAAAACTTATAGGATACATTGTTTTATTACGAAAATTTCCATACAGTTCTCTTTTAAAATATGTACCATAATCAAAAGCTTCATCAACAAAATAAGCTACTTCATCATGACCCTCTATTACTGCTATTTGTTTTTTATCGTAATATTTTATAACTTCTTTTACCAAAGGATGTATTTCGGCCACATACATACTTGTTCTAGCACTGACATAGGGTAATATAATATAATCAAAATAATTTTTTTTAACTTTCTCTAATATATCATTTTCTTCATAAGGTCCACGATAAACAGGCAAAGTTCCAAAAATAGTAAACCCCATACCATAAATTCTAGCTTTTTTAATATTTTCAAAAGTATCCATATACATAAAGTCAGTTTTAGGATAGTTTGTTAGTTCAATATTAGGCAAAAAATATAGCCCATGTAATACCATATCAGGCAAATAATCAGTGACAGCTCTTCCTAAAAAAAGTATTTTAGTTTTTTCTTTCATTTTTTTGTTTTTTCCTTTCTGCTTTTTCTCTATCTATTTGATAACGCCATTGCATGATTACTTCACGACGTTCTATAGCAATATGCCTAATTTCACTGAGCCATTTTCTTGTTTTCAACCCTGCTCTTCGTGTGCCTTTATCAATCCATTCTTGATTGGCCTTGTAATATTGCCTAAATGCATCCATTAAACGATCATGGAGTTCTTCATCACGTGGAGGTTTCAATCCCTAATCTCCAAGTCATTGGCATAACTGGTATATCCATTTTCTTTAATAACTTTTAATACATTATTTACACGACCAACTAGTTCATCCTTATGACTGATCAAATATATATTCTTATTACGTTCTCTGGCCATTTTCTTTAATACTGCTAGAGCACTTTCTACCCCACTGGCATCCAAACCATTGTCAATAAGTTCGTCAATAAACAACAGATTAATATTCTGATATAGGCTTTCCCATACATCTCTAAATGCCCAACTTAACCCTAAAATTAATCTATTACGTTCACCTCTACTTAAATTGTCAAAGTCTAAATCTTGTCCTAATTGAGTAATTTCTACATTAAGATCATTTAAAAAACTAACTTGATGAGGTAGTCCCATACGATCCAAATAATAACTCAACCTATTATTCAAGTAGGCCAAGTTTTGATCAATGATCTTTTTACGAATAAAACTATCCTTACTGGTCAATAACTTAAGTAAAAATTCCTGATGTTCTTTTAAACTGTTAAGCTCATTGATTTGATCCCAACTGATTTCCTGCATGGCAGTACTACGCAATTCGTCTATCTGTTCTTGATAAGGATCCCGTTCTTCACTACGATTCAATAAGGTCTTTTCCAGTGTAGTAAGATTATTTTGATGTTTTAATGCTTGTTCCACAGTGTCATAAAATGTTTGAGGTCTGCCATTTATGTTGCCAATCTCATCTAATTCTGCTACCACATTAATTAATTTAAAATCTACATTGTTAAGATAAGTTTGTGCCTCATCTAAATTCTTTTTAGCCTCAGCTATCAAATCATCATGTATATGCCCTGGCAAGTTTTGATCACATTTGGAACATTTATTATTGGCTAACTTTTCTAATTCAACAGTATAATTTTTAACACTACGTTCAGCCTGATTAACAGCAGTTTCTAATGTGGCCTTTTCCTTATTCAAACTATTAATACGAGCACTCTGTTCCAGATAATTTTTTAATTTATCATGTTGTTCTAGTTCTTGTTCAATATCGATACTCTGTAGTTCTAAAATACTTTTAGCAATCTTTTCTAAATCTTGCTCTTGTTGACTGAGCCAAGCACGTTGTTTAGAATGTAGACTGTTTATACTTTGTTCAATACGTTCATTGCTGCGTTTGGCTGCTTCAATGTTAGCAGATTCTTGCTGTATAGCATCTTTAGTTTCTTTTATTTGATTTTTTAAACTTTCACTTTTATCACTGAGCAAGGTAATACCCAGTAACTGCTCAATGATCATACGTTGATCCGCAGCCCTCATGCTTAGAAATGGCTCTGTGTATGTGTTCAATGCCACAATATGCTTAAACATATCATGGCTCATACCCAATAGTTCATCTAAATCTTTCTGTGTTTCTCTTACATCACCTTGACTTTCATCAATGACTTCTTGTTCTAAGCCATTGACAAAAAATTTAAACACATTAGGCCTACGTCCACGCTCAATGCGATATTCAACACCATTCTTTTCAAAGTTTAACTTGACCAACATGGCTTTGCCATTAGTCTTATTGACCAAGTTATCTTTCTTAATGTTGGTTAATGCTTGGCCGTAGAGCGCATAACTTAGAGCATTGACGATTGTGGTTTTCCCGGTACCATTACGGCTTCCTGAATCATCACCTCCTTGATCTAAATTTTCGCCTAATACTAAAGTTAATTGCTCTCGGCCGAAGTCGACGGCTTGGGTATTATTACCCACGCTCATAAAATTCTTAACACTAAGATCCTGTATCTTAATCATAAATTGTTATAAATGTCCATTAATAGTTTAACATTGTAGGTATCACTCTCTACACTGGTCAGTTGATTCATTACAATTTGATCTACACTTTCAAATTGTTTAATTTCCAAATCACTATCGAATTCAATCTCACGTTTTTCAGGTATCAAGGTTAACTCCCTAATTTCGTATTTGTTAAAAAATTCTTCTTTAATATGACCACTTTCTTCATAACTGATATCTACATCTAATAATACTCTTAGGTGTTGTTTAGGTTTTATTATACGCTCTTGTTCATCTATAAGTTGAGTCAATTTGATAGTTCTGAATGTAGGTTGAGCAGGCCAAGCGTGATATTCTGGATCACCTCCCCATTCTAAAATCATCATGCCTCGGTCATCATCCCAAGCATCCGCATAGTTATGTGGAAATGCGTTGCCAATATAGTGCATGTTCTGTTTATTTTGGCGTTTATGAAAATGTCCACTCAACCCAAGTTCATATTTTTTAAATTGAGCCAGTTGTATCTCACCGTGATCAGGCATCTGTACCATGGCATTCATATAAAAACTAGGCAGTTCAAAATGACCAAATATATAACGGGCATCTTTCTTGCCCACAGTTTTCCACTCTTCACCTACAAGCCAAGGACACATAATAACTTCGCCTAATGTCATAGGCTGATGCACTACTGTGATCCCTGGTATATATTTGCCAAACTCTACACTATGGATATCTCGTTTATCTTTATAATAGAGATCATGATTACCAGGAAAGAAAAAGAACTGGTCAAATGCCCTGCCCAGTTTTTCCAAAGCTCTAAGACTATAATCCATAGTAACAATATTAAGACTGTTTCGGTTATGATGCCAATCACCCAAAAAGAATCCGGTATCACATCCATTCTTTTTAGCAGTGGCAATAAACCAATCTACAAAATCTTCACAGTCTTGATTATGTGTTTGGCTATTTGATTTTAGACCAAAGTGTATGTCTGTAAAAAATGCTGCCTTTTTGAATAAGCTCATTCCTCTTCTCTCTCAAATCTACGTAGGCTAGCGGCGTGTTCAGCATTACTAGTTCTAGTATAACTTGGGGCCATATCATTCATTTCTAGTATATCATCCCTAATATTTTGATTACGTTTTTCAATATTGATTATCCGTACAAAACTGTTAGTAACAGCAGCAGTAAAATAAGCAAATGGATTATTCGATTTAGCTTCATTAAATTGTAGTCCTACTTGTGTGAGTTGCAGTATAGCCTGTGCCCTCATTTCATCGTTATAGGTATAGCCACGCACATTACCACGGGTAGCATAACGTTCGCATAGTTTGATATACATACGGGCCAATGTGTTGGTTATTTGTCCATGATCCTTACTGAACTTGCCACTTTTTACACCACCTCTCCAATGACTTTTCCCTACGCATATGAGTTCGTCATTTTCATCAAACTTCCAATGTTGGAAAGGTGGAAAATTTACTCGATCGTGACTATCTGCTTCAGTTTTTTGATTTTTCTTACGTGTTTTGTTCACAGGGATATGATCATAAGTCATGATCCTAAAAACCAAGTCTCCTTTGGCTATTTTTTTATAATCAATTTCACAGTCAGCCATTTTGACCTTTTCACCTGCTTCTTTTAGTCTAGCATATTCTTGGTCACCCATACGTTTGGCACGGTTTCTTTTAGCTTCTGCTATGGTTCTTATGTTAATTTTGTCCAAGCTGGGTAAAATAATATCGTATTGATTATATTCTGGCTTAGAATAACTGCTATAAGTGTTTTTACTTTTGTGTATTTCTTCTAACAAATCTTTGTTATTAAGATAATTTACAGTCATTTGTAATAATTCTCCTCATGTTATTATAAACTACGCACATTTGAAAGTCAAATAAATATTTGCCAAAGGGGAATAAAATGAGTCTAATTTCAAATATTGCCAGTGCTGCTGTGGGTGCTGCTGTAGGTAACCTAGCTAGTGGGTTAGCAGGTGGCCTAGCTGGTGCAGCAAATAGTCTTGTAGGTGGCCTAGCTGGTGCAGGTAATAACTTAATGAGTGCTCTAAGAAGTAAAAATATACCCATTAATGCAGAAAATTTTATTCCCAAGGAAGTTACAACAGCGCAAATTGGTTCAGATGGCGATCCAAAAGATTGGAGAGTCCGTCTTAGTTTTCCCTCCAGTGTGGCTCCATATCAAGACTCTCCATTATTTACTCCTTTACGAGAGGCTGGCGGCTTAATTTTTCCCTACACTCCAACAATAAGTATCAGTAGTCAAGCTAACTACACTGAGACTCCTATAACACATAATAATTTCCATTTTACAAGTTTTTCCAGTAGTCGTGTTAGTGAAATCAGTATCAGTGGTGATTTTTATGTTGAGGATGCTGTTCAAGGACAGTATTGGTTAGCATGTATACATTTTTTGCGTAGTGTAACTAAAATGTTCACCGGTGGTGTTGGCCTAAGTGGCAATCCTCCTGTTATTTTATATTTTAACGCCTATGGAGATTATGTATTCAAAGATGTTCCTGTGGTAGTAAGAAGCTTTAGCATGACCTTGCCCAAAGAAGTAGATTATATAACTACCAACATGACAAATCCCAAGCAGGGATCAGCAGGTGGTTTTGCTGATCCTACCAGCAGTTTAGCAGATACAGCCAGTCAAATGGCAGGGTTGGCCAGTGCATTTGGAGCTACTAAGGCTGCTAATGCTCTAAGAACAGTCAGCAATGTGTCAAATGTCCTAGGCGGATTAACCAGTCTAGCAAATAAAACACTAGCACCCAGTAACGAAGGTAAAGCCGGTGCAGATGATAGCCATGTGCCAACTCAAAGTAGTTTAAATATAAGTCTTATACCCATTTACAGTAGAAATAGAATTAGAAAATTCAACTTAGAAGATTTTATCAAAGGAACATATGTAAAGGATGGGTTCATTTAATGGTAGCGAAATATAATTCAACTAGTCCTTGGCAAAATACCAAGATAACAAAAAATTATTTAGATATATTGACCATTAGGCCTGTAAGTGCTGAAAGTGATGATTTTCTTTATACTATAGAAAGTCAATATGCTCTAAGACCAGATCTATTGGCCTACGATCTATATGGTAGTCATAATCTATGGTGGGTGTTTACACAGCGTAATTTAGACGTACTACAAGATCCTATATTTGATTTTGTTCCAGGAGTACAAATATACCTACCAAAAAAGAGTAGTTTATTTAAGGTGTTAGGAAACTGATATGAGCATTTTAAAAAATGCTGTAAAGGCTACTATAGCTACAGCAGCAGTAGGTGCAGTGGCTAACCAACTTAAAAATGTAAATCCTGTAAGTGATTTAAAAAATGCTGTATCTACGCTATCAGGTGGTTTAGATAAACTAAAAGCAGGACTAAGTCTTGATGCTAGTCAATTAGTAAACAAAATAGCAGGGCAAGTACCAACAGCATTTGATGTAGGTGAAGTTGGCGGGTTCTTCAAAGTCCCAACTCGTAAAATTAGTATTGATCTCAAAAACGAAAATATTGTAGAAACAAATATTAAAAAACTACCTTTGTCTAATGTATTACGAAACTATGCCAGTGTTAACTATGTTTGGACTCTAAGTGTACTCAGTCCTTTTGCCTGTAATTTTCCAGATGAAACTTATAAAAAAGGTGAGTTAGGTGATATTATTCTTCGCAGTGGTGGTGGAGATCCAGAAAATAGAGTAAGTTTAAAAAACTATGGTTATACAGGTGAAGCTAGAATGGATCATAATCCTGATGGTAAATTTGATTTTTATATAGACAACCTTAAAATTCAAAGTGTTATAGGTTTAGATCAAAATACCAAAAATACAAATGCTAGTACTCTACAATTCAAAGTATTTGAACCCTACAGTATAGGATTATTTTTTCAAAGTTTACAAATGGCAGCTGCTAATAATGGTTATGAAAACTGGATCATTATGCCTGTGCTACTTACTTTAGAGTTTAAAGGGCATTATGGTCCAGATCAACAAATGGTGGACAGTGCCGTAACTAAAAGACATTTTCCAATCAAAATTACCAATATAGATTTAAGAGTTACAGATAAAGGTAGTGAATATGAATGTCAAGCTGTGGCATGGAATGACGAAGCATATAGCGACACCATAAGTAGAACAAGAGTTGATCTACAATTGCAAGGAAAAACTGTACAGGAAATGTTGCAAAGTGGTCCCTACAGTGTACAAAGTATTGTTAATGATCAATTATTAGAACAAGCTATAAAAAATAAAGTTCCTATAGCAGATCGTATTGTTATATTATTTCCTACAGATACCAGTAGTAAAAGGAATAGTGATACCACAGACGATACTAGTAGTCCAAAAAGTGCCACTGCCAATCCAAATGTTAAAAAACAAAATGTATTCAAAAAACTAGGATTAGAAATAGCCAACGATGGATACAACTATGTGCAGAAAGACAATGTAAACAATGTTGGAACAGCTTCAATGGGATTTACTGATCGTAAAAAAGCAGAGGGTGTATTTGGTAAGGACGGTGCAATTTGGGACGAAAAGAAGCAAGTATTTACAAGAGGTAAAATCGAATTAAGTACTACCACTGGCAAAGCAGAATTTAAACAAGGTAGTATGATACCTAACATAATCATTGAAATAATAACCAGCAGTAATTATGGAATTGAAGCATTGCAACCTAGTAATATTGTAAAAGGTAAAGTTAATTGGTTCAAAATAGACAGCCAAAGCTATATAATAGATACTGATGCCAACATACCAAAAACAGGACGTATGCCCATGGTCACAGTATTTAGAATTATACCTTTTCAGGTTGATAAGTCTAGATTTCAGAGTGCTGGAGCTGCTCCAGAACATGCCCCAGAAGTGGTCAAAACCAGCCTAAAACAATATGATTATTATTACACAGGAGAAAATACAGAAATTTTAGATTTTCAAGTTAAATTTGCCACTACATTTTATAAAGCTACCACTGCTGATAGTGGTATTAATAACGAAGATGCTAGACAACGTGATAAAAATGCACCAGTAGCCACACCCACTAGTCCAGTGATCACTAATGGTAAGGTTACCAATTTTAGACGTAAAGAAGATGGTAGTATATACGATGCAACTGATGAATATAAACAAGGCAAACATGGCAATACAAATATAGGTGACGCTGCTACTAAGGTATTAGTACAAGCAGATCAGTTAAAACCTAAGCGTAATGGGGGAGGAGTGACTGTACAGGATACAGGTACATTGATAGCTAAACAATTCAATGATGCTATAAACAGTGCTGGTGATATGATCACTGTTAATATGAAAATTCTAGGAGATCCATTCTTTTTAGGTGATAGTGGATTTGGAAATTATACTGCTCAAGGTACTGAAAATCCTGCCATCACCGCCGACGGTACTATAAATCAACAACGTGGTGAAGTTTTTATAACAGTAAATTTTAAAAATCCTACAGATATCAATGGTAATTTATACAAATTTCCTGGGCCTAATACAGTTAATACAATAAGTGGTTTATATAGAGTGAATACATTAGAAAGTTATTTTGACAGAGGCATGTTTACACAGAATTTAGATTTATGTAGAATGCCAAATCTAGACAGTGCCCCAACTGATGCTGCATTAGGTGAATTAGGTATAAACACTGCCCTACAAAGCCAAACAGTGTCACCAGCAGCACCTGATATATTGACTGGCCCGCCACCTCCTTCTGACGCTGATCTAACAGTTTATCCAGATGACGGAGTTATCTAATGCCTGAAATTAATAGATCAACTCTTGAAGGTGAAGGTACTAGTAAAGAAGATGGACTGATATTGGCCATTGTGGTCAGTCATTTAGATCCTGATTATATGGGTAGCCTGCAAGTGGAAAAATTACGACAAGTTGGAAATGATCGTAAAAGAACAGGACAACTGGCCACTGTAAAATATGTAAGTCCATTCATAGGTGTTACCAGTGCAGAATTTAATAGTAAAGTAAATGATTACAATGGAACTCAAAAAAGTTATGGATTTTGGGCCATACCACCAGATGTAGGTACCACAGTGGTCTGTTTCTTTGTAGATGGTGATCCAGCTAGGGGATATTATATAGGTAGCATACAGGATAAAGACATGAATTTTATGATACCTGGCTATGCTGCTACTAGTTTTAATCAAGATGGGGAAGAAGAACGTGTACCTGTAGCTGAATACAATAAAAAAGCTGACTTACCAATTAAAAAAGATACTACCAGAATTGAAAAACCACAGCATCCATTTACCACAGTACTAAAAGATCAAGGTTTACTACGTGATGATGTAAGAGGCATAACCACTAGTAGTGCTCGTAGAGAATGGCCCAGTGCTGTATTAGGTATTAGTACACCAGGACCTATAGACAAAGATGGCCCAAAAGGAAAAGTAGGTAAACACGAAGACGAAGTTAGTAAAATGCCTATAAGTAGGTTAGGCGGTAGTAGTTTTGTTATGGATGATGGAGATGACAAATTTCTACGTAGAAAAAACGCCAGTGAAGGTCCACCTGATTATGCTGCTGTAGAGGATGATGAATTAGATGGTGATAAAAAAATATTACACAATGAACTCATACGCATACGTACACGCACTGGACATCAAATATTATTACACAATAGTGAAGACCTTATCTATATAGGAAATGCACGTGGTACAGCATGGATAGAATTAAGCAGTGATGGAAAGATGGATATATTCACTGAAGACAGTGTAAACGTACATGCTAAAAACGACTTTAATCTATATGCTGACCGAGATATAAACATGGAAGCAGGACGTAACTTTAACATTAAAGTAAAAGAAGAAATGCATACACATGTTTTAAAAGATAGTATCTTAATTGTAGAAGAAAATCAAAAAATACACATCAAAAAAGATGTTGATATAACCTATGATATGACATTTCAACATAAGGTCAAACAAGATGTAAACATTCAATTTGACACTAACTACCTACACAAAGTTGGCAGTAACTATGACTTCAATGCAGGTGGACATATCTATATGACTAGTGGTGGCAGTAATGAAACACAAGCTGGAGGAAATATTATAGAAACAGCACCACAGATTCATATGAACGGGCCAAGGGCGGCCACCGCTGCCATAGCCAGTCAAGCAGAATTACCTCAAATATTAAAAACTCATAGTGTCCCAGATCAAGAAGGTAGTGAATTATTTCAAACTATTATGCGTAGAGTACCTATTAAGGAACCTTGGTGTCACCATGAAAATTTGGATCCTGTAGAATTCAAGCCAGATAAAACAGATCGTGATATAGATGGTAGATATGAAGGTAATAGCGAAAGTATACTAAAAGTTCCTGATTTTTTCAAACAGTACACTACAAAGTATGATACTTTTAATAAGGTCAAAACATAATGAGCATACAAAGACTATATGAAAATACAGTGGTTAAAGGTGATAATAGGGGATCAAAGCCACCCTTACCTAGAACTTATAGGGGGTTTAGCACAGTGAGCCCAGATAGTGAAAACTTTAGCCTTTATGATTTAAGCCTGATAAAACAAGATTTACTCAATCATTTTCATATTAGACAAGGTGAGAAATTAAATGATCCTACTTTTGGTACTATAATATGGGATTTAATTTTTGAACCTTTGACACAAGATGTAAAACAATTGGTATTAGATAATGTAACAGCTATAATAAATTACGATCCAAGGGTACAAGCTAATAGTATCATTGTAAGCAGTTATCAAACAGGTATACAAATCGAATGCGAATTGACCTATTTGCCCTATAATGTCAGTGAAAAAATACGGTTTAGATTTGATCAAAGTTTGGGTTTGATAGGTTAATAAATAAGAAATAAGGAAGTTTTATGTCATCCACTGATAGACAAAATAGATTGCTTGTAGCCGAAGATTGGAAGAGGATCTATCAAAGTTTCAAAAACGCTGATTTTACCAGCTATGATTTTGAAAATTTGCGTAGAGTAATGATAAACTATCTTCGTGAAAACTATCCTGAAGATTTTAATGACTATATTGAAAGCAGTGAATATCTAGCACTCATAGACATGATTGCTTTTTTAGGTCAAAGTTTTGCCTTTCGTGTGGACCTAAATGCTCGTGAAAACTTTCTAGAACTAGCAGAACGTAGAGAAAGTATATTAAGATTAGCACGTACTCTAAGTTATAATGCTAAACGTAATAAACCAGCTACTGGTTTACTAAAATGGGAAAGTATTAGTACCACTGAAGATGTTATAGATAGTAATGGACGTAACATCAGTAATCAAGAAATTGCTTGGAATGATCCTAGTAACGCTAATTGGTTAGATCAGTTTATTAGAATAATTAATGCGGCATTGCCTATGACTGCACAATTTGGTAGCCCAGACTCATCAGAAAAAATATTCAATATACCTACTGAACAATATAGATTGCAAACTGTAGGAACAAGCGTGCCTGTATATGCTTTTACCAAGGCAGTTGACGGTCGTAATATGAATTTTGAACTAGTAAGTACAGTGATCAAAGATAATAATATCGAAGAAGAACCACCATTAGCTGGACGTAGACTAAGTTTTATATACCGAGATGATGGTAAAGGTGCAGCCAGCAACAGTAACGGTTTCTTTTTATTGTTCAAACAAGGTGGATTGAATACGGGTACATTTACATTAAGTGAACCAACAACTAATGAAATAGTAGATATTGATGCAACTAATATAAATGATAGTGATGTATGGTTATACAAACTCAATGCCAACGGTAGTGAAAGCGAATACTGGGACAAAGTTACAAACTTTGAAGCTAATAATATTATCTATAACAGTGTAAAAAAGAATATAAAAAATATCTATAATATTATTACTAGAACTAATGATAGAATAAGTTTAGTTTTTAGTGATGGCGTATTCGGTAATCTTCCATTAGGTACTTTTAGAATATATTATAGAACTAGTAATGGTGTAAGCTATACAATTAATCCAAAAGATATGCGTAGTGTCAGTGTAGATGTAAGTTATCTATCAAATACAGGGCAATTAGAAGTATTAAGCATAGCGATGAGTCTACAAACCAGTGTATCTAACAGCAGTCCTAGCGAAAGTGATGATGAAATTAAGGCTAAGGCTCCTGCTACATACTATACTCAAAATAGAATGATCACAGCGGAGGATTATAATATTAGTCCTCTAAGTGTAGATCAAGATGTTTTAAAAATTAAAGCTGTTAATAGATCAAGTAGTGGTATCAGTAGATATTTTGATCTTATAGATCCAACAGGCAAATACAGTAGTACTGATTTATTCAGTGATGATGGTATAATTTATAGAGAAGAATATGAAGACAGTTTTAGATTTACCTATAAAAATCGTGTAGATATACAGGCTGTAATTATAAATCAAGTGTTACCTTATCTAAGTAAAATCAGCATTCGTAATTATTATTATCAAAAATTTGGTAGAATTGTTTTAGATTTAAGTGCTGAATCACGCATCATATGGCAGCAAAATACTGAAGGTACAAATTATAGCACAGGTAAATTTAAAAATAATGATCAAGTTATACTTGGATATAATTCAAATAATACATTTAAAAGTTTAGAGTCAGGTGCTTTATTAAAATTTGTTGCTCCTGATAATTATGCTTTTTTACGCTCAGAAAATAATAGATTAGTAAATTCAAACTTACCTAACACTACCAAATACATTTGGGCTAAACTAGTAACTATAACCAATGATGGGTTAGTTGAAAGTTTAGATGATGGTAGCGGACCTATCACATTAAATGAAAAAATTCCTAATAATGCCATAATCACTGAAATTATACCAAAATGGACTATAACATTAGATGACGTCACAGTAACATTAATGAATGATTTAATATTCAATAATAGAGACTTTGGTCTACGTTATGATTTAGATACAAAAACTTGGCAATTAATATTTGATACTAACTTAAATCTTGTAGATCCCTTCAATATAGGAAGAACTGGAGATATTAGCAATCAAAAATTAGATAGTAGTTGGTTATTGAGTTTTACTACAGATACAGAAAAATATACTGTACTCAGTCGTAACCTAAGTTACATATTTGAAAGTGATAAAAAAATTAGATTTTATTATGATAAAACTAACAAAGTTTTTGACACTAAAACTAATAAAATTATAAAAGATAAAATTAGTATTTTAAACATTAATACTATTCCAGATTCGCCTTATACACCTTTAAATTATTCAATAGATTGGGAAATAATAAATGAATTTATTGGTAATGATGGATACATCGACACCAAGAAAATTGAAATTACCTTTAAAGACTCCAATGATGATGGTGTTGTAGATGATCCAGATATTTTTAACTTAGTTGTAAGTCCTAGTACTACTGATCTTTATAAATTTGTTGTGCTTAAAAAGTATGAAACAAGTACAGGACAAATAGATTACGCTTGGATTGAAAATATAGGTTCTGACGGAAATATATTAATTCATATAGCTAATACTTTTACTAATATTCCATCTAATTATTTTATAGATAAAAAATATGTTTATGTCTATGATACAGATACATTATTTCAATATGACATGCTTTTAAATAAATTTGTAGTAAGTTTGGACTATAAAGTATACCAAGGACGTAAAGGTCTTAAATTCCATTATATACACAGTGCTGATTATGAAGCCAGAATTGATCCAGGTTATAGCAATTTTATGGATCTATATGTTTTAACCAAACAATATGATATTAGTTTTAGACAATGGCTATTAGGTAGTATAGATCAAGAGCCCATGCCGCCTAGTACAGATCAATTGGCTATAACATTAGGTAGTAAATTGGAACAAATTAAGGCAATGAGTGATGAAATTATATATCATCCTATTAGATATAAAATATTGTTTGGAGCAAAGGCTATATCAAATCTAAGAGCCAGTTTTAAATTAGTCAAAAACCAAGAACAAATTATCAGTGACAATGATCTTAAATCTAGGGTATTAAACAGCATAAATGAATTTTTTAGTTTAGAGAATTGGGATTTTGGTGATAGTTTCTATTTCAGTGAATTAGTTGCTTATATAATGAATAGAACAGCACCTTTTTTGGTAAACATTGTAATTGTACCAAGACAAGAGAATTTAACTTTTGGTAGTTTGTTTGAAATTAAAGCTGAAAATGATCAAATTTTCATAAGTGGTGCTACCAGTGAGGATTTAGAGATAATAGATAGTATTACAACAAGTAGCCTTAATGCCACAGGGCTTATCAGTACTAATAATACTGTATTAAGTCAGCAATTTATTGAAAGCAGAGTGAGAGATAATTAATGTCTGACGAAAATACATTAGGAATACCTTTAGATAAAAATGAAAAGCGTAAATCTGAAAGGTTTTTACCTCAATTTTACCGTACTGATAGTAATAAAAAATTCTTGTCAGCCACAGTTGACCCTTTAATTCAAAGAGGCACAGCAAAAAAACTTAGTGGATTTATAGGTAGAAAAAATAGTAAAGCCAGCAAAGCCAATGATATTTTTATAAATGAAGTTAATGATGAACGTAATAACTATCAATTAGAACCATGCTTGACCAATGAGGATATATTAGGTAATACAACTTTCTTTAAAGATTATATAGATTATATTAATACAATTGATGTTTTTGGAGGAGTAACTAATAATCATCAACGACTAAATGTACAAGAGTTTTACAGTTGGAATCCTCATATTTGTTGGGATAAGTTTGTAAATTATCTACAATATTATTGGTTACCATATGGTCCAGAAACTGTAAGAGTAAATGGTACTAAAACATTAGACATAGTTAGTACCTTTAAAGTTGAAATAGTAGATGAAGGCGATAATTTTGCCTATTTAATGACTCCTGATGCACTAACTCGCAACCCAGCACTAAGATTATATAGAGGAGAAACTTATAAATTTGAAATAAATGCTGAAGCACATCCATTAAGTATACGTACAGCAAGAGTTAGTAGTACTAGTCCAGAATTTAGAGGTAGCGTTAGTTTTAACTATAATCAACATGGTAGTAATAATTTTGTTGTTGACATACTTACAGATTTTGATGTTGTACATTTAGAAAAACAACAGAAATTTGTATCCAGTTCTACAGGATTAATGAGAGCAAATGTCAAAGCTCAAGATGGTACCGTAAGAATAATTAATTCTAGTCAAACAGATCATCTAACAAATGTAGTATCAATAACACCAACTGCTCAAAATTTATTAAAAATAGATGATGAAGTAATATTTGATTCTAATATATCTGGATCTACTGGAGTATTAGGTAGTTTAGAACCTAATCAAACTTACTATATTAAGAGTTTTGTATATGATAATCCGCCCCCTCCACCAGAAGGCATAGCTCCTACCCCACGTAAAATTATAGGATTCACACTAAATTATGTACCAGCAGTAAATCTATTCGCTGAAGTATATGTAAATGGTAATAAACTTAAACAAAGTGAATTTAATTTTTATACAAATGATAAAAGAAAAAGAGTATTAAACATACAATCTAATATCGGCCAAGATGACATTGTTATTTTGGACTTTTTTAAATTAAAAGAAAATGATCAGTTTAGATATTTTGATGGTATTAAAACATTTGAATATCTAAATGATAAACTTGTTGAAACTAAAAACTTTAGTGTTAGTAAAGGAATATTAGAATTTACAGTGTCAGCTGATGCACCTGATGTATTGTACTATGTAAGTAACATTGATCCTAATACTAGCGGATTGATTAAAATTTTTGATATTACAGAGAATACAAGTATAGATGTTGATGCTGAAATAGTTGGAAAAATTAATTACACTTCACGAGGCATTGATCTAAGCAATGGCATGAAAATTAAGTTTGGTGGTTTAGTTTATCCTGAATCATATCGTGATAGAGATTTTTTTGTTGAAGGTGTAGGAGAAGGTATAAAATTAATAGATGTAAAAACTTTAGAAGTTGTTACAGATATAGCCTATAATGTAGACGTAAATTTTGATACAAGTGGATATGACGAACTAGCATTTAACAATATAAATTATGCTGCTTTAGATAAGGATTATATTGTTATTAATAGATCTAGTCGTGATCGTAACCCTTGGACTAGATATAATAGATGGTTTCACAAAGATGTAATTGAAAAAACTGCTAAAATTTTAGGCAAAGTAGCAGTGTTCGATCAAAGTCAAAGAGCTATTAGACCAATAATTGAATTTAATCCTAATCTAAGATTACATAATTTTGGCAACACTAGTAAGAAAAATATTGATCTAGTGGATAATTTTACAAAAGATGCATTCAGCACCATAGAAGGAAGTTTAGGATATATTGTTGATGGTATAGAATTATTTAATGGACATAGAATAATTTTTACTGCTGATTCAGATATTAGAGTAAAAAATAAAATTTACAAAGTAGAATTTATCAATGTGTTTAATGAAGATACTGGTATAACTAAAAGACTTATTCATTTAGCAGAAGAATCTGATGCTATACCACATGAATTAGAAACTGTACTAGTTCTAGCAGGTAAAGAATATGGTAGTAATATGGTTTGGTTTGATGGTAGTAATTGGCTTAAAGGGCAAGCTAAAACTTCATTAAATCAAGCACCTTTATTTGCTTTATTTGATAAAGAAGGTAGGGCATTAAACGATTCAAACAAATATGATGGTAGTACCTTTATAGGAACTAAGCTTTTTTCCTACAGAATTGGTAATGGTAGTATAGATAAAGAATTAGGATTTAGTTTAACTTATAAAAATATTAATAATATTGGAGATATTGTATTTGATTTTAATTTAAGTGTTGATACATTTAAGTATAAACAGGAAAATAAAGTTGTAGAGGAAAGTATATCTAATAAGTTTTTACAATACTACACTGCATCTAATGAATTAAGTTTAGTTAATGGGTGGACCAGAAATAATATTGAAAATGTACAGCCTATTATTAGAATTTTTAAACAAGAATATATAGAAAAAAATGGATTAAAACAAATACAAATTAATAATTTCCCTTTAGATGTATTTGAAGATAGTATAGATTTAGAAGATTTACGTATTAAAGTTTATGTAAACAATAAAAAATTAAGTGAAACTGAGTATGAATTATATCAAGGTATTGATATAAAATATATTAGGTTAGAAAATGATATAGAAAATGATGATATTGTCACTTTAAAAATTTACACTAAAAAACCAAAAAGTACAAGTAAAGGATACTACGAATTTCCTATTAATTTTCAAAATAATCCTCTAAATGAAGACGTGACAACTTTTACTCTTGGTGAAGTTATAGATCATGTAGATTCAATAGTTGATAATGTGGATAGTTTTTACGGTATATACCCTGGACCTAGTAATTTAAGAGATATAGGCTACTTATCTAGTAAAGGTACAAAATTTGTACAACATAGCGGAAGCATAAATCTTAGCTTGTACCATTTAGCCAACACTGATGCTAATATTGTTAGAGCTCTTGAAAAAAGTATGTTTGACTATAATAACTTTAAAAAATCCTTTATGTATAATACAGAGTATTTAGAAGAAGGATTAAGTGATAAAGATGCTGTAGACAAACTATTACAATCAATAAATCAAAATAAAACAATGAATATGGCCTACTATTTTAGTGACATGTTGGCATATTTAGGCGAAAAAAATACACAATTTAAAATAAAAGAATTTGTTCAAACTAAATTTCCTTTAACAGAAAACTTTACATTGACCACTATGACGCCAAAAGCAGTGTATATCTACGTCAATAAACAGCAATTAATTTATGAAAAGGATTACAATTTTACTGGAGATGGGTTTGTAGAAATATTTATAGAGTTAAAAGAAGATGACATTGTTGATATGTACGAATATGCCAGTACAGATGGGTGTTTTATTCCACCGACTCCTACTAGCTTAGGACTATATCCAAAATATGAACCAAAAATTTATTTAGATACCACTTTAATAACTCCTCAATATGTAATACAAGGTCATGACGGCAGTATAATTTTAGCTTTTAATGATTTTAGAGATAATCTAATATTAGAATTAGAAAAAAGAATTTTTAATAATATTAAAATAAACTATGATCCTAAAATTTTAGACATTTACGATTACATACAGGGACCTAATAGACCTACATCTTATAGTAAAGATGAATTTAATCAAGTACTGGCCCCAAACTTTTTTAAATGGACTACCTATGTAGATAAAGATTATACAAAAAGTCAACTTTACATTCAATCTAATCCTTTTACTTACAATTATAGTGAAATACAAAGCTTTGATTTTACACCATTACCAGGTTATTGGAGAGGCATATACAAGTGGTATTTTGACACAGATCGTATTCATTTATGCCCATGGGAAAGTTTAGGATTTAGCATAGAACCAAAATGGTGGCAAGCAGTATATGGCCCTGCTCCTTATACCAGTGATAACTTAATATTATGGAATGATCTTAAAGAAGGACTAGTTCGTGAACCTAACAAGCCTATCAGAGTTATTAATAAATTTATTAAACCTGTATTAGAAAATATTCCAACGAATTCTAATGGTGCATTAGTTAATCCAATTCAAGCGAATTTAGCCACAGGATTATTCAACGCAAGAACAGAAAAAAATTATGTATTTGGTGATATTAGTCCTGTAGAAAATGCTTGGCGTCGTAGCAGTTATTATCCCTTCGCTATGCTAAAAACTATGATCTTACTAACACCAAATCGTGTATTCAGTGTATATTTTGATCGTAGTAGAATATTAAGAGATCAAACTGGTCAACTTGTATATGAACCTACAGGTAAAAGAATAAAATTAAAAGATATATTAATTACTAATACAATAAATGAACAAGAAAGGGTACAAACTTCAGGTCTTGTAAATTATATAGTAGATTACTTGATAACTAGAAAGCCTCAAGCATTAGAAAATTACAAATTTGATTTAAAAAATTTATCAAACAAAATAGGTCACAGACTAAGTGGGTTTAGCAGTGAAGAAAAATTTAATTTAATTCTTGATAGTAGAAATATTAATTCTACAACCAGTGTATTTGTACCTAAAGAAAATTATAAAATATTTCTAAATACTGGATCACCTACTAAAAAACTTTTTTACAGTGGTGTTATTATAACCAAACTATTAACTAGATATGGTTTAGGATATGAAATAAAAGGATATAGTCAAAATCAACCATTTTTTTATTATTTTCCTTGGTCAAAATCTGGATATAATATAAACATTGGTGGTATTAGTGAATCATATATAAACTATGAATCTAATCAAACATATGTTATTGGAAATATAGTAAAAGTTTTAGATAATTATTATAGAGTAAAAATATCCCATAACAGTGGACCTAATGTAGATTATACTCTATTAGAAAAATTACCCAGCTTGCCTATTGTAGGTGGTGTTGATGCTGAATTTAGATCAGAATTTAGTAGTATACCTCAGGTATTAAATTACGGAACTATATTATATAGCGTACAAGATGTTGTTGATTTTATCTTAGGCTATGGAGAATACTTAAAAAGTAAAGGGTTTATTTTTGATTCATATATTGCTGAACTTAAAGATGTAGGTAGATGGGAACTAAGTTCCAAAGAATTTATGTTTTGGATTACACAGAATTGGGGAACTGGAAAAGATTATTATGATGAATGGAAACCACAGACTAATTATAGGAGTGGTGATCTAATTATTAATAATAATTTATTTTACAGCGTTAGACAAGATCATACTACAACTGAAATATTTGATGTTAGGAACTATATACCAGTAGAAAATATTGATAGTTCAGGTGCTAGTGCTATCAGTTTAAGTCCAGCAGCTTTAGGAATATCATTAGGATTACAATATAATGTAGTTGATAATATCATCAGTCCATTAGACTATGAAATTTTTAAAAGTGATGGTAGTAAATATGAACCTAATGATTTAAATTACTATAGAGATGGCAATAAATTTACTATAAAACCTAAAAATGAAGAACAAGGTATATATGGTGTTGGATTTCATCTAGTACAAAAAGAACATGTATTAGTGATAGATAATGTTACTCAATTTAATGATATCATTTATAATACTTCAACAGGTTATAGGCAAGAACGATTAAAGATATACGGGTATAAAACTATAGATTGGAATGGAAGTTTTGATAGTCCAGGATTTGTTTATGATTCTGCATATCTAAATGAGTGGTCTACATGGACAGACTATAACGTAGGTGATATTGTAAAATATAAAGAATTTTTTTATACTGCCACTCAACGAATAGATGGTACAGATGAATTTAATCCTAGTGTTTGGCAAAGACTAAGTCAAACACCTACTAGTAAACTATTACCTAATTGGGATTATAAATCTTTACAATTTTTAGATTTTTATGACCTAGACAGTGATAACTTTGATAGCAATCAACAGGCCATAGCTCAACATCTTATTGGTTATCAAAAACGTCAATACTTAAACAATATCATTAAAAATGATGTAAGTGAATTTAAATTCTATCAAGGAATGATAACCGAAAAAGGCACTTTAAATTCACTTAACAAGCTATTTGATGTATTAGGACCAGATAATAAAGAAAGTTTAGAATTTTTAGAAGAATGGGCTGTACGTGTAGGTACTTATGGAGCAACTAATACATTTGATGAGATAGAGTTTGTATTAGATGAAATTAAGTGGAAAACCGAACCTCAAGCTTTCGAATTAGTTAATGAAATTGATCCAACTAAAAAAGATTATGTAATTAGACAAACTGAAAATGACTTATATCTTAAGCCTCTCAATTACTCTAATAATATTTGGCCAATTGCAACTGATTATACAAAATTTCTAAAAACTCCTGGATTTAGTAAAGTAGAATTTGCAAAACTTATATTAGATGATTTGACAGATATCATAACACTTCAAGATACAGAATCAATAGATATAAATGTAGGCGAATACGCTTGGTGTGGTTTTCAAACAAAAATTAATCAATTTGGCGATGATTGGAATATATTTAGATATAACAAACTAGATGTAACAGTGTCTAATGTTACAGTAAGCACTACTAATTTAATTATTACATTTAATGTTTGGCCTAACTTTGTTATTGGAGATGTGGTTAGATTTGTCAGTAATTATGAAAAATTTAATAAATTTTATAGAATTAATAATATAAATCAAAGTTCTAAAACTATCACAGTGATAAAGGACAAAGATTTTCAAATTAATGAATTACAAAATAACACAGTTCAAACTTATGCATTTAATAATCAAAGATATAACGATATTGATCAGGTAACTATTCCTAAATATGTTAATACAGACACTAATTTATGGCCTTATGGTGAATTATTATGGTTTACAGATAACGGTAAAAATAGTATTTGGAAAAATACTAATGTATATAAACAAGAAGTTATAACAAATTTCAGTAATTTTGATAATCAAGAATTTGGTTATACTGTAGCAGTAAATGAAGATTCTACAGTACTAGCAGTGATGTCAAGAACAGATGAAGTATGGCGTAGTAGTTGGCAATCTGGAACAACATATCAAAAGAATAACCTAGTATATAGAGATAATAAGTTTTGGCAATGTATTTCTGCTACAAGCACTCGGGCCATATTTAATCCCAATAAATATATTACAAATGTAGAAATAATTGAATCAACTCCTGGACAAAAAATATTTACATGTGATAGTGTAGAATATTTACAAGTAGGATCCTTAGTAGAAATAGTTGGTGTATTTGTAGGCTCTGCTCAAATTATAGATCATGTTGATGGCAAAACTTATAAAGTTAGACAAATAATTAACAATGCTAACCAAAATGATTTTATTTTAGAAAATTTAGATGGCAGTAATTTAACATTGGCAGTTGGTGTAGCTAGTAGTGTAAGCTTTTTATTAAAAGGTGATTGGACTGAAACTAATCAATCTACTAGACAAGTATTAATATATGTTAAGCCTTATCTGAGTACACAATGGGCCAAAAAACAAGTTATCTATGCTGAATCAAATGTATTCAATTTTGGTTCGAGTATCAATATAGATAAAAATGGAAGATTTATTTCAATAACTGGTATACGAAAAAAAGTTAGTAATAATCAATTAGAATCTGCTGTATATCTTTATAGTATACCTCAAAAAATAGTTACCTTTAGTAGTAACTTTAGACTGACCACTGGGAATAGATTAGATTATGTGAATAATAAAATCGTTATACCAGGTCATCTACTATCAGAAGGGACATTAGTAAAGTATTCAACATCTGATACGCCATTAAAGGGCTTAGAAAATAATCAGGAGTATTATGTAGAAACTCTTGATAGTGAAAGTTTTAGACTTACTCGAGATGTAGATTTAATTGATTTAATTATATTACAAAAAAGTGTATCTGGAACTCACTATATTACTAATTTAAATATAGCTCAGAATTACAGTTTAACTACAATAATATCAAATACTGAAACTACTGATATCAACTTTGGAAGTAAAGTAAAATTTGCATTGGTTCCTAATGCTAATCCTAATTTAAGTTATTATAAAATTTACATTAGTAGCTATGAAAAGGGAGTGTTTGTTTATGAATATACTAGTTCAATAGGACCAGGACTTAACATAGATAATAATAATCTTACGGGCTTTGCCTATGATTTTGATGTCAATAGCGACGGAACAAGAATTGTTGTTAGTGCTCCTACTCAAGGAAAAATATTCTTTTATAATAATTCATATATACCAACAAGTATAATAAGAACAACTAGCGAAGGTTTTGGACAAAGTTTGAGTTTAAATAATGATGGTTCTTATTTGGCTGCTAGTAGTCCATTAGAGGACGGTGTAAAAACTGATCAGGGTAAGGTTAGAATATATAAACTTACTGGTAGCACTTATATTTTAGATCAAACCATAGAAGATCGTAATCCAGAGACTAATGAGGAATTTGGTTATTATATTAAGTTTATTAACAATCAAGATAATATAGCAAAAACACTTGTAATTTACAGTAGGAAAGCTGATAGTTTTACATTAGATACTTACGATGATGTTACATATCCTCAAATAGGTGAATCTAATACTGTGGTAGATGTAGGTAGAATAGACATATATGATAGATATTTGACCAAATATATCTATTCTGAATCACTGCCTGCAAGTAATATACCTTTAACTACGCCATATAGTTTGGCTATAGGTGAAAATACTGTAATTTTAGGCAATCCAAACGTGCTTAAGGATAACAAACGAGATGGTAAATTGTATCTCTACACTAAAAAAGCAAACACTTATAGTTGGCAAAAGTATATTCAACAACAACCCAATATTAAACTAGATTGGTTTAAAAAGATATTTGTTTATAATAAAAAGAATAACAGTTTTATAAGTTATCTTGATATAATTGATCCTGTACAGGGTAAGATAGCAGGGGTAGCAGAACAGGAATTAAAGTTTAAAACTTACTACGATCCTGCTACATATTCCTTCAAAAATAGTACATTTAGTAAAACAGTAGCAGTAGATAGAGGTATAGCTTGGACAGATAAACATGTTGGAATGTTATGGTGGGATCTACGACGTGCTAAATTTTTAGATGCAGGATTAGGTGATGTTGTTTATAATAACAGTGTATGGAATACGTTATTCCCAACAGCCAGTATTGACATCTATGAATGGGTGGAAAGCAAATTATTACCCAGTAAATGGGATACATTAGCTGACACTGTTGAAGGATTTGCTGATGGCATTAGTGGAACTAGTTTATATGGTGATAATGTATACAGTACCAAAACTAGTTATGATACTTTAGGTAAAAAAAATATAACAACTTACTATTTTTGGGTAAAAAATAAACGCATAACACCCAATATAAAGGATAGAAAATATAGTGCTTCGGATGTAGTCAGTTTAATTGAAAATCCTAAAAATTACAATATAAAATATATTCAATTTACATCAAGAAATAGTTGGGGATTAGTCAATGTTAAAAATGTTTTAGATAAAAAGGATGTAGCCTTAAGTGTGCAATATTGGAATTATGAACCAGATGATCTTAAGATACACAGTGAATTTAAAATATTGAGTAATAATGAAAAAACTGTAATACCAGCTAGTATTGAGGAAAAATGGTTTGATAGTCTAGTAGGGTTTGATAAAAAAGGACGTATGTTACCAAATTTAAAATTAAGTCCTAAACTTAGATATGGGATAGAAAATAAACCAAACCAAACTATGTTTGTTAATAGATTGGAAGCATTAAAGATTTTTATAGAAAATTTAAATTACGAATTAAAAGATATTCAAATAGACAATGTTGATCTACAAGATTTATATCTAAAAGATAATATTCCTGAATTTAAATTTGGATATTATGATTATGTTAAAGATTTTTATGAAGAATTAGTTTATATTGTTGTTCAAACCTTTCAACCTGGATCATTATTACCTATTATATCAAACGGTAGACTTAGCAGTGTAAAAATATTAAGTCCAGGATCAGGTTATAAATCTGCACCAATAGTTAAAATAAAAGGTAAAGGATATGATGCAGAAGTTAAAACTCAAATAAACTCATCGGGTTCAATTACAAATGTTAAAATAGTATCAAGTGGTTACGGATACTTAGATGATACAGAACTTGAAATCAGGCCATTAAGTGTGCTAATTCGTAGTGACAAGTATACTTTGAATGATTGGGCCATATATCATTATATTAACGGAAATTGGATCAAAGCGAAAACTAAACAATATGATGTCACAGATTACTGGTATTTTATAGATTGGTATGCAAAAGGGTATAATCAATATACTAAAATTGATTATATAGTTAAAGGATTCAATGAATTATTAAGCCTAAAAGCTAATATTGGAGATATTGTTCAAATTGAAAATACGCAGGGTACCACAAATTGGACACTGGCGGAAAAAATATCAAATGATTTAGCTATTGATTATACTAAAATTTATAAAGTTGTTGGAAAGAAAAACGGTGCTATTCAAATAAGCAATAATTTTTATAATTTTAAGTTAAACGAACAGGGTTATGATGGTTTATTATATGATAGTGATTTATATGATCGAGTTGGAACTATTGAGTTAAAAACTATATTAGATGCCTTAAAAAATAAAATTTTAATAGACAATCGTAGAAGCATTTATATGAACCTATTTTTCAGTAGTCTGAAGTATATTCTAAAAGAACAACCTTTTGTAGATTGGTTCTTTAAAACTAGCTTTGTTAAAGTGCTTCACAATGTAGGTGGACTAAAACAAAAAGTTACCTTTAATAACGATAATTTAAGTGATTACGAAAATTACATAAGAGAAGTAAAGCCATTTAGAACAAAAATAAGAGAATTTGTAAGCATATATGATAATACTGAAAATTCTAATAGTCTAATAACAGACTTTGATGTACCATCTTATGTGAGCCCAGCAAATGTTATAAGAAATTTATATACTGAATATCAAAATAGTAGTGTATATGTAAATGACAATGTATTGATCAATCAATATCCATATAAGTCATGGATTGATAATGTTGGATTTGGTATAAAAGAAGTTGTAATTGTTGATTCAGGTCAAGGATATATTGACTATCCTAATATCAAAATAACAGGTGCTTGTAAGAGACCTGCTAAGATTAAAATTTATATAAGTAGAGCCAAAATTAGTAAAATTGATATTTTAGATGCAGGTGAAGGATATTTTACTCCACCTACAATTAAATTAGAAGGTCAATTTACTCAAGATGGATACGAAGCTAAAGTAATAGCAATATTAGGAAATAACCCAATTAGATCTAATCATATTGCAATGAAATTTGATAGATATGCTAAGGAAACTATTGCAAACGTACAAGATATTAATGTTATAGAGAATTTTATAGGTGATTCAAGTACAACAAGTTTTATATTAAAATATAGTCCAGAAATAATTAGAAACAAAATTAATGTTTATGTTAATAATGTCCAATTATTCAATAATCAATTTTCTATTACTAAAACAAGTAATAATGACAAAAAATATAAAGTTTATTTAGGAAATTTAATATTAACGAAAGCCCCAGTTGATAACGCCGCAATTAGAATAGAATATGTAAAAGATTTTAATAACCTTAATGCACTAGAAAGAATCAAGCATTACTATACACCAACAGCAGGAATGCTGGGATTAGAATTTGATCAACTTATGACAGGTATAGATTATGCTGGAGTTAGTATTACAGGTATAGGATTTGATAAAGTTAATACTTGGGATGGAGAATATACTTGGAGCAGTAAAGGATGGGACGCAGGTGATCCTACAGATGACGAGCGATATGATATAATAATTGACGGTGGTAATTTACCTAAATTAAATGCTGCCTACAGAACAGCTAATGGTATACGTGCAGAAGATATTATCATTGATGGGGATAGTTTTATTACTCCAATGACTAGTCCAGCTCCAGAAGAAATGGTACCAGGACACACAGCAGATACATTGGCTATCAAAGTTTTTGAGCGTAATATCAGTGTAACTAGTGAAATAAACTGTGTAAGATACATTACAGATGGTATATCTAATGAATTTAAACTGGACGTTTATCCTAATAATGAACAAGCTATTATAGTAAAACTAGATGATAATGTACTAGATTCTAATCAATATGTATTTGATTATAACACATTAACACTAACTTTAATACAGACACCACCAATTAATAAAGATCTTAGCATAATTTGTTTTGGATTTAATGGAAATAATTTGCTGGCCATAGATAAAGTAGTTGTTACTGAACGTAGCGATACTGTAATTTTAAATACAGATTGGCAGGATAATATCAGTGTATATACTGTTGTTGCTGGTGATCCGACTGATTGCATACCATTTCAAACATTTGGTGCCTATCAGTCTAATATACCCTACAAATTAAATGATAAAGTTGTCTATCAAAATCAATTATTCCAATCTAACATTAATAATAATTTTAATAATGTTCCATTAATTTATAGTGAAAATGATAGAGCATTTATTGTAAACAATACTTTTTGGACTAAAATAAAAGATGGTGTAACTGCTTATGCAAATATAAACAAAATAGCAGTATTACTTCCAATTACAGTGGATGTAGGAGATGTAATTGTTTATAGTGTTTTCATTGGAGATACTAAAGATCAAAGTGTACTAACTAAAGAAATTGTAGTTTCTAATGGCACTAGTACTCAATATACCCTAAGTAATTTTGTTGGTTATAGTTTTCCCTTAGCCAGTAACACTCTAGTAAGAATTAATAATACTGTTCTTAACAGTATAGATCAATTTAAATTTACTCTAAAAAATAGAGTAACAAAATACATTATACCCCTTAATAAAGGTGATATAGATGTTTACTCTAGTAATGATTATGAAGTTTATATTAATTCTATTAAAGTACCTGATGCTATTGCATACACTTTGAACTTATTAGATAATACTATTACAATTAAACCTAATTATTATAGAGAAAATGCTGAAGTATTAGTTGCCATAACAAAATTTAGTGATTATACTATAAGTAACGCCACAGGTAAATCTGTTTTAACACTAAGACAAACATATCCCGCAGGTACAAGAATTGAAGTTATAGCTATGACTAATCACGATATTTTAAAAATCAATCGTAATTATTTGACTATAGAAAAAAATGTTAATGCCCTAACAGATAATATCTATAAAGCTGTTTTAATGGAAGCCAGCGGAGGTATATTATACTTAGGACAAGAAATAGTTAATAGTAATTATGTTTGGGTAACCAAGAATAAACAACTATTAGTTCCTTTATTAGATTATCAACTTAGAGAAGATAAGAGTAGCATAAAATTATCTAAAACACCAAGCGAAAATGATGTTTTTGGTTTAATAACATTTACCAGTAATATAGTTCGTAATCCAGTTAGTTTTATGCAGTTTAAAGATATGTTAAATGACTTTAGTTATAAACGTCTTAACAAATATAGAACTACTAGATTAAAAAATAATCTTAATCAAAATGATAAAGAAATTATAATAGAAGATAGTGATCATATCGCAGACGGATTAAGAGACAGCAATACTTCTGGTGTAATATATGTTAATGGAGAAAGAATTGAATACTTTGTAAGAACTGGTAATAAATTAAGTGAAATACGCAGAGGAACTAGAGGAACTGGAGTCCCCCAGATTCATAAAGCTGGTGTAGAAGTTTATGATATTGGTATAGCAGAAACTATACCATATAGAGATACTACATCAATTTATAAAATTTTGGGAACATGGATACCTAGTTATAGATATCTAATAAACGATATTGTTACCTATAATAATGAAAACTGGATATCAATAACTGGAATTAATTATGACTTATGGACTGCTACTAAAACTTATAAGCTCAATCAACAAATAATCTTTAATCATAACTTATACATAGCTATTAAAGACATAGATGGAACAGTAACCAATACTAATAAATCTCCAAACACTGAAAATACTTGGTGGCAATTAGAAAAAACAGGAGTAACACAATATCCTAGTTTGACTAATACAAATTGGGAAAAAACTAAAATAGCATATTTTGATGATTTTAGCTCTGTTAATGACCCATATGGGAAAATTGTATTACCTTGGATGCCTATAGTACAAACTGATATAAACAATTCTAGCATAAAAACTGTATTAGATACTGAAATTTTTATTGGAACAGAAAGACTTAAAAAGGTACCGTATACAATACATGATAGAAATATCAATCCACATAGTCCAGAAGGTGATGTAAACTACCCAAGAGATTTTGTAACTGATGCAACAAATCACAGCACAGTTAATGGCGAAGTTGTAGTATACATTAAATTAGAAAATGATGTAGCAGTAAATAGTAGAATAACTATAGTAAGAAAACAAGGCAGAGTTTGGAGCGATTTAGGATTTAGTTTGTCAGAATCAGCTAATAAAGTAGCTGAATTTTTGAAAGTAGATGTGGCTAAATTTCCAGGGACTAACCCAACTTTTGACAGTAGAGGTTATACTATAGACTCTGGAAATATTAGAACGGATGAGGAATAAGCATGGCCAAGCAAATAATTAATGTAGGTTCTAGACCAAATGATGGCACTGGAGACAGTATACGTAGAGCTGCAATCAAGATCAATGAAAACTTTACTGAAACTTATGATAATATTCAAAGTCTTCAAAGTACTATACAAACTATAAGCCTACAGCAAGGGTCTCAAGGTATACAAGGTATACAAGGTCGTCAAGGTATACAAGGTCGTCAAGGTATACAAGGTCGTCAAGGTACAACAGGAAGTCAAGGTACAACAGGAAGTCAAGGTACAACAGGAAGTCAAGGTATACAAGGTCGTCAAGGTACAACAGGAAGTCAAGGTACAACAGGAAGTCAAGGTACAACAGGAAGTCAAGGTATACAAGGTCGTCAAGGTATTTTAGGTAATCAAGGTACACAAGGTATTTTAGGTAATCAAGGTATACAAGGTATACAAGGTATTTTAGGTAATCAAGGTATACAAGGTCGTCAAGGTACACAAGGTATTTTAGGTAATCAAGGTATTTTAGGTAATCAAGGTATACAAGGTATTTTAGGTAATCAAGGTATACAAGGTATACAGGGAATTCAAAGTTTACAAGGAATTCAAGGAATTCAAGGTGCCAATGGTGTACAAGGTGCCAATGGTGCTACAGCAGCACAAGGTATTCAAGGTGCCAATGGTGTACAAGGTGCCAATGGTGTACAAGGTGCTCAAGGTACAGCAGGAAGTTCAGGTACCGGATCTGTAGGATCACGTACCACCGCACAAGCAACTACAAGCAGCATAGCCAATAATGCTAGTACTAGTTTAGATATTACTGGTTTTAAAGGTTATGTATTGTATAAAATACAGACTAGTCATGCTGCTTGGGTAAGATTATACGTATCAGCAGCAGCTAGGACAGCTGACGTAAGTAGAGCACAAGGTACTGATCCTGCTTATGATGCAGGTGTTGTTACTGAAATTATAACTACCGGGTCCAGCACTGTGATTATGGCTCCTGCTGTACATGGGTTTAATGATGAAAGCCCAGTTACTACAAACATACCAGTAGCTGTTACTAACCTAAGTGGTAGCTCAGCTACTATCACAGTGACACTAACTTTATTGCAGGTCGAATCATGAAAGAATATGTGATCACCCTAAAAAACTTTGATGATCTGGATCAGTTCTATGATGACATGGAAACACCTGGCGGTAATCTGTATGTCCCAGATCGTAGTGTAGATATTGTCAATCGTAGACCTATTAGTCGTAATACCCATTATATGCTCAGTGATGAGGAAGCAGCTCAGATAAGAAATGATCCAAGAGTATTAGCCTGTGAGTTAACCCCAAGTCAGCTAGGTATTAGTATACGTCCATCATGGACACAATATAGTACATATTGGGATAAATCTACATCTAACAATTCTAATCATAAAAATTGGGGATTATTAAGATGTGTTGAAGGCACTCAACGTAGTAACTGGGGTAATGATAGTATATTAACAACAAAAACTGTATCAGGAACTATTCAAGTTAATGCCGAAGGACGTAACGTAGATGTAGTTATTATAGATGGATTTATCAATCCATCGCATCCAGAAATGGCTCTAAACAGTGATGGTGGTGGCGGCTCAAGAGTTGTTCAATATAACTGGTTACAACATCGTGCTACACCTGGAACTTATGTATATGGTCCATATACTGGAACTGGGGCCGAAAGTGATAATAATCATGGGATGCATGTAGCTGGGACCGTAGCAGGCAATACTCAAGGTTGGGCTCGAAGTGCTAATATCTATAATATTAGTCCTTATAGCACAGACCCAAATGGTGTTAATTCATTAGAGATTTTTGATTTCATAAGAGCTTGGCATGGTAGTAAATCTATCAATCCTGCTACTGGTAGAAAAAATCCAACAATAACTAATAATAGTTATGGGTTTTCTTATAAGCTAACCATTTCAAATATAAGTTCTATTACTAACAGAGGAATAACATACTCGAATGGATTAACCAGCTCTGCTCTTAATGCATTAGGTGTTATTAATGATGGCACGTATGCTTATACACCAGCTAGATATACTGCTTTTGAACAGGATATAATAGATGCAATGAATGATGGTATAATATGTGTTTGTTCTGCTGGTAATGCTAGTTATAAAATAGATAAATCAGATGGATTAGATTATAATAACTATTGCATTCACAGTGGATCTAATATACCTTATCATCAAGGCGGTGCTCCTATATCTGCTGGTAATATTATAGTTGTGGGTGCTATAGGAACAAGTGCTAATGATAGTAAGGCATCTTATAGTAATACTGGACCAAGAATTGACATATATGCTCCAGGAAGTAGTATTATGAGTAGTCTTAATAGCACAGGAGTATACGATTCACGTAGTCTTTCTTATAGGATTGGAAAATACAGTGGGACAAGTATGGCCAGCCCACAAGTCTGCGGAGTGTTAGCCTGTTTACTAGAAATATACCCTAATCTTGCACAATCAGAGGCTATTGAATATTTGGAAAAATACAGCAAATATGGCCAAATCGCTGACACCAATGGTGGGTATTCGGATACAGCCAGTTTACAAGGATCGCCCAATAGATACCTTTATTACTATAAAGAACGTGCAGATACAGGCACAACTTGGCCTAAATTGAACTACAAAGCCAGACCTAGTACAGGAAGATTGTATCCAAGACAAAGAATTAGAAAAACTAGCGCATAATGATTTTAATAAATATTTTGATAGAGAGTTAACATGCAAAATAAAGAATTTGGCGGTATTCACGTAGAAGGGCACATTAAGATTTGGGATCCTGCATCACAAGAAATCTACATCAATAAAAGAAACGCCATTCATTATGAAAACATGAGTATAGCTCTCGCTAATAGTCTAGCTAATTCAGGCAGCGGATTTATTACTAAAATGGTGTTTGGCAATGGCGGAACTGCTGTAGATCCTACCGGTATTATAACTTATCTTACCCCTAATACCACTGGTGTTAATGCAGATCTATACAATAAAACTTATAGTAAAGTGGTAGATGACTCTAGTAAAGATAACTTAGATCCTGTTAGAAATTACATAGAAACACGTCATGTCACTGGTACAACTTATACTGATGTTTTTGTAACATGTTTATTAGATTACGGTGAGCCAAACGGTCAGGAAGCTTTTGATAATACTACTGATAATAATAGTATATACACTTTTGATGAATTAGGACTGGTGACAGATAATGAATCAGGTGGGGAAAGATTACTAACTCATGTAATATTTCATCCTGTACAAAAAAGTTTGAATAGATTAATTCAAATTGATTATACAGTGAGAGTACAAAGTTTAACTGGGTTAATGGGCGAATAATATGGCAAATACTACTGTAAATTTCACTGACCTAAGTAAAGCTCCTATACTAGTTGCAGATGCTCAGATAAATGTCTCGGCAACTGATTTAACATTTATAGGTAAAAAATATCCAGAAAGTTATAGTAAAATTATAGCGGAAAATTTTTTACATCTTTTAGAAAATTTTGCTAGTAGTACTGAACCTGATAAGCCTGTTGAAGGACAACTTTGGTTTAACACTAATAGTCTACAAGAAGTGGACAGCGATGTTAGTGATGCTTCAAATAGTTTTGGTTTAAAAATATATGTAGGCAGTACTTGGTTACCATTAGGCATAATTAAAAAGGCAGCAGTTAGCCCCAGTAGTGGTAATTTAACAAGTTCAAACCTTAAAAAAGGTGACCTATATGTAGATACTAGTAAAAATCAATTATACATATATAATGGATCAGGCTATAGTCTTGTTGGCCCATTTTTTAATAGTTTTGAAAAAACAGGTATAGAAGTTGAGGAAATTATTGATAGTGCAGACAATAGAGCTATCAGTGTTGTTACTTTTTTTATTAAAGCAAGACGTCTAGCAATTTTCAGTGATAAGTCATTTACACCAAAATTAATTTATGAAGGTTTTAAAATTATAAAACAAGGAGTAAATTTAAGCAATAGTACTTTTGATATAGATACTACATTTTGGGGTACTAGTGAAAAGGCTAAGAATCTTATAGTTGGGGATACAGTAGTTTTAGGTAATAATTTCCTAAGATCAGATGTAATCAGTACAACTAATTTTGAATTTAATATTAGGTCAAATAAAGGTTTAAACTTAGGACCTGACGGTAGTTTTAATATTGCTAATGATAATACAGGTGCATTTCTTTATAATAAGAATAGCGATAGTGATATAGATTTTAGGTTTAAACGTGCAGATAGTACTGATTCACAAACTGTAGTTCGTATAACTGGACGTAATAATGGCAGAGTCGGTATAAACAAAACTAATCCTCAAGAAGTATTAGATGTTACAGGTAACATACAGGCTACGGGAAATTTTTTAGGATCTAATCTTTTTGCTACTGGTAATATAGAATTAGGTGGTAAATTAACAATTACAAATAATATTGAATTTGCTACCAGTCCAAATATTAATATAGGTAAAATTACAAATGTCAACGATATAATACCTAGACTAGGGGCAGATTTAGGGGCACAAGATAAAAAATGGGCCACAATATACGTTGATCGTATAGGTAGCCCTCAGCAATATCCGTTAATATATGGTAACATAGTTGCTAATCAATTAGTAGTAGGTGGCAATGGAAGAACGCAACTTGCAGTCGAAGATCTTACAAATAGCTCAACTACTATAAAAGTTCTTAGTACTGCTGATTTTCCTTCAAGTGGAACTTTGATCATTGATAATGAAGAAATTACTTATACTAGTAAACTAAGTGATAGATTTACTGGAATTACAAGAGGTTCTTCGGCAGTTAATCATTCTATAGGAACATTTGTATTTCAAAAAACAGGAACCCAACAAAATTTTGGAACTATAGATGGATTGAGTAGAGGATTAAGTAGCCCGGTAACATTTGTTACCAGCAATGACAGTGATATTGTTTTTGAAGAATCAGGAACGGGTTTATCAAGTATAGCCTTTCAAAATGCAGGTCAATTAAAAACTATCAAAACAAAGCTCAATACTAATTTTATTACTAGTAAGAATGTGGCTAATATTGTAAAAAACGAAGATCTTTTCTTAATTCAAGATCCTAGTGACAATGCTTATTATAAAGTAAACAAGACCGCATTATCAAATAGCTTACCAACTATACCTGTAGGAACTATTATTTTATATACAGGATCACTTGCAAACATACCTGCTGGCTACTATCCCTGTGATGGTCGTGAACTTGTTAAAACATTTGATCAAAAACTATTTAATGTTATAAGATATAGGTTTAGAGCTGAAGCAGACTTACCAAGTGCAGGCGGAACTGTGGATACTTTTTGTCTACCAGATTTAAGAAGTAGTGTCCCAAATTTTTATCCTAATCAATTATTGAAGGGGTTATCCTACGCAATTACAGATTTAGGAACAACTGATTGGAGCACATTAGGGTATACTGGGTTACTTGCACCGCAGGTGAATACGGTGTTTCTAGCCACTTGGAATGGTCCTACACATCCAGGAACAGGCACAGGTCGTGCTAGGTTAGCAGACGGTCTACACTATATAATATTCACTGGAAACTTATAATGCCATATACATTGAATAAAACTGATGGTACTATACTTACTGATTTATTAGATAACAGTGTTGATAGAACCACTACGGATCTAGCCCTAGTAGGTAAAAACACAGCTAATTATGGTGAATTATTCAATGAAAATTTCATCAAACTTTTAGAAAATTTCGCCAGCGATCAAGAACCAAGAAGTCCTCTTAAAGGACAGTTATGGTTTGATACAAGTGAAGACACATTAAAAATTTATACCGGTAATACCTTTATTGAGTTTGCTAGACCTATAGTATCCAGCTCAGAGCCAAATAATACCAGTGCAGGTGACTTTTGGTTTAATTCAAATACAAGACAATTATTTTTCAACGATGGTAATGGTCTTAGACTAGCAGGACCAATTTACACAGCACAACAAGGAATAAGTGGTTTTGAAATTGCTACAGTAGCAGATATTACAGGTATTACTCATGTTATAGCTAAACTAAAATTAGGAAATATTTTGGTAGGTATCTTTAGTGATTCAGCCTTTACTCCTAATTACAGTGCAGGAGAAGGATTAAAACTTGCTAGTGAAAATGTAACAGGCGATATTATTAAAGGATTTACTCCTTTAAGTAATTTGTTTAAGTTTAACGTAACAGTGGCCAGATCGGAAAGTTTAGTAGATGCTTTTGGCCAACCTATTAGTGTTGATGAATTTGTAAAAGTTACAGGTCAAAATACCATAGATGGTAGATTAACTATAACAGGAACTAACACTAGCAGTCTCAGTGATTTATTGAATAAACCTTTAAGTTTAGGTTGGGGACCTAATCTAACATTTGAAATGGAACAACCTCCTAGTGGTGCAACTGTAACACCTCCTGTACGTTTAAGAATAAATCGTGCAGACCAAGATATTACAATTACCACAAAGAAAGGTACTGTATTTGAAGATGCAGTATATGTAAAGGCAGATACAAGTAGAGTCGGTATCTTTACAACAAGTCCCGGTACTACACTAGATGTCAATGGCGATCTCACAGTTAGAAATAATATCATAGGTACAACTACTACATCCTTACTTGATGTAGGAACTGGTACAATAAATTTTGGTGGTGATGCTACAGATATTCAAATAGGTAGTACTACTGGGTTTACAACCATTAATAACGATACAAAAGTTTTAGCAAAACTTATTATTAATAATCCTATTAGTTTAAATCCAGCTGTATTACAAAGTAATAATACTAAATTTAATCTACTGAATACAAATACTACAGAAATTAATTTTGGTAGTGTGGCTGGTACAATTAATATAGGAGCGGCTAACGGCACTGTTACCTTCAACAATGATGTTGTAGTTACAGGGAATCATAAGATTGAAGGAGTTTTCAATGTAGATAACATAAGAATAAAAGATAATCAAGTTAATACTACCGGTGATTTTGATCTTGAATTAGGTGCATTATTTCCTAATAGAGGTATAAAACTTATTGATGTAACATCTGCTCAAGAAGAATTTTTTATTGAAAAGCAACTTACATTTATAGGGAATACCCTAAGAGTTGATCCAAGTTTTACTGGACCTTTTAATCTTCTAAATACAACTGTTCCGACCATTAATATAGGAGGTGAAACTTTAGCTATCAATATAGGTAACTCTCCAAGTCCTAATGCTAAAATTAATGCTCTTAGCAGATTACAAACATATAAAGATTTAATTATAGGAAATAGTGCAGGTGATCCTGGAGAAATTAAGAGTTCAGGGCTAAACACTAATTTATTTAATAATACTAGAATAATCAATATGGCACAAGAAGCTAGTGATATTAATATTTTTGGTGATGGCGGTGCAGGTAGTTTTGGTCATAGACAACCAATAAGAACTATGAGAATCAATGCTACAAGTGTTGTTATTGAAGGGGATTTAGAATTAAGAGGTGGTGATATAACTGCCACATTACCTAGAGCAGGTATTTTTAGTAATGCACAACTTATTGAAATAGGAGATAATAGTACAACTATTATTTTAGGAGGTCCTAGTACTAATGTTGAAATAGGAAACAGATTACAAGTAGGCAGTACAGGTAGTGTGTTCCTACAGTCAAGAACAGTTGGAGGTAAAATTAGAGGCGGCTTATTAGGTAGCAGTAATATGGATGAATTCGAACTCATACCAGAGTTTGTGACCAATGTTTACATTAGTCCTAGTAGTGAAGAACTTCAATTAGGTCAAGGTCTACGATCTGAATTATATTGGAGAACACCAGCTACAGCAGGAGGAGCAGGATGGAGTCCTAATCGATTTATTCCCGATGGATTTGATATTATTGGTGGAAATCCTGTTCAAAGATATAGAACTCAGTATCCAGTAACCATTAGCAGAAATAATCACTTGATTCGCGGTAAGTTGATGATGAGTGATAAGTCTTTATATTATCCCAATGCCATATTGTTTATGAATGAGTGGAACGAAGTAGTTTCTGTTAATAATATTCAAGCATTCGATACAGGAAGTTTAACACTTGGCGGTTCGTTAACAGTTAGTGGAATAATTAGCGGTCCTGGGGCAACACCTGCATATTTTAATAATATTAGAATAAATCAAACAGCTGAATTCGTAGGAAACTTAACCAGCACAACTGTTGCAAGTAAAAATGTGTTTACAAGTAATGTAACAACCTTAAACATAGGTGGAACTCTTAACGGTGTAATTAATTTAGGCGGGTCAACAGGAACTACTAATATTCCAGGCAAGCTCAAGGTAGGTTGGAAACGAATTACAGCCAATTATGATGCATATGCAGGTGATAGATTACTAGTTGATACAGAGATCGCAGGTATCGAGCTAAGATTACCACCTAGCGTAGGTAATCCAACTATACCAGTAGTTGGTGATCAAATTCAAATTATTGATGTTTGGAAATTCAATGTAAACGTAGTAGAATTAATCAGAAATGGTAATAAGATTAACGGAGTAGATGCTAATGTTACGTTAAATCAAGCAGGAACAGCATTTACACTAGTATATACAGGCACTGAAAGAGGCTGGTGCTATGATCATAAGGTTTAAAATAAATAGAGAAGAGGGGTGAAAAATGCCATATAATATTAATAAATTTAACGGCACATTAGTTGCTACAGTAGAGGATGGAACTGTAGATAATACCTTAGACATTAAGTTAGTAGGTAAAAACTATGCTGGTTATGGCGAAATTCAAAATGAAAATGCTGTTCATATGCTGGAAAACTTTGCTGGGCCTAGTCAACCCCCACGTAAGATTACAGGGCAACTTTGGTATGATAGTTTAGGTAAAAAATTAAAATTTTATGATGGAACACAGTTTAGAACTACTGGTGGAGCAGAAGTAGGCAATACACAGCCCAGCGGACTTAGTCAAGGTGACTTTTGGTTTAATACTAGTACTAATCAACTATTTGCTTGGGATGGGGATGAATTTATTCTAGTTGGTCCACAGGCAGTAGAGGGAGCAGGTCAAACAGAATTACGCAGTGAAAGTGTAATAGATAATCAAAATATTTCTAGGCCCATAGTTAAAGCTCTAGTTAATAATAGTCCTGTGTTTATTATTAGCAATAATGAATTCATTCTAAAAAGTGATAGCCCATTGATAACAGATTTCCCAATGATAAAAAAGGGAATCACACTATCAAAAACAAGAAGCAGCGACGGAATCAGCCAAGAAAGTTGGCAGTTGTGGGGCACAGCCAGTAGCGCAAAAGGACTTGTTAATACCGATGGAACATTGTTAACTGCTGCTAATTTTGTTAGATCAGGAAATGTTATATTTCCTACTGTAGTTAAATTCAATGATCCAGGATTTTTCCTAGGTGACGATAACGATATAAGATTTCAAATTGATAATAATGTTCCTGTTCTTACAAGTAATACTGATGATGCTGGTTTAATTTTTAAGAGTAAATTAAGTTCAGCTACTACTGCTAAAGTAACTGTTAAATTTTTAGGTAACGATATTTTGCCTGGAGCAGCAGACGTAAGTAGAATTGGTCTAAGTGGACAAAAATTTAGTGAAATCTATGCCGGTACTTTTTATGGATCTTTAAATGGCACAGCTAATAGAGCAGATACTTTATTAGTAGAAGGTGGAACTTATAAGGGTGCTACAGCGGATGCAGACGCAGATACTATTGCTGTAAGAGATGCTCAAGGTAAACTTACTGCTAATGGATTTTTAGGCGAAGCAAGTAGAGCTGCTGCTATTACAGGCGGCACTGCTCAAAGTTTACTGATACAAACGGCAGCTAACACAACAGGGTTTTTAACTAAAGGTAGTGTAGGTACAGTGTTAAATGTCAACGCAACAGGTAATTTAGCATGGGTTGATATCACAACTCTATTACCAACTAACGTAGCAGCTACTACATTAAATGTAGCCAATAATACAACAGCAGGTAATTATTTTCTAACATTTACAACTGGTAGTAGTGGAGCCCAAAGTTTTAATGTACATGCAACAGGATTATTATATAATCCAGGGTCAAAAACAATAACTACTGATTATTTTTCCGGTGTAGCGGCCAATTCCAAATATGCTGACTTGGCAGAAAAATATCTTGCAGACAAAGACTATGAAATAGGAACAGTGATCATGGTGGGTGGGGAAAAGGAAGTTACAGCAGCAATGACAGGATTCAAAGCTATTGGTGTTGTCAGTGCAAATCCAGCCTATTTGATGAATAGTGAGTTAGAAAATGGAACTGCTGTCGCTCTAAAAGGACGAGTACCCGTAAAAGTCGAAGGCTCAGTATTAAAGGGTCAAAGATTAGCTGCCAAAGATAATGGTGTTGCTATAGTAGATCATATAAATAGCTTTAATGTATTTGCTATAGCTCTAGAATCATCTAATCATACAGGAATACAATTAGTTGAAGCTATAGTTTTATAATCTTAAGGAATTTATGTCAAAAATAGTATTAGTAACTGGTGGGTTCGACCCCATCCATTCTGGTCATATACGTTATTTTGAACACGCAAAAACATTAGGTGATAAACTTATCGTTGGAATAAACAGCGATGCTTGGTTAACAAGGAAAAAAGGTCGCCCTTTTATGCCAGCAAATGAACGTATGGATATAATTAGAAATCTACGTATGGTAGATTATGCATTCCAACATAATGATGATGACGATAGTAGTTGTGATGCTATAAGACAAACACAACAAATGTTTCCTGGATATGAAATAATCTTTGCTAATGGTGGGGATCGTACAAAAGAAAACATTCCTGAAATGCGTATTCAAGATCCTAATGTAAAATTTGCTTTTTGTGTGGGTGGACAAGATAAAATAAATTCTAGTAGTTGGCTACTGGAAAATTGGGCAGCACCGCGTACAGATAAAACTTGGGGATACTATAGGGTTATTTATGAAAATGGTCCAGAAACTAAAGTAAAAGAATTAGTCTGTAATCCACATAGTAAATTAAGTTTACAAAGACATTTTGATCGTAAAGAATTTTGGTTTTTTATGGAAGGTGAGGGATATGTGAATACGCTCAATTCAAACGGTGAATTAGTACGGATGGGCCCGTATAAAGAATTTGATAGTTTGTTCATTAATTATGAAGAATGGCATCAACTGGTCAATGAAGGTGATGTTCCTATTAAAATTGTTGAAATTCAATACGGACACAATTGTGTCGAAGAAGATATTGAACGTAAATGAACACAATTCCTATATTTATAGGCTATGATCCTAGAGAAGCCGTTGTCTTTCATACATGTGCCAACAGCATAATTAGACAAAGTTCTAAGCCTGTTAGTATCATTCCTCTAGCTCTAAATTTATTTAAAGAATACGAAGAAACGCATAAAGACGGTAGTAATGCCTTTATCTACAGTAGATTCTTAGTTCCTTATCTTACAGGTTATGATGGTTATGCTATCTATATAGATGGAGACATGATCATCAAGGGAGATATAGTAGAATTATGGAATCAAAGAGAAATAGGCTACGATGTTCAAGTAGTTAAGCACAACTACAAAACTAAGATGCCTATAAAATACTTAGGCAGCAAGAATGAAGATTATCCTAGAAAAAATTGGAGTAGTGTGATTATTTGGAACTGTTTTACAGTAGCAAATAGAATATTAACACCTGAATATGTAATGCAGGCCCCTGGAAGTCATCTACACAGATTTCAATGGTTAAAAGATGATATGATAGGTGAATTACCTAAAGATTGGAACTGGTTACCAGATGAATTAGGCCCAAATCCTGACGCAAAACTTTTGCATTATACTTTAGGTGCACCATGCTTTAATGAATTTAAAAATACAGAAATGGCCAGTGACTGGCATAATGAATATAGTTTAACTACCTATTGTCTACAAAAATAATGCATCAATAAATACTCTATTAAGGGGTATATTTTGAATATAGCATGGACAGGTCTAGCAGACTCTGTATATTATCACTACATAGCAAAATATTGCTTACCTTCTTGGCAAACTTTACCAGGTAATAAATTTATAGTTCACGATGCAGCAGATATATCCTTGTCTAATATAGAAATTGTAGATTGGAACAAAATTTATAACAAAAATAATACTTTCACTAAGAAATATCAACGAACTAAGCCTTTAAATTTTTGGCGTAAGATGCAAAGCCAGATATGGGCACTTAAAAGTCTTACCAACTATGATTTCGTTATCTTATTAGATACAGATGTAGAAATTACCGGTATTAATATGAATATTCTTAATGATACCTTCAGAGAGCTTAAAAATTCAAATTATATATGGGCCATAGGCCAGAGTCAGAAAAATAAGTTGGATGCTGGACATATTATAGTAAATATGAATCATCAGCAGGTGAAAAGATTGATTTTTGACTATGAAGAGGTTTGGGAAAGTGGTAAAATATTCGAATTTAGACGATTTTATGATGGTAATGCCATAGAGTACCTACAAGAACATTATCCTAGTATAAAAATTAATAATATTGACCATGGTGGAGGACTACATACTTATGAATTGGGAACTGTGCATTATGGTAGCAAATTTCCTAAAATATTAAGGGCTTTATACTCTGGAAATTACGAAAATATGGTTAATTTTATCATAAATGAAAAAAATAGGTTAATCCGTGAGCAAATTCCTATAGAAGAATTAGAAAAGAGAAAAAATGAAACAAATTACGTTTAATAACTTTACTATAGACAATTCAAGTCCCATAAAGGTGATTGCAGGACCTTGCCAAATAGAAAGTAGAGAGCATGCCTATCAAATAGCCGCAGAATTACTAGATATTTGTAGAGACTTAGGTATGGACTTAATTTTTAAGAGTAGTTTTGATAAGGCCAATAGATCAAGCATCAATGGACGTCGTGGAGTAGGTCTACATAAAGGATTGAGCATACTTAATGAAATAAAAACTAAATTAAGTGTGCCTGTACTAACAGATATACATGAAAAGGAACATGCCAAACTGGCACTAGCATATGAAATTGATGTTATTCAGATTCCTGCCTTTCTTTGTCGCCAAACTGACTTATTGATAGCAGCAGGTGGGACTGGATTGGTTATTAACGTGAAGAAAGGCCAATTCTTAGCCCCTCATGATATGAAAAATGTAGCAGAGAAGATAGCCAGTACTGGAAATCATAACATTATGTTATGTGAAAGAGGATATACTCATGGATATAACAATTTGGTGGTCGATATGCGTAGTTTGCCTATTATGGCCGGTACTGGTTACCCTGTCGTGTTCGATTGTACTCATTCAGTCCAACAGCCTGGAGGATTGGGTTCCTCTTCTGGCGGGGATCGCGGGATGGTCCCATATCTCGCCCGAGCAGCAGTAGCAACAGGCTGTTTAGCCGGCGTTTTCATCGAATGCCATGATGATCCAGACAACGCTCCCAGTGATGGACCTAACATGATTAAGATGGAAGATATGTCTAACCTACTGAAAAGCTTGAAAGAAATAGATGATCTTGTAAAAAAATTGTGAAAGTAGGAATTTTTTATACCAGTATAAGTGATTGGCGTACTGCTTCCTTAAAAACGTCAAGATTGATAGATTTTGGCTTGGGAGTGGTAGCTGCTGGGGACGAAATCGTTAATTTTAAAAAACATGAACAAAAAATTTTAGATATTGACGCAGGATTTATTTTAGGCTATACTTTAGGTGAAAATTTTAGAAGTAAAATTATTAGAAACTTAAAATCTAGAGATATTCCTATAATTTACATAGATAGTAATATTTTTAACTACGGAAAAAAAGATAATCATTGTTATAGATACAGTGTTAATGGAGTTTACCCAACAGATGGTGAATATTTTTTAAGTTTACCAAAAGACCCAACAAAATTAGATAAACTTTTAGCTATGCATGACTTAGAAATTAAACCATGGCGTCAAAATGGTAATCATATTGTAATTTTAGGTCAAAGAACTGAAGGTTGGAACATGTTAGGACATAATGGCATCAAATGGGTGTGCAATATGGTGGGAAGAGTGAGAGAAATAACTGATAGACCAATCACAGTGAGGCTTCATCCAGGTGATAGTGGCCATAATAAGGCAAATGTTGAAAGAATAAGAAAAAGATTCGGTCATACTGTGAATGTTCGTACTGGAGGTGACATAAAAGATGATTTGGCTGATGCTTGGTGTTGTGTAGGATTCAATAGTACACCAAATTGTGTCAGTGTAATAGAAGGTATCCCAGTTTATCTTGATGAGCCTACTAATAGTTGGGCCAAGGATGTGGGATTTACTAATCTTGAGCAACTTTCTGACCCGCCAATGCCTGACAGAAATGAATGGCTTCATAAAATTGCACATATACATCATACTGGTGACGAAATTCTCCAAGGAGTATATTGGAACAAGTTTAAAAGCTATTATAAACTTTGATATTTTTTAATTTCACTGAGCCAAGTTTGATTATCTTTTAAGTTTCCCTTGGCACACCATATAAAACTAGTTTCGCCCATATCGAAGTCAACAAATGCTTGATCTAATGGTGCTCTTTTATATTTGGCTAGGGCAACATCTAAAGTTTCCTGATCTAAAAACCAATAGAATAAATCTTTTTGATATTCTTCAATAATTAAATTGGCATGATCACGAATTAGCTTAAAACTAGCGTCAGTTCCAGTATAAAAAATAGTACTAGCTAAATGTTGAGGCCATGGAACATGCTTTTTATGTTTTTTTATATATACATGAATGTCATATTCATTAGTAGGAAGAACAAAAGGCATCCTTACCAAACTGTCAACGTCTAAAAGTATGACATAGGTCGGTTTTTGTAAAAGTTGCCACAGTCTAACAAATCTTGTACAGGCGTAATAAGTTTTTACCAGATATTTCCAAAGTTCTTTGTCATCTCTTTTGCCACTTTGCATTTTTGCCTTACGTCTTATTAGTTCAAAATCATAATAAGGCCTTTTATATATTTGGTGGGCTCGTTCAACTAATTTTTCATCAAAGAATTCAAAACTATAACTTACATTATTACTTTCGCAATAGATTTTTGTAGCATCACTTGGGTTATATATATGAATATGTATAGGATGATTAAAATTTTCTTTGATACTGGCTATAAGAGTTTTGGCATGAAGATTAAAATAGACCTCGTCAGCGGCCATATAAAAAACTATGGAATTTTGGGGGAATTCTCCTATGAAATTCGGCGTATTCATGATTAAATATTTAACATATGAAAATTTCCTACTTTGAAAATCAAACAGCACAACAGAGTGAACCAGTGTGGCAGGGATTTTTAGAAGCCTGTAAAAAATTAGGTATTGAGCCTGTAGCAAATTCTTTAGATTGTGACTGTGCCTTAATTTGGAGTGTACTGTGGCGTGGTAGAATGCAGAAAAATCAAGAAATCTACAATCACTATAGAAATTTAGGTAAGCCTGTTTTTATTCTTGAAGTCGGAAGTTTGATCAGAGGACAAACTTGGAAGGTCAGTGTAAACAATATTACTCGAGATGGAATTTATGCTCATAATGAAAACTTTATACCAGATAGAGACAAAAAATTAGGTATTAAATTAAACGATGTCACTCCTAATAATAACAAACCTATATTGATAGCCGGACAGCATGATCAAAGTTTACAATGGACATATTCTGGATCATGTAAGGATTGGATGAGACAAAAAATTCTTGAGATTAGAAAATATACAGATCAAAAAATCATCGCTAGGCCTCACCCACGTAACTATCTTGGTCAAGATTTTGGCCATAATGTCATTCTTGATACACCTAAGAAATTATTAGGCACTTATGACAAGTTTGATTTAAGTTTCAACTATAAGGCAATCATAAATTTTAATAGTGGTGTAGGTATACAAAGTATTATCAATGGCTGTCCCTTAATCTGTGATGAATCTAGCCTAGCCTATGAACAAAGTGATATGCTGTCTAATATAGACTCCCCAAGAATTTTAGATAGAAGCAGTTGGTTTAATGCCATACTACATACTGAATGGACCATTGAAGAAATTAATGAAGGAACACCTCTTAGAAGGTTATTGAGTAAAGTAGACTTGACATAGCTTATCTAATTTTATACAATATACATATGAATACAGTTGATGATTTAATTTATTCTTTAAAACAAATAGGTTTCGATAATATCAATTCATCCATACCTCTTAAAGATAGAAAAATACTGAAAAATATATCATCTATGATGACTAAGGATTTGTATATTACGGAATCCCAATCTAATCTAGTATTAAAAATCTTAAAAGAAAATCAAGAACACTTAGGAAATTTTAAAGACTCTGTGCTAGAATTATTGGCAATGCCAATGTGGAAAAAAGAATTTAGAGTTAATGAAAAAATTCGTCAAATCTCACTAAAATACTCAAAAAATGAGGAAGCACAAATTCTAGTTGAATTTAGTTTTGATAAAGAAATCAAAAAAATATTGTCTATTATTAACTCTCAATTGAAATATGAAAAGCATGATTTAAATAATAAAGGCTACATATACTCATTGTCAGAAAAAAATATAGTAACTTTATATGATCAGTTGTCCCCACTAAAATTTAAGTTTTCCGATGATTTTTTGGAATTATATGAAAAAATTTCTAAACTTGATTTAAAACAAGTCCAAGAAAAATTTGAATTTGACCACCTTTATAAGAGTAAATTAGAACCAAATAATCATAAAATAGATACTACTAACCAGTTAATTGTTTTAGATCAAAAAATACGGTACCAGTACAATTTCAATGGTGAGTTTGACGAAAATACAAAAAATAGTTTAGAATATAAGATAGCCAACAGAGTACAAAATAAAGTTTTTATCAATAGTAACATAGTCAATTTTAATACTCTTTTAACCGCACTGTCTAATCTTAGTAGAAATCGAATTTTGATAATTTTTGACGATTTTTCACCTATCAATAGTATACATTCAATTGAAAAATTGATAAAATTTTTAGAGTCAAATATTCAAGAATATAATACTGGAATTTATTTTAGATTTGATAACAAACAAGAAGGACTAGCATTTAACAAGATTATATCACAATATTCACTGAATAAAAAATTAGATAACGATACTGACATAGTAGGTATTGGTAATGGAAAACTACCAAAATTCATGCTACACAGTAGTTGGTATCCAGATGCTGTAATCAGTTTTACCAATAGCCTTAGAAACAATAAATGTGATGTTTATTGTAATGACTGTGACCTGATAATTTATCATTTACCTGTAAAGCCATTAATATCAAATGTACATGAAATCCTGTAAATTAATAATAAAAGATGAAGTAAACATTAAATTTGAGGGGTTGCCATTAGAAGCACGTCGTAAGTTAGCCAACACCTTCAAATATGTATTGCCCTATGCACGTTTCCAACCTGCTTACAAGTTAGGACGTTGGGATGGTACAACTAGCCTATTTGGTATTGGAGGATCAGGGTACTTAACACACATAGAAAAAATACTTGGGGTATTGGATTCTATGGATATCGAAGTAACTGATATTGAAGATCACAGATCCAGTAAACAAATCAGTTTTACTCCGGTAACTGAAACATATTGGGCTGATCAGGGTAAGGTATGGCCTAAAGGTCATCAACAAGAAGGTCAACCTATATTGCTACGTGACTATCAAGTAGATGCTATAAACAATTTCCTTCAATATCATCAAAGCCTACAAGAGATTGCTACTGGTGCTGGTAAAACTATTACCACTGCTACTTTAAGCCAACTATGTGAGCCATATGGAAGGACTATCACCATAGTACCAAACAAAAGTCTAGTTGAACAAACTGAAGAAGATTTTCGTAATGTAGGATTGGATGTTGGTGTGTATTATGGTGATCGTAAAGAATTAAATTGTACGCATACAATATGCACTTGGCAAAGTTTAAACATATTGGATAAAAAAAGTAAAAATGGAGAAACAGATCAACTTACATTGGCTGAATTTTTAGATGGGGTTACTGCTGTAATTGTTGACGAAGTACACATGGCCAAAGCAGAGGTATTGAAAAATTTGTTAACACGTAACCTAAATAATGCTTGTATACGTTGGGGCCTAACTGGAACTGTGCCTAAAGAACCTTATGAACATGAACAAATTTTCGCCAGTATCGGTCCACTAGTTGGTGGCATTAAAGCTAGTGAATTACAAGAGCGAGGAGTCCTTAGTAATTGTCATGTGAACATTGTACAACTTGTTGACTTACCTGAATTTAAAAATTATGCAGATGAACTAAAGTATCTTGTTACAGATGAAACTAGGATGATTTATATTAGCAAATTTATTAAGAATGTAGCAGAGAAAGGCAATACATTAGTATTAGTAAATAGAATTGACACAGGCAAATTTATAGTAAATGAATTAGAAGGCAGCGTATTCATATCAGGCAATGTAAAGACAAAAGATAGGAAAGAAGAATATGACGAAGTGGCAACGAGTCAAAATAAAGTCATCGTCGCAACCTACGGTGTGGCGGCAGTTGGCATCAATATTCCTCGCATTTTTAATTTGGTTCTTATTGAGTCTGGCAAGTCCTTTGTACGTGTTATACAAAGCATTGGCAGGGGTATCCGTCGAGCGGAGGACAAAGACCATGTTGAAATCTGGGATGTAACCAGCACCTGTAAGTTCAGCAAACGACATCTTACAGAACGTAAAAAATATTATAAGGAAGCCCAATATCCATTCAGTATTCAAAAAATGGACTGGCAATAATCATGCAAATACTAACATTAGAAAACAAATTATTCTCATTAAACAATTTACCAGACGAAGTAGATGAAAACACAAGATTCGCTGTATTAGACAATAGTGATCCAAAAAATCCAGACTTCTTCTTTGTACCATTGATATTTTTAGAAAGTTTTAACAGCCCAGCTATAGTGTTAAAAATAGGTGATCAAGAAATCAGTATGCCTATAGATTGGAGCATTGTTGTAGGAGATGGCACTAGCAGTGTGGACGCTGAAATATTACCTCTAACTAGCCTAAATGATCGAGGATTTGATGCTGTAATTTTTAACCCTTTGAGCAGTTTCAAAATTGAATATAAGCCAATTGAGATTGTAAATTTTTATAATGATGTCAAATGGTATTTTCCTAAAATGCGTAATAACCATTTACTAGTAACTCCATTGAATTACGAAGAAAAGCCAGAATGTGCATTTTTTGTTAAAGAAGTAAGTAGGCAAAGTGAGCTGATTGATATTGGTAGGATTCTTTGATGGGGGAGATTTTTGAAAGTCCAGACGGTGGTCATACAGTATATGTAAGGAAACCTAATAGCACCGAAAGAGCTCTTGTCAGTATGGATCAATATGCTATAGATAGGAGAAATCAATTAGAATGGAATGAAATATGGTATAAAAAAGATTCCAACCCTGCTTTACAAAAGGCTGTTGAACGTGTTATAATGATCTATAGATTAGGTAAAGAAGATGGCAAAACTTGAATTAAAAGACATACTCAGTGCAGTAGATCAAGGCGGTAAAGACCTTTGGGATTTATTCACTGATGAACAAAAAAAGAGCGTAAGTTTCTTTTTATTGAACAGATATGTTAGTAGTGTAAAAACTAGTAAAAGAGAAGTTCAAGAACACTATGTATTATCAACAAACGAATTTTATAATAAACACTGGTCATTGTTTAATAAACATCCTAAATTACTTTGGCAGTTATTGTGTTGTTGTGGATATGAAAATAAACAAGAATATTTTCATGAATGGATTGGTTTTAAAAAGAAAAAGGGCGAAACTAAAAAATTAAAATTTTTACAGGATATATATCCAGATAGAAAACTGTGTGACCTAGAAATCCTAGCTGAAATCAATGGTGTGAAAGAACTTAAAAATTTAGCTAAAGACTTAGGTTGGGACGATTCACAAATTCAAAAATATTTTTAATGAATCAAGCATTTATTTGTAATCATTGTCAAAGTAAATTTACTAAGGAAAAAACTTTGATGGTGCATATGTGTGAACAAAAAAGACGCCATTTTGCTAAAAATGAAAAACATGTACAAATGGGCTTTCTAAGCTATTGTAGATTTTACAAATTATCACAGAAATTTGAAGGACAAAAAAGTTATGATGATTTTGCTAGAAGCCAATATTATAACGCTTTTGTTAAATTTGGTAGCTTTCTACACAATGTAAATCCTTTGTATCCAGAATATTTTATTGATTATGTAGTGGTCAGTGGAGTAAAACTTGATCACTGGTGTAATGAAAAATTATATGAATCCTATGTTCTTGAACTAATAAAAAACGAAAGTGTAGAAACTGCACTGCAAAGAAGCATAGCTACTATGATGGATTGGGCAGATGATCATAGTAGCATATGGAATCATTATTTTCTATACGCTAGCCCGACTAGAGCTACCTTTGATATTAAAGATGGAAAAGTGAGTCCTTGGCTATTGTTAAATAGTACTGGTGGTAGAAAATTATTAACACAATTTAGCGATGAACAGTTAGCAGAACTCAGTAATACTATAGATCCAGAATTTTGGGTTAAAAAGTTTCGTTCAAACTCAGATGATCTTGATCTAGTCAAACATGTTGTAAAGGAACATAACTTATGAGTACTGAAGTAAAAGAAATACCATTAGACATAGAAGTTAGGCTAGTCGAAGAAGATAAGGCAGTTTACGTACAGTTCACTGGTTTTGAAACTGTAGAGGATGCTAAGGAATATACTGAATTTTTGGCAGATAATCTACCATTACTAATGTTTAACAGTGAGGTCAAGCACTGATGCCTGACATCGACATCGATTTTGCCAATAGAGATCAAGCACTAAATTTGATACCTCATATCAAGGCAAGACGTGAAGGACCTGATGGGGTAGCTGTACATAATACAGGTATATATGTTCAAAGTATACCTTATGACCCTTTGACAAAAATAGCAGGCATAGAATACAAACAAGCCGAACAACGTGGCTATTTTAAAATAGATTTTCTCAATGTTAACATCTACAAAGATGTACAAAATGAAGCTCATTTAACACAATTAATGGAGACAGAACCACTATGGGAACTATTACTACAAGACGAGTTTACGGATCTACTATTTCATTTGAAAGGGCATGGGACTATTCTGAAGAAGACCCAACCTACTTCCGTGGAACAATTAGCTGCCGTCCTCGCTATGATCCGACCATCCAAGAGGCACTTGATTGGAAAATCATGGCCCGAGATCATGATGGAAGTTTGGACGAAACCAGAGAATGACGAGTATTATTTTAAGAAGCCACATGCTGTAGCCTATGCTATGGCTGTAGTAGTACAGATGAATTTAATTTGTGAAAGCTTGAGTTATGATTATAGTTAGATCTTTCTAACTAATTCAACACTACGACGTTTAGCTCTTTTTAAACTCATATTAAGTAAGTTTACTGTGGGACCTAATACTATACGAACACCTTTACTATTGAAAGTTTTAATACAATATTTGAATATATCTATCTCAGCTTTCAAAAATATATTGATGGGTATTTGACGATTACTTTCCCACCACCAAGTTTCGCCCATCAGAATGAATTGATTTTTTTCTTCTGGTGTTCGTATAGCATCAATATCGTAGAAAGTTGTAACAAATTGATCTTGATTAATTATGATCCCAACATATTCCTGCTCACCATAGTTTAACACGCTGATAAAGGGTAATTGCTCTTTTGTTGTATCTCTTAGCTTTTTAGCCATATAAATAATGTTAGGAGTCCAAATGCATAAAATTCAAGTTTATTTATATCCAAATCGTATAACTGTACTTACCAATTTGGATAATAATTCAGCTAATACGGAGTGGCGAATAGTGTACCAGCGTAACGTAAAAATATATAAAGGCATTGATAATGTCATAGAAATAGAAGTAAAAAATCATGATCAGAAACGTATTGAGATTGGTAATGATCTATTAAAACTAGTTTTAATGGATCAAAGTCGAAACCTCATTGGTACTTATACCGCAGAAAATATGGAAGACAGTACACAAGTAGGCCTTGCACGAATTACTATACCTACATCTGACTTAGACGACTTGGATCCACAATTTTTGAAATTTGCTGTACTAAAAGATCAAATGATGGGTCCTGAAGTGCTAACTTATACTGATAGTCAATACGGTGCTGTTGGAACTATGCAATTATTAAATGGACTTAATTATATTACCACTAGCACTAAAGTATATGATAGGTTTACTCAAGAGACTAACTACACTGCTGGAAGATGGGAAGACCGAAAAACTTACTACAATAGCGAAGGCATTAGCTTAAATGATTATAGAGCCAAAAAAATAACAGAAGTTAAATTAAAAATTAAAATGACTAATTTCTACGGAACTGTAAAGGTTGAAGGTACAAAAACTGAAGTTATTGGTAATGAATCATTTAGAAACCCTGCAATACTTTTAAACTTTACTTGGGATGGATATAATGGGATTTGGACAACAGATCCATTGCCTATTGATGATTTAAATTATTTAAGAGTTAGATATATTAAAACAGCCGGATCACTTGATTCAGTTAGTCTTCTAGTGTAAAATAAGGAATGAACCTTATTGCTGATACTATATTAAGTCATTTACCTTACAGTCGAAAGACCACTCCAAGTGGATGGATCAGCTTTAATGCTATTTGTTGTAGTGATCGTCGTAATAGAGGCGGCTTCATTATAGATGGGGAAAGTTTAAGTTACCACTGTTTTAACTGTGGATTTAAGGCAAGTTGGCAACCAGGGCGTAGTATTAGTGTAAAAATGAGACAGTTGCTACAATTATTATCAGTACCAACAGATATAATCAGTAAAATATATATTGAAGCAATGCGTCTTAAAGATACAGAAATAGTTGAACAAGAATTACATGTTCCAAAGTTTGTACCTAAGACATTACCCAGAGGTAGCAAACGAATCATTGATTTACTTGATGACCCAAGCGACCAATTAATATCAGTGATAGAATATATATACAGTAGAGCTTTGACCTTAGAGGACTATGATTTTTATTGGAGTTCAGAAGAAGGTTTTGACAATAGATTAATTATTCCCTATTACTTTAGAAATCAAATTGTAGGATATACCTGTAGAAGAATTGATGAAGGTAAGGCAAAATATCTAGCAGAGCAACAACCAGGTTATGTGTTCAATTTAGATCGTCAAAATTATCATAGACAATTTATTATTGTTTGTGAAGGGCAGTTTGATGCTATTAGTATAGATGGAGTTGCTGTAATGAGTAACGAAATCAATAAACAACAAAGTATGTTAATTAATCAATTAGGTAAAAAAGTTGTTGTTGTTCCTGATAGAGATCAAGCAGGTTTAAAAATTATAGAAAGTGCATTAGACAATAATTATAAGGTAAGTATGCCAGATTGGGATAATGATATAAAAGATATTAACGATGCAGTTAAATATTATGGCAAACTAAAAACTCTTTTGATTATTAAAAATGCAATATTAGAAAGTGAATTAAAAATTAAACTTAGGAGCAGAGAATGGTTAAAATCTTTAGAATTTTGATATATTATGTCACTTATCCATATTATTATCTAAAAGAAAAACAAAGAATAAAAAAGAGACTTGAGGAATTAAGAAAACAAGATCCGTTTATATACAAATGATTTATTGGGGTGTCAATGCTAATAACCACGACAGTAGTCTGTCAATAGTATCTGATAATCAGATATTATTTGCTGCTCATAGTGAACGTTATAGTAAAATTAAGAACGATAGTGATATAGATTCTAATTTGATAAAAGCAGCATTAGAATATGGACCTCCCAATCTAATCATTCAACACGAAAATCCTTGGAATAAAAGTTTAAGACAATTTTTAGCTGGACAAGGTATCATTAATAATTCTTTAAAAAAATATTTTAAAGATCATACTAAATCAAAAATTATTAATGTTAATCATCACCTAAGCCATGCTGCTGCTGGATATTTTACTAGTGGGTTTGATCGAGCCTGTGTACTTGTAATAGATGCTATAGGTGAATTTGAAACTTTGAGTATTTGGCAGGCAGAAGGATCTAAACTAATTAAAAAATTTAGTTTAAAATATCCTAATAGTATAGGTCTTTGGTACAGTGCTATGACAGATCGTATTGGTCTTAAACCTAACGAAGAAGAATATATATTAATGGGTATGGCTGCTTTTGGTGACCCTAATAGATTTTATTTTGATATTTTTGATGATTTCTTTACTCATGCATCCTATTCAAATATAAAATTTAAAAAAAATCTACATCGTGGCTGTAAAGATTGGAAGACTGATCTGAAATCAAAACAAGATTTATTTGATATTGCTGCCTCTACTCAATGTGTTTATGAAAAAGTATTTGATTTTACATTGAATAAGGCTAGGTCTTTGGTACCTAGTAAAAATCTAGTATTAATGGGAGGTTGTGCTCTTAATTGTAGTGCTAACTCTATAGCATTTGAATATTTTAATGATATTTGGATTATGCCTAATCCTGGTGATGCAGGTAGTAGTTTGGGCGCAATTTTAGCACATACAAGAAAAAACATAGGATGGAAAGATGCATTTCTAGGACATAATATAGAACCTACAACAGATGTTAATCAAATAGTCGATTATCTAATTGAACATAAAATATGTGGGGTAGCTCAAGGTAGAGAAGAATTTGGTCCGAGAGCTTTCGGAAATCGTAGCTTACTTGCTGATCCAAGAGGTCCTGATATTAAGGACCGTGTTAATCAAATAAAACGTAGACAAGAATTTAGACCGTTCGCTCCTATGATACTTGAGGAATACGTTACAGAACATTTTGAAATATTGGGTTCCCCTCGACATCATAGATATATGCAATACACCAGTAGATGTAGACATCCAGAGCAATTTCCTGCTATAGTACACAAGGATGGAACAAGTCGTGTACAATCAGTACCTAAAGATGGTTCAAGAATTAGACAACTTTTAGAATATTGGTTTTTAAAAACAGGATGCCCTATGTTGCTTAACACCAGCTTGAATATTAAAGGACAACCTCTAGTGCATGATATTAAAGATGCAGAATATTTTCAACAAACTCATAATATTAGAGTTTTTACATAAGGACTTATATGACTAGACAAAATGCTGATTATGGATACGACATCCAAAAAATTTATTTAGAACTTATGCTTAATGACAGCGAAACATTTGTTAGATGTCAAAGCATATTCGATCACGAACTTTTTGATCGACGATTACAACCTACAGCAAAATTTATCAATGACTATGTGGTAGAACATAATATTCTTCCAACATTTGAAATTGTTAACGCTGCAACTAAAAGTAACTTGGTAAATCCTGGTACTATTAGAATAGAACACTATGATTGGCTACTACAAGACTTTGAAACCTTTATTAGACATAAGGGACTTGAAAGAGCCATTATCCAAAGTGCAGACTTGTTGGAGAAAGGTGAATATGGCCCAGTAGAAGATCTAATTAAACGAGCAGTTCAAATTGGTCTACAGAAGGACATGGGCACTGACTACTTTTTAGATCCTAGAAGTAGGCTAATGAGTATTAAAGATAAAAATGGTCAAGTTAGCACAGGATGGACTGCTCTTGATCAAAGACTATTTGGTGGATTTAATAGAGGTGAACTTAATATCTTCGCTGGTGGTAGTGGAGCCGGTAAAAGTTTATTCCTAGCCAATCTCGGACTTAATTGGTCTATAGCAGGTCTTAATGTACTTTATGTAACATTGGAACTTAGTGAAGAACTTGTTAGTATGCGTATTGATAGTATGGTGACAGATATACCAACTAAGGAAATTTTTAAACAAATTGACGAAGTTGAAATGCGTGTAAGAATAATAGGTAAGAAGAGTGGTAGTTATCAAATTAAGTATATGCCCAGCGGTAAAACTGCTAACGATATACGTAGCTATATGAAGGAGTTTGAAGTAAAGGCTGGACGTAAGATTGATATCTTGCTAGTAGACTACTTAGATCTATTGATGCCTATGAGTCGTAAGATCAGTGCAGAAAATTTGTTTATCAAAGATAAATTTGTCAGTGAAGAACTTAGAAACTTGGCTGTAGAAAAGAATGTAGTACTAGTAACTGCTGCTCAATTGAACAGAGGAGCAGTTGAAGAAATTGAGTTTGATCATAGTCATATCAGTGGAGGACTCAGCAAGATTCAAACTGCTGACAATGTATTTGGTATCTTTACTAGTCGTGGTATGAGGGAAAAAGGTAGATATCAAATTCAATTGATGAAAACTCGTAGCAGTAGCGGAGTAGGTACTAAAATTGATCTTGAATTTGATATGGATACTCTACGTATTAGAGATCTTAAAGAAGAGGACATGGGTACTGAATATAAACCGGGCAGTACAGTATTAGATACTATACGTCAACGTAGTGCTACAGTAAGAGAAGATCCCACAGAAGGTTCAAGCTTGAAGACTAGTCGAGTTGATGTACAGACTACTAAACTTAGGCAACTACTTAATAACTTGAATACCGAAGACCTATAAACTAGTAGTTTATGTCTCGTTCATACTCCTTAAATACAGTATGGACGAGATCGGTATCATAACACAATTACTGGAAATTGGCAGCCCTATTGCGGCTGCTATTATTGCCTTTTATTTTGTATATCTTACTATAAAATTTATTCTAGCCGGCGTGACCAATAGTGTTAATGGAATGGCCAAGATCATCAGAGGATTAGATAGTAGAGTCTTTACTATGACTAATCAACTTATACAAATTGATGTTAAGGTTAGTACTGCTCTAGGGCTAAAACCAGACTATGAACGTTTGAGTAGATCCGAAATTAAGGATAAGAGAAAAGACTAATGAATTCAACCGATCTAATCACATTTATTAACAAATATGGATTTCCCATAGTGTTCTCAGGCTGCTTGGGAGCATTGATTTGGTATATTTGGAATTGGGTAACTAAAGAAATTAAACCAGTTATCGGACAGGCCAACGAAACCCTACTTGAATTGATTGATCGAATTCGAATGTTGGACAATGACCTAATCCGACTAAATCAAAAAGTTGAAACTGTGATGGAATTGAGAGGCGAACGTATAGAAAAAGAAACCGAACAGTTTGATGACCTAATTAATAATGAGCCACCAAATAAAACTGAAAACGGGAACATACAACAGTAATAGACCCACCATTCGTCTCTGAACCATTTCCGCCTCAAATAATTCAATCTCTTTAGGGTTTAAACTTTGTCTTACTTCCTTGCTTAATGTACTAGATCCTGTAACAAATAATATTGATCCGTAGAGTAAAAATACTGTATATAGGGCAGCTAACATCATCATTATTTCATTCTGTTATCATCAATAAATTTAATTTCATCCACTAGAGCATCCGCATCAGTTTTGAAATTATTAAAATCACTTCGAGTGATGGTCTTATTGAGCTCTTCTAATAATTTCTGTGCCTCAGCATTATGCTCAGCACGAGCAGCATATAACCAACGGAAGGCATTTTTCTTATCACCTATCTGTGTATAATATTTTCCAAGACTTAGCATAGCTGGTATCTTACGCTTCATTGCACCTTCCTTGAGATCACCTATTACACTTTCTATTTCATTATCACTGCTGTTAGGATCACTAAACACCATCATGGCTAATCTATAACTGGCCTGTTCATTGACCTTGGCTGCTTGACGTAAAAACTGCATGGCCAAACTACGACTTTCACCTTCAACTAGGTCTACTATACGTAGGGCTAGATCGCTATTGATCTTTTGACAAAACTCTCTGAATACAGCATGTACATAGGGTTTTAACTCTGTTGGCACTAGGTTTTTTTGTACCATATTGATTAATTCATCTAATGCTTGACTATCCTGCTTGCTCACACGCCACATCATGATACGTGTAGCTGGGCCATACTTGGCATCATGTTTCATTGATATAGCATCATTTAGTGTACGATTACGGGCTGCTTGATCATTGACCACAGCGGCTACTAGTTCACTATGGCTCTTAGAAATAGTTTGATTTTGAGTTTTTTTTACTGTTTTATTAAGATGTGGATTGGGCTCTGCACCTTCAATATCCACACTCCATATTTCCATGGGCGCTACATTCTTAAACTCTTGTACTCCCCTACTGATAAATTTATGATTTTTTATCTTAGGAGCTACTAGACGATAGACAGCATCGGTCATGGTAACACCACCATGGTCGGCTAGACTTTCACAACGAGCAGCAAGATTCACAGCATCGCCCATGAGGTTAGTACCATAGATCCATACTTCGCCCATGTGCATACCCACACGCCAACGCATGCCATTATTGAGACTGCGTATTAGTGCTTGCATTTCTATGCCAAAGCGTACAGCATCCACTACACTGGCGAACTCAATAAGTACACTGTCTCCTCCTGTGTTGAACAATCGACCCCTACTACGGTCGATTAAGGGATCAATAACAGCACGACAGGCATCTAACTTGGCCAACGTCCCTGCTTCATCTTGCTGCATCAGTGTGCTATAGCCAATAACATCACTACAGATAATGGTGGCTAGTTTGGTTTCCATACAAGTATTTATTTGATTTGGCTACGTAATCTAGCGACCTCGTTGTGTAATTCTTTATGTCTATTGTGCAGGCGACGAATCTCCTGTTGTAGAGTATTGATTTGACGCTGCAACATACGCATAAGATCATAATCCTGTGGGTTCTTGGCCACATTGTCACTGCCCATACTTAGGGGACTATGTCTATTATCTAAACTAGATTCTACATTATATTGACTTTGAATTAAGTTCTTCATTTTTTCCCCTTATACACTGTTTAGATTACTTATCACTTAAATACATTATACAGGATCTAGTTTGAAAGGACTTGAACAAGCTTTTGACCAACTGTTCTCTGAAACTCTAGAACATCAGGGATGGATGGTCCCAAAAACCTTGCAAAGGACTATGGTTTCTATTCTTATTAATAAAGTAGATAAAAATCCTTGGCAACCGCAACCCAGCTACGCTGAACAATACCTTACAGCACGCTCACCACAGGCTCTACGCAGCTTGGGTGATACTTGCTGGTTTACTCGTGCAGTATTTCCCAAACTAGGCACACGCAGAGGTATTAGTGCCAGCTACTACACAGACTTAGGACAAGGCTGCTACAATAGACTATTACAACATACAGGCCCAGACACTACAATTGAAATGATGATTCGTCACTTTGACTTTCTTGCTGAAGTGGCTTGGACTGTGATACATAGCCAAGGCGAATTTAGGGAAATGTGGCTGTAGGGAGAACATGCTGCGAAGCGCAGCAAACCGCCGTTAGCGATTTTTTACTCCATTAACTGCTACTATTATATAAATACCACACACGAAAAATACCTATCTTATAAACTAAAAATTAAATCTAATGCGATATTTTATATTAACACAGCAATACAACGAAGATTACTTATTACCTATTTTTCTCAAGCATTACCAACAATATGTAAATGCCGAAGATATAAAAATTATTGATCACGGAAGCACTATGCCTATACCTACAGCGGGCTACGATAGAATATACATACCTAGAAACAAACCATTCAGTGAATTTAATAGACTACATAGCATGAGACATATAGCAGCTAGTCTGCTATTTTCTTATGATTTTGGCATTATAGTTGATATAGATGAATTAATCAATCTCTCTGCATTACCTCAACTTGAATTTACTCATAAAGAAGTTTATTACGTAACAGGGTTTGAAGTGTTTTATAGACAAACCGAACAGGGAAGAAGACTTAGAGGATTTTGGAATCCAAATATGAGCAAACCTAGTGTGTTTAAAGACTTGCCTAATTGGGACCTTGGATTTCATCGATGCGACCAACCTATAGTAAATTTTTCATTGCCCATGGCTCATATAAGATATTTGCATCCAGATCGAGCTAAAAATAGATTAAATTTAAGAAATGAAATTCATCAAGAAATGCTCGACCTTGAAAGAAATTCAGGAGTTAACTTGCATTGGCAACGTGGCCTGCAAAATTTAAGTAATTTTTATGAATACGTAAACCTAACTAATTTTACCTGTGAGAATTTGGATCAAAATTACTTAAATAAACTATATGAAAGATTTATGTCGGACCCCACCTCATTAGATTTCCATTATAAAAAATTACCTATAGAATTTGATCTAACTGATTATTTTCCACAATTGATTTTCTAGCTGAAGTGGCTTGGACCGTTATACATAGCCAAGGACAATTTCGAGAAATGTGGCACGACGATTGATATCTATTAAATAGTATTTTAATAATATAAAATGCTATGTTAAAAGATCAAGCTCTAGAATTTTTTATTCAACTACAGACAGATATAATCTCTGACTTAGAATCATTAGATGGAAAACAATTTATTACAGATACTTGGCACAGACCAGAAGGTGGAGGTGGTACTAGTAGACTGGTAGAAGATGGTAACATATTTGAACGTGGTGGCTGTAACTATAGCCATGTATTTGGAAAAAAATTACCACCTAGTGCCAGTGAACATAGACCAGAACTTGCTGGACAGAGTTGGGAGGCAGCAGGCGTTAGCCTAGTCATGCACCCAAAGAATCCCTACGTGCCCACAGCGCATCTTAACGTGCGTATGTTTATCACAGAGTCAGGACAGGGTTGGTTCGGCGGTGGTATGGATCTTACCCCATATTACTACTTTGAACAAGACGCTGTACACTGGCATGGTATTTGTAAACAAGCACTAGACCCCATTGACACAAACCTATACCCCAAGTATAAACAATGGTGCGATAACTACTTTGATCTTAAACATAGAAACGAATCAAGAGGCATTGGCGGCATATTCTTCGACGATCTCTCCCGGCCTTCAATGGAACAGGCATTTGACATAGTTAAAGCTACTGGACGAGCTTTTATTAAAGGCTATGCTCCCATAGTAACACTGAGAAGGGATATGCCCTATACACAACGAGAACGTGATTGGCAACTACATCGTAGAGGTAGATACGTAGAGTTTAATCTAATCTACGACAGAGGTACACTGTTTGGCCTACAGAGCATGGGACGTACTGAAAGTATATTGATGAGTATGCCTCCCTTGGCTAGTTGGCAGTATGACTATAAACCAGCATATGGAACTAGGGAAGATGACTTATTGAAGAACTTGGTGCCTAAACAGTACGTATAGGCCGAAGGCTCCGCGAAGCGGTAGAAACGGTAGCCCAAATTTTAAAACCATTACAAACAGATTACAACTTATTAACCAATAATCTTATGAAATCTGCTAACAAAGCATGATGAGTATACTGATGCCAATGCTGCTGCATATAGCGATCCATATACCAAAAACTGTCACTCTCTGGATGAGGCCCAATTAGACCAACCCTACCCTCAATTAGGGCCGCACAGTCACCATTAGTATAACTGGCTATGCTACTAGAAGGCTTGGCTCCTAATAGGCTACACCCATCATAAAAAAACATGGTTTCATTATGACCCATCCAAGTAACATTAACTACTGTGCTGTAACTACGACGTACACTGGCTCCGGGACGCCGAATATACTGCACTGGATTGATATCCTTGACTAGATCAAAATATAAGGGACCGGCCCAGTAGGCTCCCATACAGATGCCAAGATAATGCCCACCCTCTAAACAGTACTGCTGGACTAAGGGCTTGGAGGGCTCTAATAATCTATGCCAACTGTCCGCATCCCCTAGGCCACCGGGCACACAGAATAACTGATACTTACGTAATCTCTGTAAGGTTAACTGGTCTGGACTGATACAGTCTACGTTGGTGAGTCCATATAAAGATGACAATACCCTTACTAGACCGTGTGCACTGTGTAGGCTACACTGGGGATGGTTCAGCAAAACTGCTGCTCGGGGCTTGGCCATAATACTATATTTACACTAGAATTATGGAGTTTTGATTACACAGAATTTACTTATTCCAACGATCTAAATCGTAATCTTTGACCTCTTGCCGACTGCCCAGACTAGAACTGGCTAGAAATCCTAGAAATATGATAAATCCTATGACCTCAACCCATACAGCTAAATCAATCTCACTATAGTCTATCATAATACAGATCCTTTCAAGAATTATTTAGCAGAATCCGAACCGGGTCTACACTAAAAAAAAGCTGTAAAAAAATTTTTTAATATGAAGTACTTAGAGTTTTCAGGGGGTTTTTCTGCCACCATGGGTTCTGTAGCAGCAGCGCTATAAAATATATAATTTATTTTTATAAGCCACCACCCAAGACATCCTTCAGAGATAAAAAAAGTCCTGACGGTGTACTCACATCAGGACCTAAAGGGGGCCTAGTCTAGTCTACTGCCTGCGTATACACGCTCAAGTCCAAGTTGAGCCTTCAGGACCTGTGCAAAGGCTTCAGCGCCGTCCTCCAGTATGCCTACACTCTGTACGCCTAGTCTGCTGGGGTTCCAGTACTGTAGGCTACGCTCGTAGCCATTGCGAGTAAAGCCTGCTGCTAACAGTGCCCGACCCAGTTTACTGTTAGCCCTAACGCCGTAGACGTCTACCCAAGCAAAGCCACAAGCGTCCCTATCACCACGTAGTTCTAAGCTCTTACGTGCTTGGCTGTTAGCGGCTTGGAGTGCTTGTTCTACAGCCTGTTGTACCTGTTGTTCCATTTGCTAGTCCTTTGTGTTAATGTCTAAGTGTTCGTAGTATACGCAGGTTCTAAAAGCCTGTCAACCCGTGTGGGTATTGGCTAAGTTCACAGTGTGGATGGGCACTGAAAGAATATAGAAGTCAGTGAGATCTAGTGTGCCGTAGAGGCTGAGGTGTTGTTGTTCTGCGGCTCGTTGTGCCTCTAGTGCCTCATCCAGGGAAGTGTAGAAGCCTAAGGTGCCATCGTAGTCTGGGTCCAAGAGGCTGCTGGCCAGTGTGGGTTGGCCCAAGTTCTGTAGAATGTAGATCAGGATAGTGTCAAACATCTGTGTTCCTTTCTGTGTCTGTATGTTCGTATTGTACGTTCGTTCTAAAGACCTGTCAACCTGTGTGGGTATTTTGGCCTGACTGGAGGGATTCGAACCCCCGACCGACGGATTAGAAATCCGTTGCTCTATCCTACTGAGCTACAGTCAGTTGGTGCCCGTAGCCGGACCTTTTGGTGCTCCGACCCGGACTCGAACCGGGACTCCCGAAAGAAGTGGATTTTAAGTCCACTGCGGCTACCTATTACGCCATCGGAGCATGACTTCTATTATACTTACTCTTTATCGCTTCTGCAATCTTCCTTTTATGTTCTTCTGATTTAGGTTTACCTTTATTAGCCTTTCCTCCTGATGCCTTGTTGCCTCTTGAATTCCTACGACAAGCCTCTTCGTAACCATACTTATCTACTGAGCGATCCCATGCACTTTTCCAAGTTCCATTAGCGATTTGATCATCTATATTCTCTTTGTAGGACCCCCAATAAAGGTGCTCGGGATTAGAACATTTTGCATTGTGACAAGCATGACATAGTACTATTTTCTTTTCTATAAAAATATCAGTGCCTAAAAAGTCTGCTAGCAATCCACGGAACATTGTTGAGTATCCACCACGCTCTTTACAAGGAGTGTTTAATCTTAAATGTTGTTTTCTTTCTTCTTTTGGTTTATCTAAATAATTCATATTGATCCCCTTCTACATTTATTTATAATAAACACGGAGAACCAACATGATTTGTGTCTACCTATTCCACCATACGGGCCTGTGTCTATTTAGCGGGTTCCAGGCTGGCTATGCCCAGTTCCTGCATGCCTTGTTCTGTGAACTTCACTGGGAAGCCTACGATCCTGCTGACATCTTGTTCAAAGCCCCTGTCAGTGTAGACTTCCCAGGGACCATCGTGTGCCACTAGGACTTCTGTTACAATCCTGTCTGCTAGGGCAAGATGCCTGATCGTTATAGCATCTACATTGAACTTCATACCTTTACTGTTCATCCACAGACTTGAGCCATCGCAAGTCGCAGAATCTATAACAGTGAAGCTGTGCTCTACACAGCCCTCTGCAAAGTGTGTCATAGTCATATTCTTTAGCATGTTATAATCCTTAGCCTAATAGTGCCTTTACTCGCACATACTCTCCACCGCCAACTCGCAATTGCACGTCGCAGTCACAAGAGGTACGTTTCACCTTGTTGGTGTAGCCTGCTAAAAAAAGCATAGTCTCAAGTTCTTTAGCCAACTTGTCTGCTTCTGCTCGGCTATAAAGCCTAAACGCCACATGTCGCAAGCTGTGGTCCTGCTTGCACTTGTCTGTAAAAGAGCCAGCATAGCCAAAACTCTTCATGTTAATGAAACGTGCAAACAGACGCACAATTTTAGTCGTTGCCAACATCTCAGCTCCTTGTTGTTTACTATACAAGCATTATACAGGGGTTCTAATACCCTGTCAACCTGTGTGGGTATTCTAGGCCACCGTTATACTACCTATAATGTTGTCGATCTACAACCTATACCCAGGATCCCTGTATGGTTCTGCTTGACAGGGCCTGTTATTGGTATTATAATAGAATGTTACCGACACCATATTCTAGCACACTCTTCCATCTCTTTTTTAGGCACCAGACCGGAGCGACCGGGGCTTGAAATGCTTGGCGATATCCCGATTCGAATCAGGGATGGACAGAACGCCGCAGTGTTGAATGTGCTAGAATATGGTGCCCCCTCACGGAGTCGAACCGCGCACCAACGGATTATGAGTCCGCTGCTCTAACCAAGCATGAGCTAAGGGGGCCTTGTACCGCAAGCATAGACCTGCTCACTGTCTCCATCCTCGGTTTCCCTATTGACTTCGGCGTAAACATGTCCTTCCTTCAAGGCCTGTAGTGCCATTTGTCTTGCTTCTTTAAGACTCTTTGTAGCATAATACAGACTTTGATGGCCACGATCGTCTGTGGCCATGACTTCATACAATTCCCAACTCATTAGTACGGAGCATCCTCCATGTCTTTTACCTCATCGTACGTGCTCTTCGCACTCTTCTTCTCTGCTGGTGCCTTAGTAGCCTTGGGTGAGCTCTCAGGCTTCACAGCCTTAGGTGCCTTCTCCGTCTTAGCCTTAGGAGTATTTGAGTCAATGAAGTCTGCAAAGGTAGCCTGTGCAATGACATCACTGAACTCGGCCATTGTACGTAATACTTTCACAGCCTCAAGCTTGGTACTGGGCTGATCCAACTCTACTAGACGAACATCCTCGTGTCCACCCTTCATTAGTACTTTGACACGCATGACATCATTGGCGAAACGTACCTTGTACTCGCCTTCTCTCTTGCTGATACCTGCTACTGTGAATAATTTACTGGTTGCCATCTTATTTGCCTTTCGTATTTAACTCTGTTAGTATTAATGCTAATCTTTTAGCATAGTCATATTGTACTATCGAACACAGAACTTGTCAAGCCTTGCCTTATTGAATTTGGCTAATTGTTTAGCCGTTAATCGTTGCCCATTCACAACAGCCGCACTGGTGGGCATGTATATGTGTTCGTGTGTATGTGTACACACACGCACAGCTAGACCATTACTGATCGTAGTCGCTGTCCAAGCCATGGCCTTACTCATCATCTAGATCCTCCTCATCGTAGGCAAAGCGTGGGCTCAGTTCGTTGGCATCTAACATGTCACGCACCTCATCCGTGCTCAGCCAGTTCAGTGCCTCACTGAGCATGAGCATGGGATCTACCAAGCCATCTTCTACAAGACTTAAGGCAAAGTCTCTGGGATCTCTCTTAAACAGTTCCTTGTCCATTGTCAGCTCCTTTGTTTAACAGCATAACCATATTATACTACCAATCAATACCCCTGTCAATCGCAGGGTCTTTTTACCTGTTCTACGAAGAATCCACTCTGCTCAGCGGCCCTACGCTCCATGAGAGCCTGCTCCTGCCGGCGAGTGGCCTCCACCATGTCTGCAATCAACTGCTTCTGCTTTCTTGCGGGAAGATGCTGCATATAGTATATGAGAACACTCTGCAAGTAGCCTGCTTCGAAGGCATGACTGTGATGATATCTTTGGTGTGCGGCCTCACTGAACTTCTTTAGTACAATGTTCAGCGAGTCCTGGTTTGGCGTAGTCCACATTCCCATTTCGTTGCTCCTTTGTTTACAGTATGTAGATATTATATGTCCATTCCAAAAACCTGTCAACTTGTAGGGTCTTTACCCTGTGTTGTAAGTCTACTACAAGGTGTTGCTAGAGTACAACGGCCGCACTCGCCTAGCCCAGCCCTCAGGCACAGGGTCCTTAGGCTCCTAAACGGTGTAGAAAAGTGTGAAAAAGTGTGAAAAAGTGTGACAAAATCAGCGTTATACTTCATAAGACTGTCCTTGCTCCATGCGGCTAGGGTAGTAGAAAAGTGTTAAGGGAGGTTTCGGGCCACTATGCTCAAATGGTTACTCTGTGTAGTCCAATCCATCTCTCTTGCTCTAAGTTCCTATAATGTTCTATGTTCATAGTCAAAAAAAATCCCCCGGGAGCGAAGCGGGGGATCAAAAACCTGGGAGCGAATCAGGTTTTTACGGGCTTGTGTTATACTCTTTTCATGCAAGTCAATTGTGCTACTTTCTTCCAGTTGGGCATAGAGGCCTTCAGTGCCGCTACCTTAATGACCATTCGTAAGCTCAGTTCACGCATCATATGCTTGTTGGTGTCAATAAAGTCAATGACTTCTTCCTTCTCATAGTCTGCGAACTCGAAGCCATTAGTCTCAAAGAGGTTATGATCCTTTGTAACTTGACGGATTCGTAGCAGTTTCTCACGATCGGTATCTATAGTAAGATCCAAGTAGTGACAACGACTCTCCAGTGCTTCTAAGTGGTCACGCAGTTTCTTGCTCTTTACGTTCTCAAACTTAATGTTGGTGATGAAGATAGCGCCACCTTTGAATTCGAACTTATTGGGTACTCCTTCGCTGTGCAGACTACGACTATCCGTGTTCCAGTGTATAGTACGTTTCGCAGAGCTGTCCAGTGCCGCTTTCAGTATGTTAAGGCTCAAGTCGTCTAACAGTACGCTGTCGCAGTCGTCGAAAACTAGTATGTTCTTCTTCGCAGAGAACTCGTAGAGTTTCTTATACAGTCCAATGGCACTCATTGCGCCTTTGACCACTTCGTACTTCTTCAGTTTTTGGTCCTGTGCCACGTCTGCGAACACGTCATGTCTGCTCAGTACCTTTTCAACTCCATAGCTTTTTCCCACACCCGGGGGACCAGAGACAATCATAGCCCGTACGTCACCCTTCTTCACAGCACGAGTCATATCGTCTAAGATGTTGAAGCGTTCGCGCAGTCGTTCGATGATTTCTTCGTCAGTCTCGCGGGGTTTCGTTGGGTTCTTAGCAGTCATTTCAATAGTATTAGGGGTCAAGTTCATAACATCAATCATCTTAGGCATAACGTCGCTCCTCAGCGTTAAGGCTTAATATTACAGTGATTCGTCTTCGTTGTCAAGCAGTTCAACTAGAGTTTTCGCACCGTATTTACTATCTGCTTCAATCTCCGCATCCAGATAGTTCGTTGCGTCCAGTTCTGTGGGCATCCAGCCGTCCTTGAGATAGTAGAATGTGCCCTTATATTTCACCACGTCCATTATGCCCGTTCCTTGCAGTAGTCAGCGAACTCAGCGTGGGTGCCTTTGAACATGGGGTCACCCTTATAGTCCATTATAATAACCTCCTCGTCGTAGACATGATACTCAAAGTCTTGTCCATCGTCTCTCTTTAGTATGGGGGCATGAAGATAGAAATTGCCCGTTTCAGTTTTGAAGTGAGCTACCATTTGAGCAGCCAAACAGCCCATACCGTTGGCCAATTTTGCTCGCTTTTCTCCAAAGCCGTTGACGATGTCATAGCCCATTAAGAATTCAGCAAGTTCTGCTCCGTGCCCAGAGGGGTAGCCATCGTATTGACGATAGAGACATACTACGGGGTGTCGGCCCTCATAGACATAGGTTAATGATCTCGTTCCCATTTCATGCTCCTTTGTTTCAGTTCAATAAGTATAGGTTCATTCCCTAGACCTGTCAAGTCCTTGGGTCTTTCTAGTCTCTACGCCAGTTCAGTACATTGCCTTTACCGTATTGTGCTTCTCCCAGTTGGATCGCCGCCCAGTCTGTGTCAGCATGGACATAAGCGTCAATGGTGTTGAAGTCGTCGAGTCGGATCCAAAGTTTATATCTATACACTTGAGTCACCATACCTTCTATCTTATTGAGAATGTTGTCCCGGCGTCCAAGGACGTTGCCTAGTAGGCAATGGGGTGGATTGTCTCGTTCTGACCAAAGTAGATGACTCTGCCATTGGCCAGCCGACGAGCAGTACGAGAGGATTGTTTCACGTAGTCGTTGCCGTTATAACGGAACAAGCGTCCTACTGCTAGTTCATTGAAAAGTCTGCTATACATTCGTGCTCCTTTGTTTCAGTCCCTATAGTGTAGCATCGCTCAAGAGACCTGTCAACCTCTAGGGTTATTGGAACCGTTGTAAAATAACACGGGCCTCGTCCACTTCCATATATTGATCCAAGGCCGTAGCAGTCAGCAGTTCGTAGACAGTACGAGCGTCCCGTCCATAAAGTTCTAGCACGGCTTCTACGTCACGCTGGGTATCACACCGATTCCACATGAATTCTGCTATAATCTTTTGGTTCTTTGTGAGTCCTTCTATCTTAACCATTAGATAACTCCCTGTTGTAACAGTATGGCCGTAGCCAGCGCGGCCGTCATAATGCCAATCAATACAATCAAGTCTTTCATTTCAGCCCCGCTATTTCAAACCATTCGTTATAGGAGAGGTAGAAGTCTGTACGTGGGTCGTAGTATTTTCCCGCCCGTGGGTCGTAGTAGAGTACTCGCCCGTTGAAGTTGAAAGGTCCCTCCAAACCCTGGCGCGGCTCATAGCCCTTAAGAAGATCTTCTGTCTTGCCCAATACCTTGTAGCCCATCTTGCACTCCTTGTTGTCATCATAGTCGTATTATATGTTCGTTCAAAAGACCTGTCAACCTATAGGGTTATTGTTGTTTTCTTGCTAGAGCCAACTTCCAGGGAGAACGTAGGATCCACGCTGGCCCCGTACCCGCACATCAATCTGTCTCACTGCTCGTTTCAGTCTCCGAGCCAGGTAGCGAGCACGACCCAGACTGGGCGTGGAGATGTAGTTGCTCCATCCACCGTCCGGGAAGGTATGGGGCTTGTTCAATGCTACATAATATAGCGTTTTAGGTCTAATAATCTTCACTGTGACTCCAGCAAGTGAGCATATCCGCCACTTCATTTGAGTATAGATAGCTCAGTGTCTTCCATACACTATCTATAACGTCGTTGAATTCTCTGAATTGGGTATAGAGGTTTTTGAAGTAGAACTCGTCACCTCTGGCCTCTGCATACAGTTCTGCTTGTTTAAGGTATTCCATTAGTCCTTCACATCCTTTAGAATTTGTTGGGATCCGTCGGGATCTGTCCTAATAATTCGCACAATGTCTGGGTGAGTCTGCAATCCACAGCGATAAGTAAAATCCCAACGTTGGTCATCTGTGTCAAAGGTCTTACTCCACTCGTGTTCATTGCGGAACTGCCATGAGAGTGTATATGAGTTCATAGGCTTCACCTGTAGGCGCTTTCTGCTTCGGGACGGTAGCAGTCGTCGTTGTCAATCCATTGAGTAGGGGCACGGAGTAGGATCTCCCGCAGTACAGCCTCCTGACGAGCACTCAGTTTGCCAAACTCGTCATAGAATTTGACCATCTGTGCGGCAAAGATGTGATCCCTTTTGTTCAGGCGGGGGAGTACCTCTACAGTTTCTGCGATGAGAAAGCCCTGTTCTACGTTCATAGTTGCTCCTTTGTGCTTCAGTTTCATAAGTATAGCACCATTCAATAGCCTAGTCAACTCAAGGGTCTTTAGTAGTCTGCTACAATGTCACCAAGGTTGTTGCGAAAAACATACACTGCTACCTGTGACTCCTCGCCATCTTCCCGATATTTACAACGATAGGCAAACTGCCCATCATCCGTAATGCCTACGAATTTGCTCGAGGTTAGACGGTCTTGGGGATAGTTTCGACGAAGGGCTGACTCCACAGCCGCCGTGTCCAACTTGGATAGAGTTTCAATTTCAAAAGCGTAGATCATTCTTTGTTCCTTATTCATCATGTTCACAGTCTAGCACCGTTCTGCGGCTCTGTCAAATCAGGCCCTTAAATAACCCTACTGCCATTGTGGCCAATGCCAGCACGTTAGTTGCCATCTGTGGCCGATTCGCAACACGCATGGACCAAGCAAGGAAAAACAAGGTGCCTACGGCAAAGGCTATAATGTTATAAACATCATGATGATATTGGCTACCCAACGTGTTCAGAACGTGGCCCGCCCCTATGAACAAGGCCCCGCTCCATTGTAAGGCTTCGTTTACCTTACTTGTCAACGTCTTCTTCCTCTGCTCTATGTTCCTCTTCCCATTCTGCCATCTGTTCGCTGATACCGTACTCGTCGTCCAGTTCAGGGCCAATAAGATCCCTTACCGTGTCTGAGGTTTCACCGCCATATTCATAGAAGTCGTCATCAAACTCATCTTCATTGCCCACTACCCGACCCACAAAGGCCATGCCAGGTTCGTAATAAGTAGCCTCCAGTTCAAAGCCCTGAGCGCACATCACACGATATACTTCAATGGGTGGGCTCCACGCAGTGTCAAAGTTGAAACCGTAGGCGTTATCTCCAAGGGCAGAGACTACACTGTTCTCTCCGCCAGCGTCCCATTTTGTACCCCATTGTTCGCAACAGAAACCATAGTCCCATTTGCCGTTGGGCAAGGGTACGAAGTGTTCAAAGAAGCCGCCACGCTCAAAGGCCGCTATGGCCGCGTTGAGTTTCTCAGTGTCTTTATGGCGAAGGGTAAGATTGTTTGAGCACCAGTTAGGCATTTCTATATTCCTTATTTGAGTAGACCAGATTCGATTTCTAAATGGGTTTTGTCAATGGATAGCAAAATTTCGTGCAATAGTTGATCTGAAACCTTAATCTCCAAGGCCTGGATCAACAAATCGCTATAGCCGTCTACGATAGCTTTCAATGCTTGGCTCATTTAGAACTCCAAGTAGGCGTGACCATCGTCGATGACATCAGTAAGATCACCGACAGCGATTTGGAAATCCTTCACAGCGTAGAACTCGTCTCTGGTATTGTCATAGAGGGTCACCGTGTCCAACAAGCGTGAAGGGTCTAAATTCTCTAATTCTTTCAACAATTCTGCGTAGGTCATTTAGAACTCCTTTACATCTACAATTTCAGTTTCCGCAATAGCACTATGCTCAAAGTGATAGTCCATCTCTTGTATCACTTCAGTAACATCTGCGTCCGCATCAATCCACATACGAACTAGGACATCTACTCTGCGTCGCACTTCACTCATATTAATCTCCACTGTCAATTTGATAACTGTCACCACATAGGTCACAGGTGTATTCTGTCAAACAACGGCCCACTGAGCGACTACGATAACGATGAACACAGGGTTCTCCGTTGGAGTTTAGGCGTACTCGTCCGGTAGGACGACCGTGCATATATTGGCCACCACAGTTGGTACAGGGAAAAGTGTCTGTCACTGGATCATAGCCCGCCACGAGATGGCGAGTATGATAATTACCATCCGCAGACATTCGCCCCGATCCCATACATACTGGACAAGTGCCCTCCATCATTCTACTCCCAAACGACGAAGGTCAATCACGCCATTCTCTGCCAACTCTACAATAGCATGGGCCAACTGTACAATGTCACGCAAGCCGCGCAATTCAAATTCGTTCATATCTTCAATCCAATCCGTGCCCTCTTCCACAAGACGATTCACTACGTCCTGGAGATCATTAGCAGTATTCTCGCACATACAGTAGGTCATATTAGCCATCTATCGCTCCTTGTTGTTTCATCATGTTCGTAGTATAGCACCGGTCCAAAGACCTGTCAACCTGTAGGGTTTTTGCTAGTCGTTGTAAAATTGCAACAGTTGGGCCTGCTCTGCCAACTGCTCCAAAGCCAACTCACGCAGCCTACGATTGATGTCGTCAAAGGGCACGCTGGGGTCCAGGTCAAAGCGGGCCATATCCATCTCAAAGGCCTCAATGTCTTCCTGTGTCATATAATCCGGATATCGCATCTTAGTCCCCCAAATCATAACGTTCTTCATAGAGGGCCTCCAGTTGGAGATCCTCCTTATACTGGTCTTCCTCTCTGTTAAGGCACACCAATTCAGCACCCGTCAGTTCACACATGGTAACTGCCATGTCGTAAGCATCTGCCTGGGTTTTGGCACGGATTGGCTGCTCAACAGTCAATTCGTTGTTGAACCGCAAGGTGGCCGTATAGTCATAAAATCTCATACTGAATCCTTATAAAGGTTTGCTCGTTGCCATACCCACAAGTCACCAATCTGATGGAATGCGGGTCCAATCAATTCGCCAGTGGACTTGACCATAGTCTGCCATCCACCTGCTACACTCAAGCATGAATACATTGTCTGCTCCTCAAATGACTTCAACAACATCTTGCTCTTCCACCAGCACTCTACTGGCGGGCTCTGTACGGAAACGGAGTAGAACGGGCTCGTCGAGTTCTACGGTATGCCCTCCCCTGCCGCCGTATTTGACACGACTCTCGACCACTATACCCGCGAGTTCTTGCCCCATATAGTTGACTCTAACTTTATGACCCTCTTTATTCCACATTGTCGGCTCCTTTGTGCTCCAGTTTCATAAGTATACTACCAGTCCAAAGACCTGTCAACCTGTAGGGTTATCCCTGCCAAGCCCGCTCCTGGCACTGGCGCCAAGTCCGCTCAGTCCATTCTTTGAACTGCTGGTCTGTTAGGGGTGTGGCCATTGCGGGATCTCCATCTATAAAATCCTTATGAACTATAAAAGACCCTGCTCCGTGTGCCGTAGGAGCCAGTTCGATCATGTCACCCAGGGTGCTGATCACAAAGTATTCAACATCTTTATACAAGGCCTTTGCCATCTTATTCGTCCTCTTCTACGAACTCATTGAGGAAAATGTCACCCATGTCGTAGTCCTGACGCTCCTGCTCCAGCACCTCAGCAAAGGCCGTGTCCACCCAGTCCATAGGAACATGGTACTTGACTGCTATCTGCTCCAGCGTGAGTTCTGCACGGTAGATCTCGTTCTGTAGTTCTACCATTACGTCTTTCAATCTTGCCATTTCGTGCTCCGTTGTGTTTCAGTTTCTATAGTGTAGCATCGGTCTAAAGACCTGTCAATCTGTAGGGTCTTTAGCAGTACTGGTCATTCAACGTGGGCCGTTGTTCTTTTACAACGGTTCTCTCCAGGGCGTATGCTTCAGCTCTGCCCCGTACTATAGCAAGAACCCTATGCTCCCACGTGACTTCGAGCCCTTCTGCTCTCATATATTCGTAGAGACGCCACGCTCTGTCTTCGTTGCGAGCACGACTAAGATGCTTTCTCCAACGCTCTTTGAGGCTTTTGAGCACGGTGCTCTGCGTCTTGCGGGTCAGCCCAATATAGTTTTCACCCGAGGCGCTAACGGCTTCATAGATGATGAAGTTTGAGTCTTTGCGAGCAGTGCGTTTCGTCTTTTCCATGCTCTTATTGTAGCGCCATTCAAGAGACCTGTCAAACGGTGTGGGTATTGGATTGGGGTTTGAATTCTGCTGTTCGTGTTGTATTCCAACAACACCCGGGCCGCACTCGACCGTTGCGATATCGCAACACCCTGTCCGTTATAATCTATATAACCTATAACATTATTGATTACATAAAATATAACCTATAACATTATAAATTATATGACCTATAACATTATAATTTATATAACCTATAACATTACAAATAACATAATTTATACTGTTATAATCTTACATACATTATAGATTATAAAGGTTAAATTGAGTTGGAGTTGCCCCAGTATATCAAACAATGCTATGCCGTTGCGTGAATTTCCAGGGCTGAGGCGCCTCCTGGATAGGGTACAAGCCTATCGCGGAGTATTTATTCGGTTAAGGTCTAAGGTGCTGTCAGTATTAAGTAGCAGACTAGGAGAAATAATCCTACCAAAACCAAGTTAAATTCTAAACTATGCTTGTCGTCGTTCATAATACCATTCCTACAACGATTAGGGCCAAACAGAATCCTATTATCATGCTATGCTTTACAATATCTAATAAATCATTATTCATAAATCTATCCTTTGTTCTAATCAATTTTAGTATAGTTTATGTCTGTGTGGGAATGTCGTAAATAATTATTGAGCGGGGTTAACGGTGCATATAAGGATCCTGACCACTAGAGTTTTCACCGGTTGCTCTAGTGTTCATTGAAGGGTAAATTATTCCGCTGATTAATTTGGTTTGGTTTGATCGTGAAACGGGGGTTCATTCTTAGGATCATTTAGATCTTTCAATTTACGGAGATCTTGCAATTTACGCCCTAAGATCTCATCATCCATTTTGGTTCCACTCAACTTCATTGTGTTAACAACCAAATAGACAACGCCTACCAATACGATCAATCCAAATATAACATCTGGGCTCATAGCAAGTTCCTCCAATAACCATATGGCTTATCATGGTGAATGGCCGTGCGAGCTGGTTCATCAGCATCCAAATAAGCACATAGAACTGTGACAATGACAGCCAAGAAACCTATCAAGGATAAAAATATAAAAGGTAACCAAAAAATTTCCATGCCAGACTCCTAAGGTTAATATTCACAGCTAGACCATTGCGTGTGTAAAAGTCTAGTGTATATACTCACAGCTAGACCTTAGTGTGTAAGTATGCCATAAGCAGCTATGGCACTGACAATAATATAACCTAAAGTACCTGTAGTGTATAATAATATTATCAATAGAGCATAACAGCTTAATTGATAAGTGTACCAGTATTTAGGCATCTAAGTATTTATGGCCAAAGGTAACTAGTTTAGGAACAAGGTTGTTCAATATATATTGTTTATATCCTTTGGCTTCTGCTAATCGATCAAATACTGTGGGATCAATATGCAAATCTTTAATTAGTTCTATGGCCAAAGGCTTGCAAGGCCATTTAAGTCTATGTACTACCCTATCGTATTGAGCATTGATTTTATCTACTGATTTATGATAGTTATGATATTCCCAATGCTTATACCATAATTGTTTCAGTGCATAGAAGCCGAGGTTCAAGCTCTGTAGGTGTATGTTACCTATGACATCTATATTTTTTATCCTACTGGCCCTAGAAGGCAATCTACGTTGTGTATGATATTGAGCTCGATCTAGATTTAATGCAACATCTTTTGGTCTAGCAGTCATACAAAGATAATTGGATTTATAAGCTGGATCAGTCCGTCTATGAGTCCAAGAGCCAGCTAGGTTATAACAGTATACTCTATATTCTACATCGTTTTTTTGATTAAACACTAGATCTCTATGATCCCAAAAATTAGCAGTGAGTAATTCATCGCTGTCTATGCTCAATACATAGTCTGCATCCATGCTTTGATTCAGCATGTCCTGTCTGTTAGCAGCTTCATTGAATTCTTTTCTATCACTGGTTATTACTCTAGCTCTAGATCCTAAAACTGCGTATATTATACCTTCTGTATTATCTGTGCTTGAATCGTTGTAAAATATATAATTTCTTATGGGGTAGGTTTTCCAAATAGGCAGTACGTGTTCTAATAGTATAGCTTCATTCTTTACCATACAGTGTAGATCTATGATCATTTACCAAATCCAACTAACTTTCTAAGATCACCTGCTAGGCCTTTAAGATCCATACCTGTGCCACTGCCTAATCCCTGCCATGGATTATCTTCCTTTTCTGGTTCCTGTGATGATGCTTGACCAGGATCCTGACCTGTAGGAGTAGTTGCTGGTCCTGTGGTTGGAGTACCCTTAGGTGCCTTGGCAACAAATTGCCAATGTACAGGATCTCTAGCACCATGTACTAATTGCCATCCCTGTTGTTGTAACCAATTTCTCTGTGGTTGAGTTAGGTTCTGTGGACTTATGTCCATGCTGAACAAATGAAAGTATTTGGCATCAGGATATCTACTTGGATCTATAGGCATGAATATTCCTCGTTCACCTCGTTGTCCACGTTGAAATAAGTCCTGTTGTTTAGCACGATCTCTATGTTCGCTATTAGTCTTAATATCTACACCAAATTGTTGTTTGAAAGCCTGTTTAGTTTGTTGTATAATTTGTTGGCTCTGAGCCAGTTCAGCATCTCCACCCTGTGTATTTTCTTTAAGGATAAATTCTCTTACTCTCATCTTATATTTATAAACTTAATGATGGGTGTTAAATTTACTCTCTAGAGTTAATCTCATTTGTTCTAACTCATAATCATTTTGTATGATTATACGTTCATCCAAATCCTCTTCATCTTCATAGACAGCTTCTGGTACACGTAAGAATTGATATATGTCACGCCATGTGGTAGTGACACCCTGCTGATAGCATAGTTCTATGACTTGGAATATGTGCCAAGCAGCCAAACGTTCGTATCTCTTTTTCTTGTCCACATGGTATTTAGCAGTTATTGTCTTACAATGAAGAACTTTTCTAATTGTTGCATGGCTTCTGGAGTAAGTTGTGTAATACTAGCATGTTCAGGACTATCTCTATGATGTATTAGATATTTCATTAGATCATCTTCATGTAGACGGAATGTACCATATCCCCCTCTACCATCTTCACGTGGTTTATCCAACACGTGAAATATACTTGTATGATTTCCCTTGTGCCAAAATAGCCAACTACGAGCAGCATTTTTGAAATCTATACCTTCCATAGTAGTAGGATCAGGTAATTGTCGAATATGACTGCCCTTACTCCACCAAATATTACCACAATAGTTCCAATATGGTTCCAAGTTCATAAAGGCACTTTCTGTATCTATTGGCTGTGTTCTTAATCTATTAACACGACTACGCCATTCATCAATGCAGAGGTATTCCAAAGCATAACGCCAACTATTTACGGCACGTAGGTTACGTGGTAAGGTAAGTCCATGTATACGATTTTCACCACTGTGTATAGCGATACCCTTGGTATGTAGGAATAATATTAAATCTTCTGGCCTAGTTTCTGCATGAATATATTTTAATGTTCTACATTCACGCTGAGCACCAGGATCATCTGGCCTAGACTCTAATATACGCCAATTCTTATCATATCTATGCACTATCTCTTCTACTTCTTTATGATAAGGTCCATGTATAAGACAATTAAGTTCTGCGTATCTGTGTATACCACTGACATAGATTCTTCTCATTTGTTGATCTACAAAACTCAGTCCTAATATTTTATGACTACTGGTATAGATGTGATAGTATAGTTTAATCATAGTGCCGCAAAATCATCTTCATAAGGATTAACGCCTGGGCTATAACCTGGCTCTCGTAGATCAGGAGTAATATGCCATGGCCAAGCTCTAGCATTCATATGATACCCCTGTGCGCTGAACAAGTATTGTTCGTATCTAATACGTTCTGGTGTGCATTCTTGTATGTGCATATTAGGATAGGGTAATACTAAAAAGTCAAATGGATGTTTGAGCTTGCGTATATGATCTCCAGTAGCCCACCAAAAGTTGCCCATATAGTGAGGAAATGGATCATCCAAATAATAACAGCCTATGGTATCAAAACGATCTAATTCTTTGACACGCTGGGTCCATACATCTAGTAGAGTAGTTTCCATGACCAAGCGCCAACTGTGTATGGCTTTAACATTACGGGGTCCGAACCTATAACTGTCGTCCCCCCAATTTCTAAATCCACTGAGAAAACTAATACCTTTAGTGTGCATATAGAAAATGCGATCACCAGGTTCAGCATCCTTCCATAAGTGCTTTAATGTGCGTCCTTCAAATTCTCCACCTGGATCGTTTTCTTCCCATTCTAATACTTTGAGCCAATCTCTGTGCTTATTGACAAGGTCTAGAGCAGGGAAAACATTATAACCACTGATAGTACAGTAGCATTCTACATTACCTGCAATATTTTTCCATTGTAATCTTTTTAATTGATCATCTATTAAGAACTGATTCATTACAACATCAGCACTGGTATAGATATGATAGTATAGTTTATTTGCCATATTGTATGTATCTTAATCTACAGGAGGAGGGTCTTCGTTATGGCGTATTTGTTTTTTAAGATAATATTTCTGCTTGATAACATAAGGAGTAATATCATCTTCATAAAGCCAAAAACTACGACATAAGTGAAATTCATCATCTTTAGGAATATCTAGTATATTGAATAGACAACTATAATAACTACCGTCCTGACGGCTGAATATCCACTGTTCATGACGCATACGACTTATGGTCATGGGATTGGTATCTATGCTATCTTCTTGTTGTCTAGCCTCATAGTCATGTCCTGGCCAACTTATAGGTTCGGCCTGTTTTCTAACATGACTACCAGTAGCCCACCAAAAGTTACCGCCATACATATAAAAGGGCCAAAATAATAGTATGATGCCCACAGTTTGATAGGCCTTGCCTAGTCCACTAATTTGCCATCGCCAATCATCTATACAAAAATATTCCATGCCTTGACGCCAGCCATTCACTGCTCTAAGGTTGCGTGGACTAACATAATTGTTTACCTTGTTTTCTGCTGTAACATAACTGATACCTTTGGTGTGCATATACATTATCTTATCATCTGGTTTGGCATCACGCCATAGATGCTTTAATGTACGTCCTTCAAACTCTGATTCCTTATCATCTAAACTGGTTTCTAATATACGAAACTTTCCATGCATCTTAACCAGTTCTGCTATATCCTCAGCATAAGGTCCTACTATCACACAGTTGAGTTCATCTGCACGATCGAACAATCCACTGCGTTTGAGTCTGCGTATTTGGTTATCCACCATTAGCATACCAACTCTATGATTTTGGCTTGTATAGATATGATAGTATACTTTAATCATAGTCCTAATTCATCTTCATACGGAGTAAATTCACTAGTGTATCCATCTTGATTTTTGTTTTTGGGGATTGGTTTTAGATCCATATGAGCTCCAGGATTTAGTAATATCCATTGTTCGTATCTCATACGTTCTGGAGCTGTTTCTGCAAATTGCATACCTGGATATGATTTCACTGGAAAGGTCAAAGGATCTGGTAATGATCGAATATAACTACCTTGAGCCCACCACATATTACCCATATAGTGAGGCCATGGATCTGTACGTAGAAAACAGCCTTGTGTGTGCCAGTACTTAGCGGCTAATCTCTGTTGCCATTGATCTATACAATAGTGTTCCATAGTGTCACGCCAACCATTTATGGATTTGAAATTTCTAACACTGAGTTGGCCGTTTAATGTTCTATCTCCTAAAAGATAGCTAATACCTTTGGTATGAATATAGATTATTTGATCATCCTCTGTGGTAAGATCATAGATTTGTTTCAGTGTACGTCCTTCGTACAAGGGATCTACTGGGGATTCGTCATAATCTAATATTCTGAATCGTCTACTACGATCCACCAAGTACCAAACAGCATTGGCTGCAGGGCCTGTGATCACTGCAAAACAACTGGCTTCATCAATTAGTTCACTATATTGTAGTCGTTTGATCTGTTCGTCTACAAAGAATAAACTGCCATATTGATCATCGGTTGTGTAGATATGATAGAATAGTTTTAACATAAAATGAAAGGGGCCGGAGCCCCTATGGTCTCTAACTTAGTTATCTATATTAGAGGGTGATACCCATTGATTTTGCCTTGTAGCCTAATGCTACGATTTCACGGCTGGGCTTGCCAATTGCATACTCAGTAACATCACTGCCCTTACGAGTATTTGCATATACAGCATAACCATTTTGACGGATACGGCTGACTTCAGCACGAAGGTTCTTTACGTTGAAGCGTTGCTCTGCTTCGGTTTGTGTAAGGCTATTACCTGCGTAAAGGAATTTGAATACTGAATAGGTTTTGGTTTCAGGGTTAAAAAGTTTCATAAAATCTCCTAGTAAGTACACCAAGTATACTGTATTAGGTTATATACATCAACCATATTGGTAAGATTAGTTATTGTATAATACCCATATCTTTGGCCTGTTCCTTGGTAAGAGCACCTTTGAACACACGGTCAGGAAATCTTTTCTCAATACGATCTATTAGTTCAGTAGGTGTAACTGCCTGTGCTAAAAAATCTCCATTGTCTGCGAAAGCATAGTATATATCACCGTGCTTTTCAATCTTCATAGGTTCTTCTTGGCCTGTGGGTTTGGCTTCATCCTTCTTAATATTGTTTAATACTCTGGTCATACCATCAGGATCCTCGACCATCTGTTTGACCCAAAAGTTCATGCCTCGGAAGAACCCAGCCACCAAGCCCACAGCTAGACCAATTAGGAAGGCTAACAACATAGCTTCAATCATTTGGCAAACCCCACTGTTTCTCTTTCAATGTCATCATGATCAAATTGTGCCCAATATATTTCAAATGCCGTTGTATCTGATAGAGCCTCAAACTGATGATACTCTCCAGGAGCCACTTTGGTATATTGCCCTTCTCCTAATATAGTTTCATCTACTAGGTCATAATTGTTTTTCCATACACGAACGGATAAACAGCCTCTTTCCACATAGAAACCATTCCATTTGTGTTTGTGTTTGTGTTTACTACATACTCCACCTTTCTTTATTTCAATACGATGAAACTCTAATACACCATTGGCTTCTAACATTTCTGTCTTGCCCCATACTTTACCTGCTATCATTTGATCTTTACTCCATATCTACGGGTTAGTTCTTCTCTAACCGCCTTAATGGCCCGGTCCCATCCTTCATCCTCACCTGCCCATTTGAGTTTGCCTAGTTCATTGTATAGGTCACTGACTATGGTACTGGCTAACTCTGTGGGATAAGCATCTCCAGGATAGGTTAAATCAATACGCCTGCTGGCATTTTGTACCAATATTCTTAAATGGCTATTCATTTCATTGACTGTGTAAGTATGGCCAAAGCCTCTGGGCTAAGATATAACTTGGCCGCAGGTTCTACGTGTATGGGATTATTCACATCACGATAGCTGGCATTGACAGGTCTAGAACCAATACTATTCACAGCAGTATCTTCTACGACCCATTGATCCCAACGATGTAATTGGCTGGGGTATAGTGCGCTGATAGGTTGAAATCGCATTAAAAGTCCTTTTCCACAATCCAACTACGATAACGGAACTCACCGCCATATAACTTTATACTACGATCAATCATCTCCTGTGGATAGCCTTCCTTCAACAACCAAGCAAAAAAATCTGTGCCATCACGATCTGGATCGTATTCTTTGGGGAAGTCATACTTCCAACCATTTAAGGGATCTACCATAATCTTCATAATATTTTCCTATGTTTCTGTTCAAATCGACGAGCCTGCGCCCGCCATTTTGCTTGTATGGGTTTGGCTGCGTGACTACTCCTATAGTGTAGCACACTCCACACCTTAAGTAAATAGTTTTTTAATGTCCAATTCTTACGAGATGTATATCTAATCATTTAAATTTGGCGACATCTAAATGAAATTGATTTCTCATATAGAGTTCCCATTGTTTTCTATCCTTTTCTTTAAAACCGTTAGCTTCAACATATGTTTGGTCCCAAGGTGCCTTGCGCCTAACATAATGCAAATGTTCAATAATGACATTTGGGTTATAAACAATACTACCTAAGGCCCTGCCCAATTCTAACCAAAAATTATCCATCCATAAATGCACTAGAGTTGGCGGACCCATGTAACCAACTCTTCTAACTATTTCACTATTAAATATTACGGCAGTTGGTAATCTCTTACCTTTGATTAGATCATTACCGTAGGCAATACCAAAGGGTAAATGTTTGATAGAATCAATCAACAATTCATCCCAACCGTCTGTCCTAGGTCTATGATCATCCCCCATAAATCCTAAATACTCGTATTCATTGCAATACTTATTGGCCAGTAGATTCGTAGTACCTACTAATCGTAGTCTAGGGTTGACTTCATATAATACGTTAGGAAGTCTTTCATAGTTATGAGCATCGTCATCATCCAACCCTATGAGTAATTCAGACACACGACTCTTTTCAAAAAAGTTCTGTGCATAGGCCTTATGATTTTCATTACGCCATCTGCTAGGGATAATAGTTAATAGTTTTTTCATAATATTATTTATAAAATAGTTTTTTTAATGTCCAATTCTTGCGAGATGTATATCTAATCATTTAAATTTGGCCAGCTCTTGAGGAAAGGTATGTTTCATATATTTTTTAAAACTTTTCAAATCCTGTTTTTGTAGAGCATATGCATCTTCATAGGTTTGATCCATTGGTGCTTTACGTCTTAATGGATGCATATGTTCGATAACAATATGAGGGTTCCAAGTTAATGTACCAAGAGCATTACCTAAGTTTTTCCAAAAGGTATCAATGCACAAGTGTATTTGAGTAGGAGGACCAATATAACCCAATATCTTTACAATTTCGCTTTTTAGGATCACAGCAGTCGGCATCATAACGCCTTTTACCTTGTCCTCACCATAGGCTATACCAAATCGCTTGTCTTTAATACTTTCAATTAGTAGTTCGTCCCAAGCATCTGTTCTGGGTCTATGATCATCACCCATAAAGCCAAAGTATTCATACTGATCTACATACATATTGGCCAATTTATTTGTTGTACCTATCACTCTCATCCTAGGATTGACTTCATACATTACATTAGGTTGTCGTTCATAATTGGCTTGATCATCGTCATCCAACCCAATCAATAATTCACTAACACGACTTTTTTCTTGAAAGTTTTTTATAAATTCTATATGTTGTAGATTTCTGCCTCTACTGGGCACGATTGTTAGTAGTTTTTTCATAATAACTATTTATTTTGTTTCTACTTCACTGCCTTTGATAGTCTTGATCAGTTGATGATTGCGATGGCTCTGTTCTTTCTTCACTCTACGATCATTGTGAGCATTACCGAATAACATTGAGTCATACCTACGTGCCCACTCAATGCCTTTGATCCAATTTTCCAAAGCATCCAAGGTGCCAACAAACAGTTCAGCATCTCTGCTATATACAGGCAGACTATCTTGATCCCGAGGCTTGACAGCAACTATATCACCAAATTGGTTCATATAATCACTTCGACTATGGCACATCATAAGGCCCAATTCACGGCACTGTTCTTCTAGGCTATGGATTCGTCTAACCAAGTTGTATCCACTCATTTGACTACTCCTTGAATTTTGTTGGCTACACGAGCCGCCACTTGTTTAATGGCACGAGCGGCTGCTTCACGGCTATTAATGTAAGCATAGTCATCGCTCAAGGTATTGAATCCGTGAAACAGAGTCCAATCGCTATCTATGCTGTCTCTGCTCTCTACACGAATATCGTAGGCATTGTTAAAGGGATCACCGTCGTGTACAATACGGACCAAACCGTAGTCACTTACAATACGCATCATCAACTCCTAGTTAGTTACTATACTAGTATTATACTAGGAGTCTTTGTTGTTGTCAATCTTATAATGTTGTTCTTTATGCACAGCCAAAACTTTCATATTTTTAGTCTTTGAGTTGATCATTCCTTACTCCAGTTGTATTCTGGATAGCATTGGCGAGGTGCGATCTTTTTATCTATGGTGATAACCCAAATGTATTCACAAATGCGTTTCATTACCTGTAGGTTATTATCCTGCTTGCGTTCGATTTTCTTATCCATAGCAGCCTGTTCTTCTATCTGTTTGGCTAGGCGCTTGAGTTCTTGTTCTTGACGCTGTTGTTCCAATTTCAATTCTTCAAAGTCTTTCGGTGCTACTGCTGGAGGTGATACCACTTCTATTTTAGGTTCTGGTTTAGGTTGTCTATCATATATGAGATATCCAATAGTCATAATGGTACCAACCACATAGATTAATCTGGTCAGGGCCAGTGCGTATTGTTTAGTTTGTTCCTTCATTATTCAATCCAAAATGTTTCTTTATAATACCATTACAACGACTAAAGAATCGTTGTTCAAACTCATATTCGATTTCTGTACCATACCAATCTGGTTCCAAGGCCAGTAGGCATTCTTCTATGACTAGTCTAACTAATCGTTCAGCATCCCGTATTTTGCCGTCAGATTCGTAGTTTACCACACCTGACTCTAGTATAAGTTCTTTAATTCTTGGATTCATCGGTCCTCTCCAGCCATTTATTTTCTTCACCTTGATCATAGAGTATAATGCCTTCAAGTTCAGCCTTTTTATAACAGGATTCACAGACACTGGAATAGGACACACAGCGTTGATTGAGACGGCTATATCCCGCCAAGGCAACGGTTTTAAGATCATCTATATTTTCAACTTCGTGTCCGCAGGTGGCTCTGATAAAACCCATTATTCATCATTCCCACATAGTTTGGGATAAAAAAATTCATTACAAACATTGGTCACAGCGTGATGTTCGTTTCTAATTGAATACAAACCAAATCCAATTAAAATGGGTATGACAAATACTACAAAAAAGGCTACGAAATATTTAAGTTTCATTCTTCAACTCCGAAATGTTTTTTCAATTTATGACCCAAACTGTTCATGGGGTGGTTGGGTGGCGCAATTTGATTATCCAATACATCAGCACATTTCCTCACAAGCAACTCGGCAAACTTTCCCACAGTGTATTCCCACTTATACCTTTCTTTGCCTAAACCATACACATCTAAATGGGATTCTCTAACTAGTTCTCGGATTCGTTCGTTCATACAGGTGCTCCTAAATAATATCTACCAATAAATGTTAATACAACAAAACAGGCAAACCAAAGAGCAGCCACAGTCAAATACCTTTCAAACCTAAACTTGATAGCATAGAACGGAATCCGGCTGAATGTATATACATCCTGTATCCACAACTGATCATTGGCAATATAATTCGGTAATGGTTCTCTATAGTTGCTGCCAATCTTTACTCTACGACCAAGGGGCACTGCTACGGGTACAATCTCACCATCTCTAACATAATAGGCCACGATTAACTCCAAGTTTGATTTCAGTATATATAATTATACTAGAAGTCTGATGGGTTGTCAAGATATTTGTTTAAGATATATTCGCTGAATGTGATTTCAAACAACATACCCACTCTGCGATCTCTTATATAAACAAAGCAGGCATTCTCATACATATGGCCTTCAATCACAGTCCAATCTCTATATTGACGACCGTGATTAACCAACCAAGCAGCTATATCACTGGTATGCATCTCATCCACGTGATACCAAATAAAATTGCTTAGGTATTCTTTAAGATATCTTGGGGTGTGGTCGCTTTGCCCCATTTCAAGCACCAAAATGTATAGTTCTTATCTGCCAGTTTGGCGTAGACGTTATAAGCATAGCCCATTGAGTAATGGTCAATGAACTGTTGATATGTAGGAGGTTCTTCAGCGTGTTCCATTACCCACTTACCTGCTTCACTATTTTGCCAATCTAACAATGGTCCAGCAGCATAGATTTCAGGATCTTCAACATCCCCCATCTTAAACTTATGTACACATACATTATACACTTTGATGGGTAATCCTGTTTTTTTATCCAAATGTACTAGCCAAGGTGGCTCTTTATCATATTCATACAGGGTGGTGTTGGACACGGTTTTTCTCTCCTATAATCTTATCTAATCACAGTGGGTTATTCATGTATGTATTATACTGAATAAACTAGGATATGTCAAGGAATTTTTTATTTTGCGAATCCGTCTTAGTTTAGGAATTTTGAAGCGAAACCACTTGTTAAATCAACTGTTTTTTCTCGTCCTTGTATATAATCTATAAATTTAGTTGCTAGAACCTTGTGGTTAATCTCTGACAAATGGTTTGCTCTAATATCCGTATGTTGATCTAATCTTTTTGTGTATTCATCCTTACTAATTTCATAGATAGTACCATTGGCAACATTTAGAGATTTGGGAAAATTGTAAGGACTATGTAGAAAATTTTGGATAAAAATTGGAGCTTTTTCGAAATTTTTAGTTAATTGATCTACATAATTAAAAAAAATTTTTTCCGTTATATGTTCTACATGTAAAGGTTTTTCAACCCACCATTCGTCAAAAAATTTTGCATCCAATATTCTTAAAGCATGAGGGTAGGCTTGCCAAGGGTTATCTTTTACAAACCAGGTTCGTTTTCTATCTGTTATAAAAAAAATGAGAAGATGATTTGGCTCTATATGTTCTACTGTTTCTAAAAATGTGTGAACACAATACTCAAAAGAGCTTCCGTCAGCCCCTAAAGATTCAACTGGAATCTGCAAGGATTCAGTAATTATACTATGATAGGTAACTAACTTTACGTAGAACTTATCGAACACAGCAAAACTATCTCCAAAAACCCATACTTTTTCAATCATTTTAATTCGTCCTTACTTTGATATAGGTTTTTAACAAATCCTTTAGTTAAACTAAAGGATTTTCCTTCTAAATATGATACGATTTTATTGCCAAATAGTTGATGATTGGATTGAGATAAATTATTGGGCCTTTTTTGAGTGTTTAAAAAATAATTTTGATTTTTAAATTCACCACGACTAATTGCCTCCATGTCTCCTATAGATGAAAGAAATTCCATTTCACTACTATTAGGGAAAGATTTAATAATTAAAGGACAATGATAATAATCTTTCGTCAGTAATTTAATGTAATTAATAAAAAGTTTTTGACGGTCTTGTTTTATATGAATAGGCTGATAACGCTGAAAAAAATTTTCATAAAAATCCTTTTTCTTAGATCCAAAAGCTCGTAGAATAGTTTGTAAATCCGACTTATCTGGGAATGCAGAAAAAAACCATTCTCTCCTGATATCAGTTAAAAAAATTATTAATAGATCGTTGTCAGAGAAACTTCTAATATTTTCGACTACTGTATGAAAACAATATTCTTGAGAAGTGAATTCTTTGGCAAAATTAAAAATAGGGACACCAAGCAGTTTTAACAGAACGTCGTGATAAGTTTCAAGGTCAGATTCTTTGGCACCATATTCATCCCCAAAAATCCAGATTCTTCCTAAGTTACTCACATTAATTCCTAAAAATTTATTTATCTGCCCATTTTAGACAATAGTAGGTATAGTCTTTTTCTTTGAGGAAAGCGGATTTGGCATATCTATAACCAAAGATATTATGGTCTATCATCTGATGGTAGATGGGCTGTTTATAACTGTGGCTCTCTATCATATTCATACAGGGTGGTGTTGGACACTGTTTTTCTCTCCTATAATCTTATCTAATATATCGTAGTTAGCCTCTGCTCGTTGAATAGCTTCATAGGCCTTTTGTAGAGCAGGATTATTCTTAATACGTTGTTCTCTCATTCTTTCTTTAAACATTTGAGCCTGTGCCCATTCTATAGCAGAAATAGCGTCTGAGCTGAGTTCTATAGTAGGATCACTCATTGTTATATGTCGCCAAACTGCCCCATCATTCACTTCAAAACAATTTGAATTACTGTTCCATCGCACCATACCAGCACCATTACTACCTGGACTTATATGTGGATAGGAATTATAATTATTAATAACATTGATTCCTTTACCTGCATTTACCTGTTTAATCATTGTAATTCACCTATTAAATCGCTGTATTTTAACATGAACAAAATGTGTTTTTTAGGATCTTTGATATTATATGCTGGACGTATCAGTCCATTTGGCTCGAACAATATTTCTATGCCATAGGTATCTAAAGCATATTCAGCAAAGTTAGTATCCATTTGTATGCTTAAAGGGTTTGATTTTTTATAATCTGAATATACTTTTAGCAGTACAAAAAAGTATCTATAATGCTGCTTCATGTAAATCTTATACGCATCTCAGTGAGTTTAACTGGTTTGATATAGCCAAACAATTCAAAATCAAATAGAGTTTTTTCACCTGGTTTAAATTTATATTCTATATCTTTAACATTCTTTAAACACCATGATCCATATGTACTTTCTAAAAAGCTCTTTAAATATTCTTCTGCAAAGTAATTTGGATCTTGTGTTTCAATAGGTACACGGGCTAAAACAATCCAGTCGTAGCATTCGCTATCTATGAACTTGTACATGGCAGTAATGCCTTCTGCTAATTTAATTTCTTGTGTTGACATATCTAGTTAGGCTCATTACTGCATGAAACTCTGGAGTCATATGTTGTGGTGGAGTCACAGTTTCCACACGCCACGGTTGTAGACCTAATTGATTTAACATATTAATTGTGTACATAAAACTTTTGTCAGTAAAATACCAAGCATGAATATCAGCAAACTTACGTTGACGTTCGTCCCTTGCACTATCTAACTTATGTCTAATGTTAGTAGCATGATTAATGTTAATATCTATAGTTCTAGGATCTTCCCCATGAATACCATGCCAATGTTCATATATATTGTTGTGTGTGGCAAATACTGTGTGTCGTAAATAACTACCTAAGCTATGACTTTTACGCTGTTCGAGGTATGCTTCAATCATATCAGTATACTCACTGGTGTGTTGATAATAATCAAAACAATAACGCTTGTCTGGAACTGTTAAAAAGTATTTGGTATGCATACCTTGTGCTAATCCAGCCATCTCGTTTAAGTGATATATGATATCAGGGTGATGTTCTATATTATGAGCACTATAGATGTAGTCAAATTTAAGGTCTGTCTTAAAGGTAGGGCGTTGTTCTGGGTCAACTATAATATCAATATGATCTGGCATTTCACCTACATTAGTATAACGATCTTTATCTGCACGGATTTGGTCTATGGTAAACAGGTCCATATAGCGTACATTAGGAAACTGACTTTTCTTCAACGTAGGATTATTATATGGGCCTATTTCCAAGGTAAGAGCCGATTTTGGTATCATAGATACAAAATCATTTCTAGTTAATACTTCAGGTAGTTGTACTACATTTGGCATTACCAATACCCCACAGCACGCCCAAATCCAAATACATGAATACAGGCAAAATAACAGGTTAATAAAAAAGGCCAAGCTAACTGTCTACGCCAGTAGGCTAATATACTGAATACAGCGCCTACAAAACTAACAGGGTATATGTATTCCATTGGAGGATGATAGGCCATCCAAGCAATGGCAAATGTAGTACTGACTACGCAGATACTGGCCATCATCTCTAAATAGAAGGCCCTACGATCAGTAGTATAACTATGGTGCCAAAAGGCTTTGACTTTGTTTAACATCTAGTATATATCAACTATGATCCAGGTGCTGGGTATATTTTAGTTTTAATAATGTGACTAAGTCTTCTCTAACTTCTAATCTACGACGATAGATAATATATTCATTGTCTAAATATTCTTGCCAGGCTGTACCTTCTTTATCCTTATAAGTACTCCTAAAATCATCTATGGCTTCCTTATTAAAGGCCACTAGATAAAAGCCATTGTCTAACTTGTTCAGCACATTCACCGGAGGATCCTTTGCTACCTTGGGCATACCAAATGTAGCAACACCCATTGCTCGTTTACTCTTAAATCCAGCCATATCACCACCTCAATGTAAAATATGTACAGTCACGCCCTCTTCGAAATAAAAACCTATTAACTTGAAAGTCCCAATCCTCACCGCACTTGCCAATCTTTTGATCACACCAGTCAAACATATCATATAGGTCATCACAGCGTTTACAGTAGGTTTTAAGAGTATATGTCCATCCAGGATGTATCTCCAAATAACCTAAATCATTTACAGCCATTTCAGTGTGAACCATGTTGCCCACTTCTCCTCATAAAAACTGAACACCGCGTGTCTTGGTTCACTGTGACTATTCATAAAATCATAGATGGCAGGCATAAACCTAAAATCAAAATCCTTGCCCTGTACCAAGCCTTGACTTTTTAATTCACGAACCATATCAATCAGTTGTCCAGTGTGTTCGTTTGGCACTGTGACTTTTATCATCACGTATTTACTATCGTGCCAGTTCTAGTAGCATTTTATCTAGATATCATGTGTATTTGAGTTGAAACCAGTTATATTCTTTGCTAGACTTAAACAATAACTTACAACGATAGTCATCAACTATCCAACACCAGTTAGCACGTTCTTCACTAGGATAATAAAACCAAATAGCTAATTCACTGCTGGGACCAAATGTAGCGTAGCACCATCTACGAACTTCGTCAAACTTTAATCTATCTAATACACTAAATTCAACGTAAAAATCAAAATAATAATGACCTTTCATTCTACGATCCATCTTACCTTTTTTCATTATAGGTTCCTCTACTTTAACAAATAATTGATTGAATAATAATTTAGATACTTTATGTTTTCCTGAATGTCCAATATTCATATCCACCTCAATGCAAACCAATTGGCATCTCGTTCATTTTGAAAAGCAAACACACCCTCCCCCTCATAACTCCAAGTCCTCGGTTCAAATGTTTCTTCGCACCACCTAAACAAAGGTGTCCAGGCAGTATTCCCATCTGGTTGATAGGTACTTACCACATACCAACCTCTAAAATTGGTGGTCGTCACTTACGCCTTCCCAACGTAGTAGGAACAAGGTTTTTTGTTTTTGATTACGAAACCTAAAAGTGTCATAACTCATACGTCTACCACAGTTATTCTCCAAACACCACTCTTGTATAGGATGTACTATATAAGCATCTGGTGCTAATATCTTTGGGCCACTACCTGTATCCAACTCTGCCTTCAATACCAGTTCTAACTTACCCTGGGCTTCCCAAAAATATCTTGCCTTGGCGTTGAGTATGCTCAATAGGCCAGATATAATCTTTTTATTTTCATCAGAGTTCATATGATTCTCCAAAGCGTAGAGCAAACCAGTTTCTCTTTTTACTGCTAGTGAATATGAGATGGCAACGGCCCACTGCGACACCAGCGTCGAATTCTGCTCTCAACCAAGGTTGAACTTCTACCTTACCACCTTGCCATATGTTGGTATAATAGTAGTCACAGGCATTTTTATAATAAGGCAATAAGGGCAGTGTATTCATTCACTCCACCTTAAGATGAACAAGTCACGTTGAGTAGGCTTTTTGAAACTCCATAGTACATCAGTCATCTGCCGACCACAGTTATTCTCCGCACACCAGGCATTGATTTCTTCCACTTTATCTTGAGTAAGTGAATCACGTTCGAACACAACACCTGGTAGTCTAAATAGGCCTACTTCCACACTGCTCATTTTCATTTTGAAGCCACCCTTAATAAGTAAAAGTCCATGTCACGACTGGGTAGTAGCACACAATCTTTTGAGTACTTGTTCACCTCATCGGCCAACCACCTGCATTGTCTTATGTGTTGTAATCTCAACATTTTAGAATTTAATTTTATCACACGGCCAACATAGATAGTATTACTTTGGGAGAAGGCCACAAAGTCACCCACTTCTACCTTACGTCCTAGTAGGTCCTTATGTTCAACTTCAATCACATTCATGATAATTAGAAAATTTCTGTAAATTTGATTCCACTATTTTAGACATCAGTTTTTTTTCTGCTAGAATTACGCTAGCTGATTGAATAAATTCGTCTAACATAGATTGACTCCAAACGTTTTTTGAATTATTGGCCCAATGACAGCACAGTCGTACATTACCTCTTTCGTAACCTTCGTTACTATCTATTCGATCAATACTAATTACATAAGGATTTTTATCATAATCACCTATATTAGGACTCATAATCATGCCAGTGATACTACAACGGCCCTTTTGATCGAGGTACATTTCTGTTAAAAATCTTAAGGTTAGATCTTCACTCCTACGATCTTGGTAAGCTCGTGATTTGGCGCTATTATGCTTTTTAGCCAAACAATAAACAACTTCATACCAAGGAAATAATGTATTGCTTATATTTGTAAAGCTAGCACCTGTTCTATTATACTCATCAGGAACAAGATCCTGAAGAAAATCTCTACCATGTCCTAACATCCATTCTAAACCTTTTTCAGTTAGATTCCAATAATCATATCTTTTCTCGTGGACTTCGAATCCTAAACGTTCATCATCACCAAACATTTTACGCTTCCTTAACGTGTTTGCAAGTGGACCTAAATTCAAAACCAGGACAAGTACAGGCCCACTTACCACTTGTCTTGGTTAATACATATTCATTACCCTTACTACCTTTGACCACTTTGGTCTCTGGTACAGGAAGTTTAAGTAGATGACTAAAGTCAATACGATTACCCACGATCATACTCCTATCAATAACACGAATGGGAAAGTCTTTTAGGCCCGTAGTAAGGCACAGATATGCGTTGCTGTCAACGTGCTTGAGAGTAGTTTCCTCACCTTCATATTCTACGAATTCTGGTATGGCAAAGAAATAGCGATCTCGCTTAGGATATTTTGAATTGCGTACGGTGATTTTCATCGTTGTTCAAATGGCCATTTAGGTTTACAATGTTGTGGAATACCCCAAACACAATTTTGATCAATGTCAATACACTGCTCGCATTTGGCCTTACGTTGAAAAGCCGCATAAGGAGGATTAGGGATCATATATGGCTTTTCACCTCTACATAGTTGTACATCATAGGATCTTGTACCTGGACATAATGGAGGTTTGAGTTCTACATTGGCACAACCTGCCAATGTAGATATCAGTAAAAGAGCTGCTAGTTTTGGCATAAGTCACCTATAGTTTCAATATAAGCATTATACTAGGACTAGCACATGATGTCAAGCTCCAGCGTTGTAGTTCAAATACATTTCACAGAATTCACTGTAGTGTACAATGATTTTTTTATCCACATCCAAACTGGATTTAAGAAACTCTACTATGTTCTTATCGCTTTCAATATACACATCAATATCATGTTCTTCAATCATACGTAGCTTATACTGTTGATTATCTTCTTTTTCAGAATCTCGTTGATGAAGAATTAATTTGGGTTGATTTGTAAAATATTTAAGTAGCCAACTTTTGGTTATACTTTCATATTCTGCTGGTCTACCAGTTAATAGGATCCATTCACCTACTGGTTTGAACACGGGTTGCATGTACATGGTCAAATTCAAATAGGCTTCGTGATCACCTAAGTCTGGAATTTGGTCACAGTCTGGAATGAATACGCCATCCAAATCAAATGCTGTTAAATTGCTGCCTTTACTCATCTCTAAATCTTACTCCATAGTCTTTGCTTATTTTTTTACTGCCCCAAAAAGGTTCCTCGGCAAAATAAGGAAGCCTAGTACCTTGTATTAATTCGTTTCTCACATGTTCGGGAGTATTCCAATCTGTATATAATACTGCCCAAACAAATAGAGTTTGTGGATAATCTCGTGCCATCATCTGTTTACACTTAAGATAGCTACCACCAGTTACCGTGTTGTCATCCACAAAGGCCACACGTTCTGGATTCATATTTGGCATATACAATTTATCCTTATCTGGATAATATATACCTATATCACGTATAGCCAACACTTGGCTAACCCAAGTGGCATAGATTAATCCAGTACGGGCCACTCCAACAACGACTGTAGGATTAAAATGTCCAATGGCTTTAACAATGCGACCGAAATACTCCTCACCTTCAGCGTCGGTCATACGCCTTGGCGGTTCAGGAAAGTCTTTATATTTGTCCATGCTGTAAATACTACTATATATTAAAGTATATGTCAACACCAAGGAGGTGTAGAATGCGTATTTTGGTCACCGGACATTTAGGCTTTATAGGCCGTAATATGTGTGCCTTTCTACACAAGCAGGAGGGTGTCATAGTAGATGGATATGATTGGGACCCAAAAAATAAACCTATTGTCAAAGAATATGATTGGGTCATACACTTAGGTGCCATAACAGATACGCACACACTAGATACTGAAACAGTACTCAAACAAAACTATGACTTCAGTTGTTGGCTCTACGAAGAATGTCAACATAACGGAGTAAATCTACAATATGCCAGCACACATAAGGTATATGGTAATACCAATAACTTTGAAGAAGGTGCTGCCTGTGTGCCACAAGGGCCATATGCTTGGAGCAAATACTTATTTGATCGTTATGCTTTTAAATATAGGCATAGTAGTTTTGTACAGGGTTTTAGGTATTTCACTGTATACGGTAAATGGCAACACTTAAAAAGCGACCCTAATGCTCTACACAAATGGCGTCAACAGGCTAAGAAAGAGGGCAAGATCACAGTATGGCGGGGTGCCGACAAGATCAAAAGAGATTGGGTATGGGTAGGTGATGTAGTTAAACTACATTGGGACTTTATCAATACAGTAAAGGGCAGCGGTATATGGAATGTGGGCACAGGATTGAATCATAGTTATATGGACATAGCGGAATATATAGCAGAACAAGAGGGTGCTAGAATAGAATATAACGATGTAGATGCTGAATTACGCCCATTTTATAGAGATAACGCACAGGCTGATATAAGACATCTTAAAGAAACCATAGGAAAACGTAGTTGGCTTAATGTATATGAATGGTTAGACTACGATAAATAATTGCATGAAGATTCATGAAATTATCTTAGAATCAGGCAAGGCCAGTAGAGAACTATGCAAGAGTACAAAACCAGATAGTGAGTTGGGTGCCAGCCAATTGAGTAGCTGTAAGAGTCAAGGCTTTCGTTCTAGAGACACTGAAAAGAAATTTACCATAAACAAAAAGCGTCAAAAGATCAAAGGCAAAAAAGTCAAAGGTGGCAATTACGGAGGCCCATTACCAGTATGGAAAGGTAATGGCTAATGCGTCTTAAAGAATTTGATATTAGCGTACCCAGAGGTAGTCGTGGACCAGAATGGGCAGACTTACAAAAAGCACTATCTGCACTCGGATACAAACTTAATCAATTTGGTATTGACGGTATTGCTAATACAGAAATTAAAAAAGTAATTGCTCAATTTGAGAAAGATCATAAGTTAACTATCAATGGTAGTCCTGATACAGAAATGATCAACATTATCAACAGTATGTTGAAGGATAAGGGCATAAACTTACCACAGAGCACACAGGCTGATGTTAAACCTAATAACGGCGTTATGAATGTCAAACATGTTCCTAGTGCAGGTAAGACCACAGCCGTTGCCAAATATGCCACTAGATATTTTATTAACAAAGGCTATACTCCTGCTCAAGCGGCAGGTATAGTAGGTAATCTCAAGGCTGAAAGTGGAGTACATCTTAATCATAGAGCTGTAGGTGATAGTGGTAAAGCCTACGGAATAGCTCAATGGCATCTACCTAGACAAGCAAACTTTAGACGTATCTTTAAGAAAGATATCAGACAAAGTACATTAGATGAGCAATTAGCATTTATTCATTGGGAATTACAAAATACAGAACGTAGAGCAGGACAGATGCTAAGTACAGCAAGGACACCAGAAGAAGCAGCTATGATTTTTGACAAATACTATGAAAGAAGCAGTGGAGAACATACTGGTCGTCGTATAGCTTATGCAAAGGCAGCAACTCCAAAATACACATGATGAATTTTACAGGAAAATTACTTATTGCCCCACCAAAAATGAAAACGGGTTTTTGGTACAAAAGTGTTATTTTTATCACAGAGGATCATATAAATGGTAGTATGGGACTGATACTTAATAAACGCAGCAGTGTTACTATTTCAGACTTTACTGAACAAATTGGTGAAAGACTCAACATACCAGGATTTATATATGTAGGTGGCCCAGTAAATATAAAGGCATTAACCATGCTGCATAGTAGTGAATGGCAAGGCAGTAATACCATGCAGGTCAATAACGAGTTCTGTCTAAGCAGTAGTGATGACCTATTGCCAAGGTTAGGCGATGGCGATGCCCCTAAACATTTTAGATTATTTTTAGGATTATGTGGATGGAATCCTGATCAACTACAAGATGAGTATGATGGCACACCACCAAGAGATCGTAATGCAAGTTGGCTAATAGCCAGTGCTGATTATAATCTAGTATTCAATCATGACCTAAAGGATCAATGGCTTCAAAGTGTAGAAAAGAGCAGCAACGATTTTGTCCAATCAATCTTCTAATAATTTAGTTTTGGTAGTATAGTAGAACAGTCAAAAAATTTTTGAGTATGCAAAATGGACACACTAGTATTAAACGCAGATGGATTACCCTTAAACTATCTCCCACTCAGTACTATTAACTGGCAGGAGTCAATACGCTATATGGTACTAGATAAGGCCAGTGTGATTGAGTGGCATGACAACTGGATCGTACGCAGTGTGAATTGGAAAACTTTTGTACCCAGTATTATCATGTTGAGAGAATACATGAAACCCAAACAAACTGTTCGTTTCAGCAAGGGCAATGTATTCTTACGGGACAATTATGTTTGTCAATATTGTGGTAAAAGCCTACAGAAAAAGGATTGTACATTGGATCATGTACAGCCAGTGAGTCAAGGTGGACGTACTGTATTTGATAATACAGTCACAGCCTGTACGCCCTGTAATGCAGCTAAGGGTAGTGATACTAGGATGAAGCCAAAGATTAAGCCATACAAACCTGCTTACTTTGAGTTGGTAAATAAAAGAAGGAATATACCATTCAATGTTAGGCATCCAAATTGGCTGAATTACATCAACCAATAAGAATACAATGGAATTTTACAAATCATTGTAATTTTAATTGTGAGTACTGTCCAGACATATTAAAGTCGGGCAGTATCACTCTACCTGATCCTCAAATATTTGTAAGAGCCTTTGATACTATCTATACAAAATTTGACTCATTTGAAATGAGTCTATTGGGAGGTGAGCCTACAACCTATAAAGGTTTAGATTGGGCACTTAATAATATTACTAGAGATAAAAATAAAAAAATATCTATAGATACAAATGGTTCAAGAGAGATTTCATGGTGGAACAAATACGGAGAATTTTTTGATCTTGTTACTATAAGTTATCATCAACAAATTTTACAAAAAGAACACTTGTTTTTTGTACTTGAAACTTTAAAAGAAAAAAATGTTAAAACTTATATTAAATTGCCTATAACACCAAAATATTGGGACGATATTATTAAGGTTAAAAACCTTTTGGAAGATAAAGGTTATAATTGTGAAATACAATTACTTTACAAAAACTTTACCAAAGGTAATAATCAATATTATGAATATTCAGAACAACAATTAAATTTTTACTATAAAGATAAACACGTAGAAGATAATCAAATAGAACAACAAATTGAGCATATAAAGATACATAAGTTAAATGAATATCATGGTCATATGTGCTGGGCAGGCATAGACCAAATTGTTATAGATAAATTTGGTAATGTATATAGAGGATGGTGTAGTCAAGGAGGAGAGATTGGTAATGTTTTTGCTAATGATATTAATTGGCCTACAGATCCAATAATGTGTCAAAAATATTTATGTGCTAATGGATTTGATCTACAGGCTCGTAAAAGTAAAAATAGTTGGGGAAGATTATGAAAAGGTATCTTTGGATGGGATTGGGCTTTATGAGCCTAGGAGTAGCTTACTTGGGTGTTATCCTTCCAGGATTACCCTATAGTCCGTTTATTGTATTTGCTGCCTATTGCTTTGCCAAGAGTAGTCCACGCTTGTATAACTGGATAATGAATCATCGTATATTCGGTAAATTCTTAAACGATTGGAATACCAAACGTGTGTTCCCATTGAAACTTAAATTCTTCATGCTGGCTAGTATGAGTGTTAGCCTAATACTGATGTACACTGGTGGGGTACCTGCTCGTGGCATAATATATACTGCTATATTCATGTTATGTGTGGCCATATGGGCTTGGCGTTGGCCCAGTACACCAGAAGAGCATGATCGTCGCATAGCAGAAGGTAAGAAAGTGGGATGGTTCAATAACAATTTTTAATAAATATTATACTATGAAAACTATTATAACATTATTAACACTATTATTCATTAGCGTGGCCTATGCACAAAAACAACCACAGGGCGTTACATATGATGCACAAATCGTCAGAGTAAGCGATGGTGACACAGTAGTTATTGCTGCTCCATTCCTTCCATCACCATTAAAGCCAGAACTAGCAGTTCGTATTTACGGTGTGGATACGCCAGAGAAGAATTATCTCGCCAAATGTGAATCAGAAAAACAACGTGGACTAGCAGCCACAGAGTTCACTAAAAAGGCCGTGGCCAGTACACAAAAGCATCAGGTCATACTATATGGCTGGGACAAATACGGTGGCCGAGTATTAGGTGATATGATTCTAAACGGAGTTAGCCTACGAGCTGAACTTATCAAGAATGGGTTCGCCCGTGAATATTACGGAGAAGCCAAGACCAGCTGGTGTCAATGATGGAACAACTGCACAAGGCCGCCAAAGTAGCATTTGCCAGCACCTTTAGTTTTTATCTAAAGGCTCATAACTTTCATTGGAATGTAGAGGGCCCAGACTTTTTAGAATACCATGATTTGTTTGGTAAAATATACGAAGAAGTATATGCTAGTATAGATGACTTTGCTGAAAAAATACGTGCTATGGGAACTTATGTACCCGCCAGTCTAGCAAGATTTAATATGTTGACCACTATTGAAGATGAAACTAGCATACTACCTAAAGAACAAATGGTAGCAATGTTATTAGAAGATAATGAAAAATTAATTAAATTACTTAAAATGGTGTTTCAAACAAGCGAAAGCCATAACGAGTATGGCTTTAGTAATTTTATTGCTGAAAGGGTTGATGCACATAGCAAACATCGCTGGATGCTACGTGCAAGTCTTAGATCCGAATAAACACATCCTTCAATCCAATAATTAACTTCTCCATCATACCATCATCATGATATGGAGTTGGAGCAAAACGTAGTCTCTCTGTGCCTACTGCCACTGTAGGATAATTTATGGGCTGAACATATATGTTATGATCTTCCAATAGGGCATCGCTCATGGCCTTAGCACGAACAGCATTACCTACGAGTAAAGGCACAATATGTGTGCTAGTATTCATAAGTGGAAGATTATTTTGTTTTAATAATGTTTTTAGTCTATTGGCACGCTCCTGATGCTTTTCTCTTATTTCATTATGTTCTTTAAGATACTTAACTGCTGATAATGCACCAGCACAACTAACAGGACTCATTGATGTTGTAAAAATAAAGCCATGACTTATACTGCGTATAGCATCTACCACTTCTTGATCTGCTGCTATATATCCACCCTGTACACCATAGGCCTTGCCCAATGTACCATTTACAATGTCCACACGATGTTGTAGTTTAAGTTCTTCTAATTTACCTGCACCGCGTTCACCGTATAGGCCAACTGCATGTACTTCATCAATATAGGTAATGGCTTCATATTTGTCAGCAAGGTCACAAATTTCTACCATAGTGCTAACATCGCCATCCATACTATAAACGCTCTCAAACACTACGCAAGGAGTCTCTCCAGCATCTCTAACTGATTTTAATATGCTTTCAAGATTTTCCATATCATTATGAGTAAACACACTCTTTGGAGCCTTACTATGACTTATACCTACTATTAGACTATTGTGGTTTTTACTGTCGCTGACAAAGTGTATATTAGGTACAATTTTACTCAATGCTATAAGGCTCCATTCATTAGCCACATAAGCACTGCTGAATAATAAAGCACGATCCTTACGATGTAGGAATGCTAGTTCTGTTTCCAAAGCAACGTGATAAGTACTGGTCCCGCCGATGTTTCTAGTACCACCTGACCCTGAACCAGTTTGATCTAGTGCAGTGTGCATTGCGTCTATGACAACTTTGTGCTGACCCATTCCGAGGTAATCGTTAGAGCACCAGTTAACGATGTTCTTGATTGCGTATGGACCATACCAAATTGCGTTCGGAAAACTACCTTTTTCACGGACTATATTGTTGAACACACGATATTTGCCCGAATCTTTGAGATCGCCGATTAAGCGTTTGAAGTGAATTTTATCTATCATAGTATGAATATTTATCGATAAATATTCAAAACGGAGTAACTATGGCTCAAAACGGAATCAGCACACTACCCACTAAAGAACAGCGTCAAATCGCTAAGTTAAACTTGGCTGCTCAACGTAGAATCGCACAGGGCTATCCTAGAACCACGTATGATATCAATCTATTACCTACCAAATATGATGATAACAATATTGTAGATAATCCTAATATAGGTGGACTACAAGATGGTAGACCATGGATAGGAGATTAAAATGTCCAGTGATTATGAACACGATAGTAAAGATTATAGATTAAATGATCTTACTCAATCCATGCAATATAGAAATGATGGCAAACCTGAAATTAGAGTAAACAGTACTTTTGATGGAGATGTTGTAATAACAGGAAATGTCAATGTTCCAGGAACAGTCACAGTCAATTCAACACCCGAAGACCCGATTCACACTCATATTACAGAAATAGGAACCAGTGGTGTATTAAATGTACCGTATATGCCTGTAGGTGGTACAGTTACAGTAAATCAACCTTTAGCGGTAACAGACAATGGTAGTAGTCTTACTGTAGATGGTTCAGTATCAGTGTCCAACTTTCCTGCTAGTCAAGCAGTTACTGGTACATTTTGGCCAACAACACAGCCAGTAAGCGGTACAGTGAATATTGGTACAATACCAGAAGTTGAAATTAAAAATGATTTAGGAAATCCTATAGCAATAACAGGTACAGTCAATACTAGTATAACAGATGTAGTTAGTGTAATAGTTAATGAAGACGCCGGATTAAACTTTTCCTTTAATAATCACGCCGCCGCAGTGCATCGTGGATGGGTAATGGATGATACCATGAGACCAGTGGTCAGCGTTCGTGTTAAAGACACAGGCACTACCACAGCAGATATTATTAAAATCATAGAATACGAAATCGGCAATAACAACGCCAACCAAAGCACTATCATATATGAATGGTATGAAGGCCCGCTGACGATATCAGGAGCAGCCATACCTGCGTGGACCAATCTTGGTACAAAGATACAGTATAGAATCTATCAGGATCAATACTCCAGCAATCAAGGCAACACATTCACAGTACCAACAGGAACCCATATGCGACACAGTGGTATCATCATTGGTAAAAACTCCAGTGGCGATGAAGGACCAGCAAGTCTATACGGAGGAGCCACACCAAATATGCTGACACTATGTATGAAGCGTGTGGATAATGGCACTGAACTGGACGTATGGTTCGCCTTTACTATTAAAGAGTTATCTTAAAAATGACAAATTTTACTTTTATGGATTTACTAGATGGAGGGGAAATGAAACGCTTGTTTACTCCCTGCCATACATGTGGACACGCACATCATTGCAGCAAAGAAAAATGTCGCGATTGTGAATGTACTGTATGTGATTGTGATAATTGTAGAGCTCGTCGACATCAAGAGTATATTGAACAAAACAAACATAAAAGGTTCCTATGAAGTTTACCGAGCTTAAAGAAAAAAAGTCTAATATAGATAGTGCTACAAAAGAAATAATACAAAACTTTCTAAAGTTTGCCAGTCGTCGTATCGGATTAGATTCTTTACCTAATATCAAACTACACACAGATCCAAAACTGGCTGCTTCACGTCGTAGTTTTGGTGGATATATGGGCGGGCGTATTGAGCTCAATGTAGGCAATCGACACATAATGGATGTACTACGCACCTTAGCACACGAACTAGTACATTATAAACAAGACACCATGGGCGTACTCAGATCAGACAGTGGTGAAGATGGTAGCGAACATGAAAACGAAGCCAATGCCAAAGCAGCAGTTATAATGAGACTATGGGGTAAGATGAATCCAGAACTATTTCAACATGCTGCTCTACTAGCCGAATCAACTACAAAGAATATGATACATGACTTGGCAGATCGTAAAGGTATACCATGGGATGACGAACCCAGTTTCCTACGCATGACCAAACGACTAACAGGCAAAGAGCATTTAGACGATCTCGATCAAGAACAATTAGATAAAGTCTATACGCATATAAAAAATCTTAAAGAACCAGCGGAATAGCATAGAATAGTGAGATATATTGAAATTTATGAAGCCGTAAGTAGTCGTATATTTCACTATACGAGAGTTCATATTGCCTTAAAAATATTAACGAGTGGTGAGTTTGAACTGGCCAGCACTGTGGGTGACGATGCAGAATCACACTATGCCCCAAAAGGCTATCCCTATTTCCTCAGCACCACAAGAACAAGATTTGGTGGATACCATACTGGTGTAAGTGGTGACGCTGTGTTATTTGAATTAGATGGTGACTACTATAACAAAAGGTATCCAGGCGGGCCAGTCGATTACTATAAGCGAAGAAGCCCCGATGATCTACATGGTAGGGTCAGCGAAGCAGAAGATCGTATATTCAGTAAAGACAATACCATACCTGCTGCCATAGTCAGTATGGATGTATGGGTAGATGCTAAAGAAAAAATATTTCCCGAGATCAAGGCTAGGGCCAGAAAGTTATTATTAATGGGTAAGACACAGGGCATCCCTACTAGGTTTTTTACTGATGACAAGGCCTGGCGTCAAGGTAATGATAGGCTACAGGGCGATGTTAGTATTCTAGTTGGACAAGAAAGAACTGGAATAACCTATCCTGTAAAACGTGAGGATAGATCCTTACTGCCTTGGATTGAACTTATCAAGGCCAAAAACCAAAGCCAACTCAGCCCAGAAGCGGATAAGCTACGTTATAATGTGGCCTATAGAGATCCTTCACTCAATGCAGAAATATTAAGTGTGGATATGAGTAATTCAAGAAAGCCCAACAGCCAAGATCGTGGTGATGTAGTTAAGATCATTAACTATATGCAGGCCAATAGAATGAATACAGTGGTGGATTTAGTAAATAAATTGAAAGCCAAGTGGAGTCCCAAGCAATGAGATCGCGAGAGTTTATCACAGAGTTATTCAATACTGAACCATTAGAATTAGAGTGGGATGGCTATGGTGAAGAACAACAAGCCAAAGCTGTGCTACCTGCTCGTCCTGGACATCCAAGCGATGTTTTACGCATAAAATTTACTGAAGTAGGTGATGGTGTTGCTGAGGTTTTCTTCTCGCTAAATGATGATTTTAATCTAACTGGTAGAGGCAATGTCAGTGTAATATTTGCCACAGTGATCAATGCTATAACAGACTATGTTAGAGACATGGAAGATAATGTAGAAACTATTATATTCACAGCCAAAGAACCCAGTCGTGCTCGTATGTATGATACAATAAGTAAGCGTGTAGCAGCCAAGTTTGGATGGCATGTGGTTCCCTACGATGAGATGCAGAAGCGTTATATAGATTATCTTGATGCTCTTGATTTTAATTTTGTCATAGCCAAAGGTCCTGCTCCTAAACAATATAAAGATGTGAATAAACCACAACACAGTGCGTTCAAGCCTATACTTTATGTTTATCACATAGAAGATCCTAACTTGCCTAGTATAAAACTTCATGCTAAATCAGATGAAGAAGCATGGCAGTGGGTGGTTAATAATATCAGTAAGATCCAAGGATATCAGGATCAAGAAATAGATACTAAAAAGTTGAGAGCCACCACTATCAAGCCTGGTCTGCGTCAAATGTTAGACTTGACCAAACTAACTGAAGCTCATCCTAATCAACAGATTTCCAAATATAGGTATGATGGTCCTACTTATAGAGGAAAAAGAATGCCAACTCTAGAACCTGATCCAGTTGATAATGCTAGAAGATACACGAATCGTGATTCAGGATCTTATGAATTGAATACTGATCAAATTGATATAAAAAAACTACTACAGCATATAGACAATTTTTCCGATAGAGAAAAACTTCTAATAAAACTTAGATATTTTGATGATCTAACTCTTGATGAAATAGCTGCTGAGTTTGGTGTCAGTATAGACAGAGTACGTGCAATTGAAAACCAAATTTTCCGTAAACTTGCCTATAAATTACGAACCCAAGAACCTAAATTAACTGAAAACTTTGCCGATGGTCCGAACCCACAGGCCACTAATCAAGAGTCAGGTCCAGAATGGGAAAGCAAACTTATGGATGTTTGGTCTCCCAAGGCCTCAAGATATATGGCTCGAGTTGTAAAACAAGCCTTCAACAGTCTTTACCCTGATGTAAAATTAAAAGTTTGGGCGGAGGATGAAGGAGTATCAGCAACCACTGATCTAGCCAGTGCGAATGTCAAAGCCGATGTGTTTGGACAATATGGTAAAAAAGATTGGGAATGTAATTTCTTCTGCGGGCCTTTATTTTATCATGCTGATGGTCGTAAATATCTTGAACTAATGATTGAAGATGCCGCTAGCGGAAGTTATCCTGGTGTATGGAGGATAATACTTAGTGAATGGAAAAAATGGGCTGGTGGCC